GGGTGGGTCCGTATTTGTCCGGGGGGTGGGGGGCAATTTGTCCGGGGGGTACCCTTGACCTGGGGATTTCTATACAGGTAGTCAAGCTTTTCAAAAAGCTGCGAGAAGTCCCAATCAGTTGCGATGATACCCCCTCTCGCATCATACTTATTATTAGTTTGAAGCATCCTCTTTTCAATTAGGTTCGCCTTTGCCCTTCGGATAGTTTTTTCGTCACAGCTCATCTGCTCGGACAGATAAATGTTTGTCACACAGGGACGGTCGTCAACATGAAACATAAAGCTGGTTATTTGAACAATAATATTTAGTTCAACGCAGCTAATTCCAAGACTTGCTTGATGTTTTAATAATATAGATGGATTGCATGCAAATCCACCCATTTTAGAAAAAAGGGACGCGAGTGTCGTATTTTCGGACTTTACCAGCTTCATCATTTTTAATTCTCCATTCATTAGGGAATCCACGATACGTCTGGACCGGCCCAGTAGGGTACCTGATAACCAGATCCCGTCAAGCACGCATAAATTTCATCGATCTTCTGCACACTTACAGCACTAAGGCTGATACCAATTAGAGCCTTCTTCTCCACTTCGACCCTCGCACAACCCTTACATATTAATTTGGAATGCCATCCACCAGGACCAAATAAAATCATAGCCTGATTAGCAAGCGTCTTGAAGCATTGGCATGTGTAGTTACTGGTGGTGACGCTAGCACCAGCCTCAATAATTTCTCTATTTACGACTTCGACCGGTATTGTTAGGGAAGATGCGTGGACCAGGTTTGCATGTTTATTGCAACAGGACCCTATAGTGAACGTATCATTTCCAGCACTGACAATATCAAGTCCTCTTTTAGGCGGTCGGCGCTTAGTTGGCTTATCGTGCATACACCCTCAAATGTTTTCTTCACCTTCTCAACGTCATCAGACGTTGGGATAATCGCTGCATGTACCACTATTCTTGAGTTCGTTAACTTTCGTATGTTGGCTCTCAGGTCTTCTATTACGATCTTCGGATCAACGTCCTTACCATCTAGATTCGTGAAGTTTGGACACCCGTCACTTAGAATCAAAAGTGCCCTTTTCTTAAAAGGCCCGCTCTTGAACTGAGTCCCCACGTAATCCACCGCCGAATGAAGCGGCGTACTGTGGAAAGAAGTGTTGGCAGCAATTCCAGATTTGTATTTCTCTATTAAAAGCTCTCCGCTGTTTCCAGAAGTGAACCCCAGCACAGATATATCAACTCCAGATTCTTTTGCCGCTGTTAATATCTCTTGTGCAGCCGAGTATGCGGTCTTGAAGGGGGTACCTATCATACTCCTAGACTTGTCGAGAAGCACTACTAGCTCAAAGCCCGCCTTCTTTGTCTCGGACAGAAATGGACTTTCCTGGGTAAATCCAAGTCTATTGCCTATGACTCTCTGAATATCTACCGTGACTCCAGAGTCGTCATACCTTCGGTTGGCTTTCTGTTTAACTGACCGAAAAATTTGTACCAACCGAGGATCGGCTACAACCTCCTCCGGATCCCCCTCTGGATGCATTATTATGGTTTTATACCCAGTTAGGGCGGCGATTCCATTTTCCTTATTCGCTGACTCCAAGCTATCGAAGGCTTCATCGACCGATTCCTTGTAAGCCTCTTCGATTTCCTCGTTTACTTGCTCATCAAAAGCATGACTCTCCATTAGTTTGGAATCAGCAGAGTCAGCCGCCGAATCCATGCTTTTGGTAGGATATTCTAGATCATTATGTACTAAGTCCAGAACCTCAGACGCCAGCAGTTTCTGAACGTTTACATATACAGTGTTCTCGGCTATCCACTTGGATACGATTCGTTTAAATCGTCTAGTGGTTCCTAGAATGCTTCCGTGAGTAAACTCGTTGTCTGCATTCTCGTAGGCAGATATGACTTCATCACAGAAGACCTTATCGAGCACTACCGCCATGAGCCTATCCTGCACTCGTCCAGCACTACCTGGATATCTCAGGCCCCACTGGTGCAGCACTCTAGCGTCCTCGATAGATGCGATTAGCCTATAGAGGGCTACCGCAATTTGTTGATCCTTCAAGGGGATCTTCACAGTCTTGCTGGTCGATAGCTTCTTGGAAACAACTCCTACAATTTTATGCAGGAATACTAGGTCTGTCTTGAATACTAGATGAGCTAAAACATGATCCAGCCGATCAAACAGCTTCTCGGTGGAATACTTGCCATTTAATTCGTCTGACTTCAAATAAATCGAATAGAAGTCCGTGTAGAGGGGTCTTGAATTCAGAACCTCCTCATCGTCATCAGAACGCAAAGAAATTCCGATAGGCTTACCAATAGCCTCGGAATATAGATTTATGGTTTTGAATACAACTTCACCATAGCCAGTAGGCTTGATGAATTTTGTATTTCCCACTAAGCCCCCTTAAATCGCGCCGAACACCTAGTCATAAACAGGGTTCTATCGTTCTCCGATTCGAATTTTCCAGAAATCAAGCTGATTGACTCCTTGAGTCCAAGCATCGGGTAGATCTCTACCCACTGGCAAAGGTCTCTAGTGCTTAACTTATATTGGAGTGCATTGCCATTCCTAAGGTCGGATGAAACCACTAGAATTCCTTCAAGGAATGCCTTCTCAGCAGTCGGGTAAAGAGTCTTCAGAATGTGCATTTCTTCTTTATCAGAGGGATACGATACTTCCTTAAATAGGAAGCGGCTCTTAAAGTCTTCATTAAGGGAGTACACGCCACCATATGCAGAGCTATTCATGGTTCCAGTTACCCATAGCTTGCACCCCGGCTTCAGCTTAAAGATTCTCTTGCACTCAGGGACACTGATAGCCCTTCGGAAGTCACTAATTCCGTTGAGCATCTTCTGGATTTGAGGAGGTAGAGCATTCACTTCTTCCAAGCATAGGATCGCTGTTCCGGTTTCATTAGCTACCTCGATAGCGTTCGTCAGGTCCCCTAGGACGAATGGAGTCAGGTTTCCCTCAATGATGAAAGTTCCTGTGAGGGTGGACCGACGAGTATCTTCCGAGCACTCTGAGACAATCAAAGGTATCTTGTTATCCTTGGCAAAAGACTGAATCGAGAGCGTCTTGGAGACACCCTTTGGCCCATGAAGAATCAAGTTCTTCGGCACAGCCTCGGATAAAATTTTGCCAAACAGCTTATGGAGATCCCGCGTGTCTACAAACTTTGGTGTGTCGTGAACCAGAAAGGCTTCGCTAGGTAGTGCTCGCACTTCGACAGTCATTATGTCTCCTCAATCAAATCCTTTAACGCACCAAGTGGTTTTACTCGCAATGTCTTCTTTTCAACCCTAATGGCATCTACTTCTGCGCTGGTAAGCTTTCCAGTTTTTACTAGGAAGTCTATTTTGGAAGGGCTTGGAGTAGTCTTTACCGTTACATCCATACCAGATTCAATAGGAATTCCCTTTTCAATCAACAAGCTTCTGAACAACTCCGCATTAGGGGCGTTGTCTTTGGAGCTAGTCAGAGAAATATTTACTAAATTGGTCTGAACCTGACCACTTTTTACTTCATCAATGATCAGGTCACGAAGGGCTTCTTGGCGAGACTTCACCCTGGACTGTACACGAGACAGAGCCGCCCGTACAAGGCTTTTCTCAGCTAGGTCCATGTCATCTATAGGATAGGCAAATAAATAGTTACCAAATACATCCTCTAGATATGCAAGAAGCTCATCGGATTCCATTCTACTTGGCCTTCCGGGGGTCGATGATCTCGATTACCATTCTGCGGCCCCTCGCGGAGGCAATTTTTGAGAATAGCTCCCTAAGGGTCTTGAGCGTACTTCCCTGCTTGCCGAGAATCTTGGAAACATCGGATGGATCCGTCTTTATGGTGAGAAGGCTGGTTGGCGTATCAGCCCCGTTCTCGGTTACTTCGACATCATCTGGATTGTCTACTAGACCAATGCAGACCTCTTGAAGAAGTTCCTGTAGGGGCAGCGGCTCAATTGATTCACTTGATTTCTCGTTCATTTTTCTTTACTCCCAATTGCTTCAGTTTTAGTTTTACTTGTGTTGCCTTAGTTAGCATGTCGCAGAAAAAATTATGTGGACATTCTGCACAAGCGTTGTTAAGCATCTCTTGACACTTATTCACCTTTAAGATGATGAGTCTATCATTAAAGGTTTCTGTATCCTTGATGAACCCCTCGGCTTCTGCTTGAGCGATCAGAGCTTCAATTTGACTATTTACGCTCATATGGATATCCGTGATGGCCTGTCGGTATTAAGACGAAATCCTGACTACTAGTGACTGACATTGTAGATGAGCTAAATCCTTGAAACTGTGGGGCTTCGGTTAAAGTCATGGAGGGTGGGTAGACAGTTGTCTGTGTATTTATCATAGGATCTGGACTAGACACTTCATGTACTTTCCAGAACCCCGCTATGCGCTCAGTTTCTGATGGCGACACATATTTATGATCAGAGGGATTTTGTAGAATAAGACCCTTTGTATATGCCTCCTTCAGCTTCTTCTCGGCTTCAAGTCGGTCGTGAACCCTTAGTAGATTTAGATATCCCGCTAGATCAGCCAGAGTATCTTCGTCAGGGCCTTCGGTTCCTGATGTCTTGATTCGACTCAGCTTGTCATCAATTCGTACAAGAAGCTGCTCCCGAGTACTTGCTTTTGAAAAAATACGAATTGGTTCTAGGGCAGAATTTCCGTACTTTTTATTTTTAGCTAGAAGTAGTTCCTTAGTCTCATCACAAACTTTTACAATCATTTCCTGAACACCCATTGCGTTCTCCTTTTATCGTAAATTTCCCATGTATCATAAGCCACTAGACCTATTCAGGTCAAGCCTTGACATCAAAACTGGCGTACTTATATTACATGCAGAAGTTAAACAATCAACCGGAGCAACCCATGTTACCCATCCTACAAAATGAAGGATTTCTTTTTGATACTGTTTTTGATTACATCAGCGGCTTAAACGCAACCAGAGTGGGCGATAAAAGCCTAGAACTTGTAGTGCCAGGATATAAAATTGATAAAGTAGAACTAGATGGTAGGGTTCTACGGGTCGGAGGCAAGCTAGAATCCGCATTGAAGGATTCTGGTAGAAAGGCGACTTTTGAATGGTCTACTAAGCTATGGTTCACTCCGAACCCTGACGCGGTAACCGCTGAATCTGCAAGCGGAGTTTTACTAATTCATCTAGAGGGTTTCGAGACCCAAAAGAAGCCAAAACAAGTACAAGTAAAGATTAGCTAGTACGACGCCAGAGAGTTAAATCAAGTGTGTTAACGGTGTCCTTTAGGTCGGAGTAAGTCGGCCTAAAGGACTCGTTAGCTAGTCGCACCATCCAAGGTTCGTCTTTGATTGATGCAGACAACTGATATAATCGGTCACGTACTTTTCGGATAGTATCTTCAAGCTCTACTACTCTATCAATCGACTTTATGCAGTCCGAGCAGGACCAAAGCTTTACTACTCCAGTAGAGTAGACACACCCTTTTGACAAATCTTTGTCATTTTGACATACGTGGCAGATCATTTAGTTCCCTTGTAGTTTAGTTTTATGTAGCCCAACAGGGCCTCCTTCTCGTTCGGTACTTCACCGTCCACTACGGCTGCGGTAGCCATGGTCTTAATGGCTCCAATTTCTTTTCCAGTAACTCCGAATTCCGCAGAAATAGTGTGGCCGTCCAGCGCCAGCTTAGAAGTATTGAATCCAGAAACTTCCTTGAAGGATGCCAGTTTGGCACGGATTCCGTCCATTACCTCCCTAGCATGTTCCCCGTCCTTGTGAGCATAATAATCTGCTTCCCGAAGATCGACTGCTTCTCCGGTATACTCACCCAACCGAGCACTAAATCTACGCAGAGCCTTAGTACCAAAATCTTCACCGGGGCACAGATGCTCCGTTACCATGGTGGAAATTTTCTTGACGGTTTCCTCTGCGGCCTTCAGGCCGCGCAAAATTTCTGCGGCCATCTTCCCACCAACCTCGTCATGCTTGTAATAATGGTGAACCCCATCATCCCCGACGCTCATCGTCGCAGGCTTTGCAATATCGTGCAGCAACGCAGCTAGCCTGACATCGACCGAGAAGCCTCTCTCAACCGCGTAAGATACCGCCAGAAATACATGCTCATCCAGCGTCAGGTAGTGATGGGGATTAACTTGGTCATAGCGGACGCTCTTGGCAAATTCAGGGATGATTTCCTGAATCTTCCCAGAAACCACCATCATCCTCAGAGCGTACAGGATATCAGCCGACTCCTTAGCTGACAGCATCTTAATCAGTTCCGCATATACCCGTTCACGGGCTACAGACTCCAAGCTGACGCCGAACATGGCTACCACAGCCAGAGGGTCAATCCACATCCGCTTAGTTGCGGCGAATCTAAACGCCCTCAGAATTCGCAGAGGATCCTCTTCAAACCGGTCCTTGGCAACCCCTACAGTTCTCAGGCAGGAGTCCGCAATATCACTACGACCATTAAATGGATCGATGTACTTGCCTGTCAGCAGTTCACATGCAATCGCGTTGCATGTAAAGTCACGACGGGCCAAGTCTTCTTCGATTTTAATGGACGGGTCCGTTAGGATTTCAAAATCTTTATGACCAACCCCTGTGGATCTTTCGAATCTGGGCAAAGCAACGTCAACAATATCACCCTCAAACTCAGCTTTAATTATTCCAAATGACTGCCCCACGAGGTCGAACTTCCCCGGCAGAATCCTCATTACTTCCTTCATGGGGACACCACAAACTACGATGTCGAGATCGTCGGATTTAATTCCTAGAATACGGTCACGGACAGAACCGCCTACTTCATAGACGGTCCCACCCATTTCCGCGATTTCAATTGCAAACTTTAGTACGGCCTTGTTTTTGGTCACGTTTCTCTCCCATTCATTTTACTGATCACTAGGGTACAAAGCGTATCCAGAAACTCCATGTCAACGCTTGCCGGAAGCTTAGTCGTCTTCACAGCTTGTGTAACCTTATAGTCGAGATCATCCGCCAGCGCAATGATTTCCTCATACGAATAACGACCATTGCGGATCTCAAGAAGTTCCTTTGCATCTGGACGCTTTACTTGCAAAGTTCCTGTCTCTAGAATTTCGACACACATTTTCATGAGTCGAACTAGATGCATTGCGTGCTTGGTATCATACCCAGAGCGAGCTTCAAGCTCAGAACGAACCTTGTTTCGGTTCTTCTTCCAATCCTCATATGAGGCAAATTCCTTCAACGCAGCCTTGAAGGCTCGCTCTTTCCTGAGAATATCAATTAAGGAAGAGTCCATTCCAACGCACTTGGCGGCGGCTACCTCTAGATCCTGAGAAGCAGCCTCGCTCAATGCGGCGCGGAATTTTAACTTTACCGAGAGTCTATCTGCATCCGACAGGCTCTCTAGATCTGGGTCCCACTCCTTGATTTTATCTTCCACAAGCGCAAACATTGCGTCCCTTTGATCCTTAGGAATCAAGGGTACTTCGGCTAGGCCAAATTCAGCCCTAGTGGGATGACTTGTAGGTGGACTCTTCAGCCATTTATAGTGACCCTTAAGTCTTGCAAGCTGAGATCTAGCATAACCAGTAAAGGTGTGCTGGACTTTCTTGCTAAGAAATCGCTGTCGGTTATCTAAGATCAACATGAACGCTGGATGACAGTCTAAATAGTCCGACTTGTCTAGGAACATTAGCTCCAGAACGTTCGGGTTGGCACCGGAGGCCAGCCGGAAGTACTTCCTGATATCATACATAACAACATCATATGGCTTAGAGCACTGATAATCCTCAGTAACCCCGGCAAATGACAAATATCTACTTGTAGGTTGAACGAAAATGCCTCTAAAATCTTCATCAGAAGATTCGATGTTGGTCCCGTATGAGTGAGAGCCGCCTCTCCCAAGCGCAAGAACTCTCCCCGGACTTTTGATTTCATCTAGAATTTTAGAGGTCATTTTGTTGATCGCTTTCTTAAAGTGCGTGATGACTCAAATAGCAAGCACCAGCACCACAGTAATTAACCCTGCATGGTTTACCGATATTACTTACGGTTCTGCACTCTACCGCACATGGTTTTCCACAGACAGGACAAAACAGGGATCCGTGAGTTTTACAAAACCTATCAACGGCCTGTTCCTTGCATTTCCCGTCTACCTTAATAAACTCACATTCACTCATTGGTAGGGTTTTCCTTGCGGTAATCGAATTCCAACTTAGCCAGACGCGCAGCCTCACCACGGTCTAGGATCACCTGAACCGTAATCCCGATGTGCTCCCGGTTTCCAGTACCGCGATCTACCCACTTGAACTTCTTTCCTGAATACTTCTTCAGGTTTGCTAACTGCTCATCTGCCGACCAACGGTTGTCCCACTTGAACGACGTTCCGGCAGTATCACGATTGGTTTCGAAAAGCACAATAGTTTCACTCATTTTTCGCTCCTTGGTTAAGGTTTCCGTGAATCTACCCCAGCTTGACTCAGTAGTCAATGGATTTCTAATCCTGCTTGCGCTATACTGCCACTCATGAACAATAAAGAACAGATCTATGTGTCGTGCGACGTAGAGACCAACGGACCAATTCCCGGCGAGTTCTCGATGCTTTCCTTTGGTGCCGCAGCCTTTTCCGAATCTGGGCAGCTAGTAGGCACCTTTGAAAGAAACCTAGAGACTCTCCCCGGTGCTGGAGAAAATCCAGATACCATGGCTTGGTGGCAAACTCAAGCTAAGGCTTGGGAAGAATGTCGTAAGGACCCTCAGGACCCTAAGAAGGCTATGGAAGAATTTTCAAAATGGGTAAAGTCCTTCAATAAAACCCCTATCTTTGTAGCCTTCCCAGCAGGATTTGATTTTACATTCCTATACTGGTATTTAATTAAATTTACTGGTTACAGTCCCTTCTCCTTCTCGGCCCTAGACATTAAATCATACGCTGCCGCCAAACTTGGAGTAGACTATAAGTCTGTAAACAAGAAGCTTTTAAAAAAGCACTGGCCGGTAGTAACAGTACATTCCCATGTGGCCCTTGAGGACGCAATCGAGCAGGGTCAAATCGCGGTTCAGATGCTAGGATTAAAATAATGTTGTATAGTTAGGTTGCTAACCGCGCGATTATGCTATAATTTCAACTATTCTTAAGTTTGTTTCCCCTAAGGAGCTTAAACACATGTCCAAGAACCCCCAACAAATCCTGCAAGAGTCCCGCCGTCTAGCAGGTCTTTCTCCGATGTACGAGGCCGCTGGCGAGGCTTATGACTTTGCAAAGGTAGCTTCTAAGGAATATACCGGCGCACCCGTCCCCCAAAAGGATGGCGTTGAACTCAAGGCTGGTGGAGGCGAAACCTCTCCTTCTGCTGGTGGTTCTAAGGCTGGCCCAAAGCAAACCACCAAGACTGCCGCAGCCAAGCCCGCCGCAAAAGACGGCGTTGAACTTGATCAGGGTAATTTCTCCCCAGACGCCAAGGCTGTTAAGGCTGGCGGTGCAACTGGTGCAACTGCCGGTGCAATGGCGAACTCAGCCCCCGCAAAGCCTGCTGCAAAAGACGGCGTTGAACTTAAGGCTGGTGGTGACTCAAAGGTTGCCAAGGCTGGCGGCGCGGTTCCCGGTGACGCTAACCGTGAAGATGACGGTCTAGAGGCCGAACCCGATGCCAAGTCGGAAGATGTAGAAGTTCTATATCGTGAGGCTCGCAATGCTCGCATGTACGAACTTGTTCAAATGTTTTCAGCCTAATTAGAGGCTAACAGGGGAGACTCCGGTGGCTACCTCGGTGCAGAAGGCACATAATGCCTTGTTGTTAAAAGCACTGCTTGCTAGGGCCATGCGGAGTCTTTCTGTTTACATTGCGGACATTAAAGCATCCTTAGAATATCTCCAAGGGGACCTTGAGGACTCTCAACAGTCCGCAGTTGGCCCCCTCGTCAATTTTATAAAGTCTACAGAAGGATTCATCACTACTCTGGAAGAGAAATCAGGAAAAGAATTCCTAGACAGCAAACCCTCATTTGATCCTAAGAAGTCTAATGCTAGTCAATTACAAAGACGGGTCTCCAAGACACTTCGTAAACTATCAAGCTGGGCCAATAAGACAGCCGAAACCTTGAAAGCATACAGCCAAGTAAACCAAGGATTTAAATCTCTATCCAATGATGCCTACCAGACAGCAATGGCGTTTGACGACATGTTACTACCTGAATCTAAAGAAGAAGCTCAAGAGAATTTGCTTTTAGAAGAATACAGAAAGTTAGCGGGTCTATTATGCTAAAATCCATTACTTCCCTAGTTGTATTATTTAGCTTTACAGCCTGTGCAACAGCACAACCCCTTACAATAACTTTAATACCTAGATCAGATTGGGTGGAGGTAGCGAAACTACCTCCTACCCCAATGGAAGACGTTCTAGTCTCTCCCTCTAGCACTGCCGTAGGTTTATCGGCTGGAGAGAAGGCACCCTTTGGTGGTGTTCTACTTCCCGAAGACAAACTATCTAGATCTCTAGCATACAAGGCTAGATATGACGAGTTAAGAGTCAATTACACAGAAGATCGCAAAATATGGACCTCTCACCGTGAGCTATATGAGGATCAATTAAAAGCCTGTGAGAAGAAATTTAAAGAGCTACAGCCTGGATGGTTTGACCAACATAAGCTAGAATTAGGAATCCTAGGTGGAATCGTCCTAGGAATCGCAGCCACTGCTGCCGCAGCCAAGGTTACTAAATAAGGAGTCGAGAAATGACTAGAGCACTGAATGCATTAACCATCAACAGAATCGGTCAGGCTCTAGCCTTGTTCGAAGACCAGAATATTTCTCACAAGGTTCTACACAAGAACCCTGACGGCACTACCTCCAGAGAGGAAATTCACTATGCTCCAGCATCCGCCGAGGCCCCCAAGGAAGCTGCCAAGCCAGATGGTATTAACTCAGGCGCAAAGCCACCAAGTGAGACTCCTGCCACTGTTGAACCCAAGGCACCTAAGAAGAAGCGCAGTGGTATTCATCAAATTGCTCGTGCGATTGGTCAGGCCGCAGGAGCAGGTTTAGCTAAACACACTGTAGCTTGGGCAAAGCAAGGTGCCAATGAAAGAATGATCCGCAAGAAGCTCCGTGCGTCTGGTCGTTCCATGGACCCTAAAGACATCAAGGCTCACGCAAAGCAGATATCCCAGGATTGGGCCGCTGATATCGGTCATCACGGTGCGTCTAAGATCATGCACGCTCTTAACCCCGGTGCTGGTGGAGCCTTTAGATCTAGAAAAGCAAAGGAATCCTCTACTCCAGATGCAGGCCAAGTAGACTTTAATAAGCTTGGAAAGCCTGTCTCCGCAGCAGCTTCTGAGGCTCCCGCAGCCAAGGCTCCAAAGGCTCCAAAGGAACCCTCTGAACGCGCCGCCGCTTTTGCCGACAAGGTTAAGTCGGAAACCCCAGGTACAGCCGCAAAACCAAAGTTTACAGATCCTGAGATTCCAGCTAAGAAGCAAAAATTCACTGATCCCGAGGTTCCTGCAAAGAAACCGGTTAAAACTGCTACTTCTTCAGCAACCGCGACCCCTGCTCCAGCCGCTGCTACTTCTTCAGCAACTGCCGCCCCCGTCCCTTCGGATGCTCACGCAGCCGCCGCCGCCTCACATTCCGCTGCCGCTGATGCCCACACTGCTGCTGCCCACTCTGCCGCAGCAGCGGCCCCTGCTGCACCCACTGCTACACCAGAGAAACCAGTATATTCCACCAGCACCTCTACAGCACCAGCTTCTGTTAAATCTAAACTAGGCGCTTCTGCTTTGGGCGCAGTCAAAAAAGCTGGCTCTGCCATTGGGGCTACGGCAAGGAAGGCTGCTGGAGTAATTGGTTCCGGTGCTAAAGCGGCAGGAAATTTAGTTAAATCAGTAGGCGGCGATACTGCAAGCGCCTTTAAGTCTGTAGGAAAGGGAATTGCTAGCGGTGCTGCAAAAGTTGCCAGTGCCCCTGGTAAGGCGGTCTCAAAGATATCTGCTGCTAAGGATCGTTTAGGTACCAAGGTTGATGCTGGCGTTGAAAAAGTAGGTCAAAAAATAGACCGCGCAAAGGCGGGTGCAGGTGCGTTAGCTTCCAAGGCTAAAGCTGGTGTTGGAGCCTTTGCAGCCAAAAAGGTTGGTCAAGCAAAACAAGCCGCCTCCGATATGAGACAATCATTTGGTAATAAGGAAAAGGCCGGACCCCATCCCGCTGATATTGCAATAGCAAAGGCTAAATTTAGTAATGCGACTCAAGATCACGTTGCCTTTGGCGCTCCACACAGCCCACAAACGTCTAAGGCAATTTCCGCCCTAGCTAAGAGCAGCCCTGCTAAGGGAAATGCAGGTCTAGCTAAGAGGCGTCAAGCTGCGTTAGATCGTTCCAATACACCTCTACACATGAGGCGTGCTGGTGTTAATGGTGGAAGGGTCAACGGCGGTAAGTAGTTGACTTCTGATCTACTTCCGGTGTAAGCTTCTCACATGATTACTTACGACCAGCCTATACCTTAATGCAGAACCTGTGCCGCCCCTGCGGCACTACTGCATTACGCGCATGGATCTCCCTCTAGGGAATCAATATGCCCAACTTCTCCACGCCGCTGGAGAATCGTTCTACCTCTACAGACCAATAGATGAAGATATTTCAGGCACTTACGCAGTGTCCCTATGGGCACGCGATGAGTCCCATCTTGCCCAAATAGAGCAGGCATTACTCCAAAACAATATCAAACACGCTGCAATACGGGAACCTGATCTGGGTAACTCGCTTTGCGCTATTGGTATTTGTCCAACCAGAGATATCAAGCTTATCAAGAAACTTCTAAGGGGTCTCCCCTTAGCTGGCAGTCAAACCATGTCAAAAGGAGAACAAAATGGACTACAACGAACGTAAGAAGATCTGGGTAAATATTGATCAATTAAAACAAGAAATCCAGACTTACCACAAGATTTATGACAACTCCAAACCGGATCTTCAAAGTTGGACAGAGTACTGGAAATACTGGCACGATTTCCACGCTAAGTACAAATCCAACAACTTATCCACGGAAGGGTTCACGAAATCACTATCCTTGGAAACTCTATTATATGTGGCAGTTTCACACATGAGAGGTCACATACACATGCATAGAGTAGGGCCATTTACTAAAAAGGTAGAGGGAGAACTAGATTCACGCAACTACTACTTCGTGGTATCCTCGCTCGCAGATCAATTCAAGCTCTTTGAGCATCTTCTTAGAGCCTTAGGATTTACGGAGCCAAAAAGTGAAGGAAACCAAACTCAGCATCTTCCAGAACCCATGGTTGCAGCCGTTTGATGCTATATGTATTCCCACTAACGGAATTATAAGCTCTACCACTGGCAGGGCCATTATGGGTAAGGGTGTTGCTCTACAGGCTAAGAATCGTTGGCCTGAAATCGACCAAGAGCTTGCTAATGCTATTGAAAAATTTGGAAATGTGCCATGTTTTCTTGGTACCGTTGATCTAGGGGACCGGTTGAGTCCGGACCCCTACGGGATCGGGTATCAAGTGTGGTCGTTTCCCACGAAGAATCACTGGAGAGATCCTAGCTCACTAGACCTAATAGGTAAGTCCTGCAAGATTCTAGTTGAAAAAATAGACAAGTGGAATCAACAGAATCCCAAGGTCGGTATTACCAGCGTCGGAATGCCGAGACCAGGAGTGGGCCTCGGCGGACTTGATTGGCTTCAAGTCAGATATGTAATATCTAAGATTCTAGATGACAGATTTACTATCTGTACCCTCTAATCAAAAGGGAACTTCTTTTTCTGATATCCACCAAATCCCTTTGCGGCGAAGTCCTTCTCCTTATCGTCCTCGATCTTATCGTGGTGTTTCCTTAGGGCGTCCGGATCGTTATCTACATCATAATTTGCTTTTCTAGCGGCGTGTACTGCATCCTTGTACGCCTTAGTAGTCTTTGCTGGACTATTATTACCCTTTCCCGCACCCTTGGCGTCTTCCTTGCGCTTCTTCTCCTCTGCTTCCTTATCTTCATATTCCTTTGGGAAGTCAGTGACCTTTACAGAAGAAGGCTCTACCTTTGGCTTGTCTTTAACAAGGTCGTACTTATTTCCACCATACTTCTTCTCCAACTCGGCGTCCTTGGCGCTCTGTGCAGCCCCCGCCTTTCCCTTGAACTCTCCAGAATTAACTCTGGCGTGGGTCTTTTGACCTAACTTGGTTAACTTTGCCTTAACACTAGGGTTCTTAACATGCAGAACCGCCCCAAGAGCTTGTCTAGCTGCCTTCTTATGAGCCGCCTCTGCATCGTCTGGGTATGAATGTGCTACAGCCTTAGCCCATTTATGAGAACCTATAGCTTGTGCAATCGCCTCTCTTGGATTTTTAGGAGGCCCACCGTGTAGTGAGCGAACCTGTGCGGCCTTATCTTCCGCTGCACTCTCCTCCATGGCTTTCTCTAGCGCGCTAAATACTCCATGGACGTAACTTGCACATTCAAATAAGGTAGGCATCAGAGAGGCTCCAATTTTTAAATAAAAGGGTAAAAAGCTGAAATTTCAGAGAATTTATGCTATTGTAGCTCAACCAGTTTAAATTGCCCAGCCCGAGTGTATTTTAATGACCGATGATGACAAACCAAAGAAGTTCTTCCCCAGAGAACCCGGTTCAACTGGGGCCTTTCACCGCATAAAGTCCCTTCGTTGCTTCAAGGACATGAGGGAAAAACTTGTAGATGGTTGGTCCCTTGGGAAGGTTGCGGAGTTTATCCAAGAGGACAATGGAGAGTCTACAGATATTTCCAAAGAGTCTCTTATCGCTATTCTCCATAAATATAAAAAGACCATCCCGGCGGGAGAAATTGCCAGCAAAACACTACCCCCGGCAGTCGTGGATGCTATGAAGGAAGCCACAGAAGCCTTTGATGAGCTTCAAGCCTTGGAAGAACTTTTCAAGCTCCAGAGATCTAGAATCTCAATCGATAACACCATTGAAAAGAACATCAAAAAGCTTATGCCTACCCTGACTCAGGATATTAGGGTAGCTACCGAGATAGCCCTTGCAATCAGCAAACTCAAGAATGAAAAGGGTCTGACTCCGAGACATCTAGGAACCATTACCCATGATGTCCAAGGCGAGGTATCCCATACGGAAATTATAAATCCAATGGTTACCAAGGTTCTGGAGAACGCCCAATCCCGTCGTAAGGTACTTGGCGTAATGCAGAGACTCTTGGTTTCTGCCGAAAAACTGGGAGATACAGCAGCCGATACTATTATTGATATAACCCCCGCCACCCCTGCCGAACCAGACGATATCTCAGATATTGTTGATTCCATTGAGGTTCCTACTGAACCTGCAAAAGAGTAAAAGATGCCGATAAAGTACGAAAAGGGCAGGTATCGTAGTTTTCAATCCGAAGCTGAGGTTAGAAAACTGTTAAAAGACGATCTTGCCAGGTTAACACCAGACGAGCGAGCGGTTGTAGAGCAGATGATTGCTGAAATGCAGCAAAATCCTACCGGATTGAGTGAATCGCTTGGGAAACTAGCCTCATCCGAATACAAGTCTAACCCCGTTGATCTGAAGACTTTCATTTACGATGAAGAGTACCTAGGTGCTACCTGTGACGTTCTATACCCTAAACTGTTTACCTGCCTCAATGACGTATTCAATGGGGGCTACCAAGAAGCAATTTTTACCGGCAGCACCGGTTGGGGAAAAAGCTTCAGCGCCAGTATCGGTATTTGCTACCTGCTGTATCAGTTATCTCTTCTCAAGAACCCTCAACGTTCCTTCGGCCTAGGTGCAGGTTCTACTATCGACATCGTGGTTTTCTCGGTAACTGCCGAACTAGCTAGAAAGGTAGCCTTTGATAACGTTGTTTCTAAGATTCAAGCTAGCCCATATTTCAAGAAGAACTTCCCTTTCGATGAAACCAAGACCGAGTTAAGGTTCCCTAATAAGATTCAAGTATCTCCCAAGGCAACCACCGACAACTCAGCCCTAGGTCTAAACGTTATTGCTGCACTCATGGATGAGGTGGACTTCATGGGTCAAAAACGCTCCAAGAAGTCTGTATCCTTGGACGTAGACACTGCCGAATCCATCTACAATACCATCAAGCGTCGTATGAAGAACCGCTTCGCCAAGCAGGGAAAATTACCTGGAATCTTCTTTATCGTGTCTTCTAAGAACACTACGGACTCATTCACGGCAAGGCTCATCAAGAATTCCATGAGTGACTCTACCGTCTACTGTGCTGATTACGCCACCTGGGATGTAAAAGCAGAAAACAACTTCACAGGTGGGTGGTTTACCGTCCTAGTAGGTAATGAACAGATTGAATCCAAGATCCTAACTCCAGAGGAAACCGAAAAGTACAAAAAGGATCCTCCCGAGGGTTGCATCATTATTGATGTTCCCGAGGACTACCGGGTAGACTTCATCAAGGATCTCGATGGCTCCATCAGAGATACGGCAGGTATCGCTACGGTTTCTATCTCTCCATTTATCCAAAAAAGAGATTCTATCGCCTCAGCTACTTCAACCGCTCGTCAAATATACGGACCTGGGTTCATTCACCCCTTTACATCCATCGAACATGATTTTGGTAAAGGCGGGAAGATAATTTGGGATCGGATCTGCCAAGAGGTTCAAGAGAAGGACTTCCTAGGGAGATATAGCACCAGTTTCAAGCCCCTCCGAAACCCCTCTGCCTATCGCTTCGTACATATTGACCCCTCCCTTTCAGGAGACTCTACCGGTATTTGCATGGCTCATATCGCTAGCTATACCCAAGTAGTCCGGAGGTCTGGTGACGGTACCGAATATACCGAGCGTGCCCCTATTTACGTTATTGACTTCATGCTCCGCATCAACCCTCCTACGGGAGGGGAAATCGTTCTAGGGGATGTCCGTCAGTTCATTTATGATTTCTCAGCCCATGGATTTACTGTCGCCAGTATTACCTCTGATACTTATCAGTCCGCCGATACCATTCAGACCCTAGTTAGTCGCGGATATAATGCTACAACGGTATCCGTAGATAGGACCATGGAACCCTACAACGTTCTAAAGACAGCACTGTATGAAAATCGCATACTGATGTATGATTATGAACCCTTAAAGAGTGAATTGATTGCCCTTCAGAAAGATTTAATTAAAATGAAGGTGGACCACCCTCCGCGTGGCCGAAAAGACGTAGCGGATGCCGTTGCAGGCTGTCTATTCGCTCTTTCTCAAAATACTTCTGCTGATCCCCTGCCTATTATAAAAACCAACACAACTGTAAATACTTCAGGAAACTATTCAAGTGATCCAAGTACTGGACAGCAAGGCTGGCAAGATATCATGCCTTCATTTATAATGGGGGGTAATCCGTGGGGTTCTGGGGACGAGTAAATCTGTGGTAATATTGACACAAACATTTTTAAATTAAGGACAGCCAGTGGGATTTATAAATAGTGTTGCCGGTCCTCTGCGTAAAGTTTTTGCCACAGATCGCAACAAACAGAACGCCGAAATCGCCAAGGGCGCTATTTACGAGCCTAACCATCCAGGTGGGCTTATGGCCGCCTTTGATGGTAACGTTTATTCTGACTATCTAAGAGTAGACACAGATCTTCTAGCTAAATACATGGACTATCAAGGCATGGACGACTATGCCGAGCTATCCAGTGCTCTGGATGTGTATGCGGACGATGCCACTCAAATTGACCAGGAACAGAAGAAAATCCTATGGGTCTCTTCTAAGGATGACAACGCCAAGATCGTTCTAAACGACCTCTATCATAAGACTCTACGAGTAGATGAAGAAGCTTGGGAAGTTGCTAGAAACTGCTGCAAATATGGGAATGATTTTGAGGAGATCCTAGTAGCGGAGAATGGTGTTGTTGGACTCAACTTCCTACCTACGCAAACCGTTAGAAGAATAGAAGGCCCCCACGGGGATGTAATTGGCTTCCTACAGGACTTCACTGGAAAGACCGGGTATTCACCTGAGGAATTCAAGAAGCTCCTATCAGAGAGAATGCGTAAAAATCGGGGTGAACAAGCCACGATGGACCAATCCCTCGTGGCCTTAGAAGATTGGGAAGTTGCCCACTTTAGATTAAGGGGCAAGAACCGTTCCTCACCCTATGGTACCAGCGTTCTAGACAGTGCTCGTTTTATCTGGAAGCGCCTTATGCTTCTTGAAGATGCAGCGATGGTATTCAGAATCCAACGCGCTCCTGAAAGATACGCTTTCTATGTCGATGTTGGTGATATGCCTCCCAAGGAAGCCATCGCCCACTTGAATCAAGTTCGCGCAATGCATAAGAAACGCAAGATGATCGACCCTAGCACCGGAAAGTTAAATCTTCGCTGGGAAGCTATTTCCCCTGAAGAAGACATCTATATTCCAGTTAGAAAAGGAATTCAAGGTGCCCGTGTAGAAGTCCTACAAAGCCCAGCTTGGCAACAAACTGACGATCTTGAGTACTTCCTAGACAAGATGTTCGCGGCTGTAAAGGTTCCTAAGGCATACCTAGGTAAAGAAGGCGGCGTAGCCAAAGCCGTTCTATCAAGTGAAGACGTAAGATTTGCTAGAACCATCCTACGGGTCCAAAACGCCCTTAAGTCAGGATACAAGCAAGTCGGCAGGGTCCACTTGGCTGCGCTAGGTATCGACCCTAACGAAACCGACTTTGATCTAAACATGACGGTACCCTCCGCAATCTTTGAACTAGCTCAACTTGAGGTCAAGAATGCAAGGGCTGATTATTCTGCTAGAATGAAAGCAGATGTATCTCAATATTGGATTCTCTCCAAGATTCACGGCATGACTGACACGGAGATTGAAAACATCTTCATTCAGAAGAAAGAAGATTTTGATCGTGACTCGGCTATGCAGATGGAACAAATGCAGGCCCAGCAACAAGCTGCTACGGCAGGAATGCCTCCACAACCCGGTGCTCCCGGTGCTCCTGGGGCACCACAAGCCGCTCCTGCCGCTCCTCCTGGCATAATTAGTGGCCCGCAGGCTCTCGCAATGGCTAATCAATTAGCCCCAGCCCAAGAATGGCGTCAGAAGAAGTCCCTTAGACTTGGCCGTGGAATTACAGAACAAGAATTATTCAAAGGTAACAGAGAGCATGAAAAACGGGCCGAAGAATCCTTTGCCAAACTTTTGAAGTCAGATCTACAGATGCAACATCGGCTCACTGAAATGCAGAGCCTCCTTCATGAATTAAGAACCGCCTCTAGGAGATAACAAAATGGATTCAAAACTAATAGCCACCAACTCAATCTCCACTCTAGTGGAAGGTTCGTTCGAAGCGTTCTCCGAAGTAATTCGCCAGACGCTTATTCAGGAATCCCAGAGACTATTCGGAAACGAAACCGACAAGCTCAAGATTATTGGAACATTTAAAAACCATGTAATCGTTGTGAACGAGAACGCCAAGTTCGCAAAGGTAATGTTCGAAACTACGGATGATGGGCAAATCATCATAACCGGTCTGGAAGATCTAAAGATTCCAGTATATGAGGATCGTGAGGTTCTATTAAAAGAACAGGCCCTAGTTGCAGTAGACAGTATCCTAGCTGGAAATATTAGCGAGGGTAGAAGCATTATCAAGGATCTAGTACGTCTTTCTCCCGGCGATACCTCATTTGCCAATACCTTAAAGGTTCAAACCAGTATGGGAGGGTTAGACTCCATCAGTGAATCCTTAGATCGATCAGTTGAATTAGGGGCTGATGAGTACATGGACACGTATCAGGCCAAATACCAAGATTTACAGATGTCATCCGAGACTTTCGACATTAACTCCATGAAACCAGTAATAGAATCCAATCTACTAACGGTAATTGAAAAATTGGACCTTTTAAAGAACAAAACCGATGACTTAGTTGCAAAGTTGGAAAAAGTGTCCGAAAATAGCGCAGATTCCTCCAAAAAGGAATTTCTGGAGTTTATGAAAACCTTCGCATCAGACTTAGTTGAATCCAAGACCGCTGTAGTTTACTCAATGAGTAATGTCGTTGATGTTAAGGCTCTTGGTCAACTGTACGATTTAGCGTCGGAACGTTTTAAAAAGCAAGAGCACATCTTTAACCAACTATCTGACGCTTCCGAGGTTTCGGATTCAGCGTTAACCCAATAGGAGCTACACAATGGCCCGTAAACCTGTATTTATCACTTCACTGAAGGACGACCTTATCAAGATGGGTCTAATGGAAGCCGACGCATCCCCTATGGATGTCCAACCTGCCGACGCAGAGCCAGACGAGGAAGATCCAAAAGCTCAGAAGGCATCTGAGGGAGATCCCCATGAAAACGCCAAGAAGTCTAAGGCTGAAAAGGAAGGCGAGGAAGGCGAGGAAGGCGATGACGCCCCTAAGGAAGAGTCCAAGAACAGCTTCCGCAAGAAGCTCGGCAAGAAAGGTTCTGAGAAGCCCATGCACGTTAAGTTCGGCAGGAAGCACGAATCTACTGAGACCGCCGCTGAAAGAATCAATACGATTCTAGAATCAGCCGATGCGGAGCTAGCCCAGCAGGAACTAACGGTTGCCGACGCAATTCGTGGTTTCGCTCAAATCTCCCTCGTTGCCGATAAGCTCTCTGAGCGTCTAGCCGAAGTAGCCCTAGAGCTACAGAATGAGAGTCTAGCTGACTTCTCCGCAGCTTATGACCAGCTTGCCGAAGAGGCTGCTGACTCTGCTGAATCTCTAATGACCCTCTCAGAAAGCTCTGAGGATCTAGACGAGACCCTGATCGAGTCCGACTTTGCTCAGATGACCGAAGCCCTTGTTGAAGGTCTAGAAGTTTATGCAGACCTCGTTGAAGAAGACGAGTCTGATGAAGAGACCAAGGATGACAAGAAGGACGACGAGGAAACTGGCGAAGAAGTAGAAGGTGACAAAGAAGAACCTAAGGAAGAGTCCGACGCCCGTTCCGAGTGGCTACGCCTCCGCGAATTACGCGGCCAGGATCTAGCCGAGGAAGAAGAGGGTGAAAACAAGGTCCACATCGACATCGACTCACACAAGAGCGACGATGAAGAGGATAAAGAAGACGACAAGGACGACGAAATGGGCGACGAAGACAAGGATGATGAAGGGGAGAAAGAAGAGGGAAAATAGTCCCCCGGAATCACCTCTCGCTTCTAGTAGATCCGGCTACTGGCAAACATTTTACACAAAGAACACGTAGAGGTTCTTACAGCAGTGGAAGAAAGGAAACAGTCGGAGCGGATCGCGCTTTTCTCCGACCGTTTTCTAACCCTTCCAGAAAAGTTAAGAAAGCGTTATCCTCACTAGGTAGAACACCTAACAAATTTAAGAAATGGCGGATATAAAAATGTCAAAAAAGGTAAATCTAAAACCAATCAATCTGGAAGAGAACACTCTTGCTACCCAGACCACAGCTAGAGATCTTACCGAAGTTGTTGCGGTTGGTTCCCTAGAGGTAATTACCGAAAGTTCTGTAGACGGGAAGCCTAAGAAGTTTAGGGTTCGCGGCCACTTCGGAAATTGTGATGAGGCTACTGCCAATAAGCGTGTTTACCCAAAGACACTCTGGGAACGCGAAATTACTCGTCTAACCGCCCCCATGACGGAAAAGACCCTATATGGTGAGTTAGATCATCCTCAGGACGGTCGCACGATGCTTGCCCGTGTAAGTCACGTTATTACTGGAATGAAGATCGAAAACGGCAAAGTTATTGGCGAGGCTGAAATCGTCCCCACCACTGCTGGTAAGAATCTTCAGGCCCTTTTGGAGTCTGGCTGCAAAGTCGGTATCTCTTCTAGAGGGTTCGGCAGCACTAAACCCGGCCCCAAGGGAGAAGATATCGTTCAAGAAGACTACAAGCTCGTTACCTTCGACTTCGTAGCTGATCCTGCTGCTGGTGCCTTCCCTAACGTATTCATCGAGTCCCTAGGGCACTCGGTAGGCTCCAAGCAATTAACCCTAGACCAGTTAAAAGAAGCTAACCCTACCTTGGTTGCAGAGATTGTAAAACAAGCAGTTGAGTCTAAGGAAGCTGAAATTCGCAAGACCCTAACCGAGTCAGTGGTAACGGAAGCCTCCGCTGCTGTCCAAAACGCCAAGGACGCCCTCAGAGACGAGTTCGCCCAAGAGCTATCCATTGTCATTGCTGAGTGCAAGTCTGAATTAAGGGAAGAGGTTAAGCAGGAACTAATGTCGGATCCGGAGATTGGTGCAGCAAAGACCACCTTGGAATCCATCAAAATGCTCCTAGCCCCCTATATTCTCCCTCAGGACGTTTCCACCGTTGTGGAGTCCAAGAAGGCTGAAATCGCAGCCCTGACTGAATCCGCTGATGAGACTGTAACTGAATATGAAGCCAAGCTAGACGATGCGAATAGCCAGATTCAAGCAATGGCCGAAACTCTCCGCACTGTCGGTTACAAGTATTATCTAGAAACCCTAATCTCCCAGTATCCAGAAGCCGAGCTAATCCGAAAGATGGTTGGATCTGTCGATGATTACGACTCTTCTGATGAGATTAAGCTGAAGGTCGAAGCCCTAATGGCAGATCTAGATCAGAAGCAGCAAGATCAAGAGTCCAAGGCGCAAGCTAAGGCTCAGTCAAAGATTGATCAAGAAACTAAAGCAGCACTTGCTGAAGCTGCCCAAGCCAAGAAAGAACACGCAGAAGTATTCGCCAAGCTTGAAAAGGCTGCGGGTCTTCTAGAAGGCATGTCAGATAAGGTTTCCGGTCTTGAGAAGCAATTACAGGACGCTGAATCACAGGCCAAAAAGTCCCAAATCAAGTTTTATGCTGAACAGAAGTTGACAAAACACCCAAAGGCTTCCAAAATCCGTGAAGTCTTAGAAACCGTTGAATTCAATACAGTTTCTGAAGTAGATAAGTTTTTTGAAAAATTCCAAGGGCAAGTTTCAGCAGCACCCACTGAGACCTTGGAGGAAACCAGAGCAAGAGTTCGTGCAAAGGTCAGTGGTGGTAGGACGGTAACACCGTTGGACGAAGAGACAGTATCTCGGGAGAGAACTTCACCTCTAGCCAACTTAATAGGAATCAGTCCTAGCGAGTTTAGGAATTTAGCTAAACTTGATGGGAACAAATAACCCGGTTAGTAAAATAACCAAACGGAGAACACAATGAGCAAGCCTTCCCTTAACGGCATCGATGCCCGTAAGACTCTGATGGACGAGTCTTACCTCGGTGCAATCACCAACAAGTGGTCAGAGTACCTAGAAGGTATTCCTAGCCGCTCAGACAGCGACCGCTATCTACGCGGCTGCACTGCAATCCTCATGGAGAATCAGTCGGAGTACCTCCAGGGCCTAGACGAAGACACCCGCCAGAGCAACGTCGGTAGCTTCACTAAGTTCATTTTCCCAATTCTCCGCAGAGTATTCCCCAACTTGATCGCCAACGAAATCGTTAGCGTTCAACCTATGACTGCTCCTACCGGCGCGGTCTTCTACCTAGATTACGTCTACGGTAGCTCCAAGGGTCAAGTTGTCGGCGGAACCACTACCTTCCCAGACGGATTCGACAAGGACTACTCAGGCGAATACGTTAACGGCGAGCAGCTAGGTGGCGGCGTAGGCGACGGTGCAAAGTGGGGCGGCGCAGGCGGGGCTCTAACCGGTACCCTCGGCTGGCTCCCAGTTCGTGACCCCGCAGATGCCTCAGGTCTATTCAGCGTCACGTTCTCCGAACTAGACTCCTCAGGTAACGTTGTCCAGACTGCCGTTGCAGCTTCTGGCGGCGCAAGCTTCACCTTCACCCCCGCTGGCGGCTCTACCGCAGGTTCTATCGCGCTAACTACTGGCGTTATCACCGGCTTCAAGTTCCAGAACGCGGTTGCTCTAAACAACACGGTTCGCGCATACTACTACTACAACGGTGAAGCTTCCTCATCCGGCGTAGCTCAAGTACAGCTAAACGTCCGTCAGTCACCAGTTCAGGCAGTTCCTCGCCGCCTCAAGGCCCTATGGTCCTCTGAAGCAGCAGAAGATCTACGCGCACTACACGGCGTAGACGCTGAGGCTGAAATGGTTGCCATGATCGCCCAGGAAATCGCGCTAGAAATCGACCGCGAAGTCATCCAGGACCTTCTCAAGAACTCCAACGGAACCACGGCTCAGTTCGACCGTACTCCTCCCGCCGGTATTCCTGAAATCCAGCACCTCCGTGCAATGGTTACCCAGATTGCAACGGTATCCAACCTCATCCACAAGAAGACCCTCCGCGCTCCAGCAAACTGGATCGTAACTTCCCCCGAAGTTTCGGCTCTCTTGGCTCAGTTAACCACTCACGGTGACTTCCGCCCAATGTGGTCTAGCGACACCAGCACCCCATACGGCGCAGCGGACGCTCCTCGTCCCCTACAACGTAACGGCCAGTTCGGCGTTTACAAGTGTGGAACGCTGATGAACAAGTGGACGATCTACGAGGATCCATACTTCACCCGTAACCAGATGCTAGTCGGCCTAAAGGGCGACGGCTTCCTGAACGCCGGTTATGTATGGGCACCCTATGTTCCACTCCAGGTAACTCCTACGTTCCTAGACCCAGCGGATATGACCATGCGTAAGGGTCTCCGTACTCGTTACGCGAAGAAATTACTCCGTTCAGAATTCTACGGAAACGTCACCATCAGCAACGTGTAGTTTAATACCTACATTAACTAGTCCTAACTAGGCCACTCTGAAAAGGGTGGCCTTTTTATTTGTGTCACTTGCTTTCAACACATTCTATGCTATCCTTAGTTATAAGAGTATGTATAACTAATAAAAGGATATAAATGACAATCAAAGGAACCAAGCACAATAAAAAAAGAATATATCTATCTGAGGAAGTAAAAAATAGCATGGTAATGCAATACAGGGACGCTATGGATAAAGGAGTAATGCTGACACAGAAAATGCTCGCGGATAAATATGGCATAACCCAAGTAGCCTTTAGTCAGATTTTAAAAAAACACGGAGTCAAAGCCAGGAGTCTAATTGAAGCCAACCCTGCGTCTTTTGATGTAGAGGCCGCCATAAAGTACTACTTCAGCGATCCTAAGATATCCTTATCAGACGTAGGTAAAAAATTTGGAGTCTGTGGGGATGTTATACGTATGAAGTTAGTGAAGCGAGGTATTCCCACTAAGCAGATGTCTGCTTACGCAAAGTATTCTTTTAACAGAAACTTCTTTAGCACCATTACACCAGAAAGCGCCTATTGGGCTGGTTTTCTAGCAGCAGATGGCAATATAGATACACCTGGACTTGCAGTTAGGATAGGAATTCATCCCAAGGATATCGAACTATTAAATAATTTTAAACTGTGTACAGGGGTGGAGGTCCCGATTCAATCCAAAATAAACAATGGTAACCATCCTTTTGTATCTTTAGTAGTCAGCAGTAAGGATTGGGTGATAGACCTAGAGAAGAACTTTAATGTCGTCCCAAACAAATCACTGATTCTAAAACCCCCAAATATTACAGATCTAGATCTCAAATGGCACTTTATACGTGGTGTGTTTGACGGAGACGGTTCAGTAGGTAAATCAGGAACCATGATAAATTTCATATCCGCATCCCCCGCATTCTTCAATTGGATTCTTGAAAATTGCGGAAAGGAACCGGGCCACATTCAAATTTGTATGAAACAGAAAAAGACAAGTTTCGATTTTTATGAGGCTGCACAGTCTGCATTTTACTCTGGCGACTCCGCAAGAGAAATTTCATCTAAGATGTACAAGAACTCCACCCCCACTACTCGACTAGATCGTAAATTTAGACGCTTAATTACTCACCCAGACTCCCCTCTTCGCCAGATGTTTTCAGATGAAGTCTAGATGACTGTTTCCAAGGGTCTATTGACACCAAGGCAATTAAGTAATATCATGTGACATGACCAACTTCCATGAGTGGATTAAGACAATACCTAGTGCCTTTGATGAAATTAATTTCATCGACCTACATGACACCGTTAGTGTTGAAAAATATTCAAAACCTCAAGGTAAGCAGTTCTCTAAAATTACCTTGTATTCCAGTGAATGGGAAAGCAACCCTGAAGTCTGCAAGAGCTTCATCGGGTCCAAGCTAGGTCTTTTTGATACCAAGCTAGGTGCCAGAAAGTGCGAACTAAAGACGGTAGATAAATTAACCGGTAGAGCCTTCCTAGATAAAAATCATATTCAGGGCGCTAGCAACCTTGCCCTACAATACTTTGGGCTATTTTTTAAAGATGAACTTGTGGCCCTAGCCTCCCTCGGCAGGCACACTCGTAATATCGCTAAGAACCGTATAGTTCTAGACCGTCTATGTTTCAAAGGTGGGGTCCACATCACAGGTGGCTTTGGAAAACTACTGAAGGCGTGCATCAAGTGGGCGAGTGATATGAAGTATGATGAGCTAATTACCTTTAGTGACAACCGAGTCTCTAGCGGGAACGTATATGAGGTCCTTGGCTTCACGCCCGAGGTCCGATATAACCCAGACTATTTTTATGTTGATTCCTCTGGTGCGGCTTATTCCAAGCAAAGCCAGAAGAAAGACATAACTGATTGTCCTGAGTCCCTTACTGAGTTTGAATGGGCCTCCTATAGGGGACTCAAACGCATCTATGATCTAGGGAAAATACGCTGGGTCCTGAATATCAACCCCTCCAACCAAACCTGGCAGAACAAGAATTCGGAAAAATGCGCCAAAATGCACCAATCGGGCGTATTCAAGCACTCGCACATTAGGGGTTATTTCTATTCAGGAAAGAACAACGCATCCATCTACTATGGCAGTTCTTATGAGCTACGATGTCTATCCCTTCTTGAATGCGATTCCAGAGTAGCTTCATTTCGTAGGGCGGATGCTTTTAAATCCGACAGTGGTAATTGGAGAAACCCGGACCTACTAGTAACATTCAATGATGGTTGCTCCTCTATATTTGAAGTAAAACCTGAAGCTCTACTTACAAATCCGGCTGTTATAGATCAGATCTCCGACTCGGAGAAGTACAGCAAAGCGCACGGGTACGGCTTTAAGATATGGACCGAAAAGGATAGTGAGCTTCTAGCGGATAAAGATATCATCAAGTGGGCGGTAGATTTCTTAAAGGAAACCAACAACGACACCAAGTGGGCAGAGCACAAGAAGCTGGCTAGAATAGCCACGGCAGCTAGATACAATGAAAAACATCCCGACATAGTTCTCGATATATTCTGTTCATTCTGTAATGAGTCTCACAAGGTCCGAAAGAAGTCATACGACGCTAATATTGCTAAAAACAAAACCTATATATGTGAAAAACACGGCGGACATATCGCGGGAAGTAAACCCAAGCTAGCCCTTCGGAAGGAAAACCCATTCGCAGTCGAACTAAAGAAGCAGTGCATTACATGTACGTTTGTAAAACCCTTCGAAGACTTTCACAAGGTCTCTCGCTCTAGGGATGGCCTGGATCGGTACTGTAAGGTGTGTGCTCTAGCTCGGCAAAACGAACGTAGAAAGGCTCGAAAATTGTGCTATACTTAACCGAAGTATTTAAATAACCCAGAAAAGGATAATTTATGAAAAAGGTAGCCTACACTCTGAAGCCCGGTGCAACCCACGCAGTCTTTAAAGGCAAGCAAGTCCTCCCCGGCCAGTTTCTAGAAGACGATATTCTAAAGTTCAACCCCGCCTTCATGAAAGTTGAATTCGATGTCCAAGAGGCTGTAAATGAGGTTCTCCCCGCCAGCACTAGTACCTTGCTGACCGAAACCCCCGATAATGCTACTATTACCGAGGAAGGGAACAAGAAAAAGAAGAAGTTCTAATAGTTCCTCAAGGGGTGCCCGATGGAAGCCACTTTAACCAATGCTGAAGAAACTCAACAGTGGATTCTTCGTAAACTAGGTGCCCCCTTTTTAAAAGTAGAGCTTTCCCAAGAAAACCTAGACGACTGTCTAGAAGACGCCATGCGCTGGTTTTCTTCCAAGAAAGGGTACTATACAAAGGTACCTATGATGGTTTCCGCAGGGGTACAGAAATACACCCTTCCAGACTCAGTTGACACTGTAACCGACATCACGTTCACTACGACGAATCACGACTACGCTTATCTAGTTGACCCCCTGAATCTTATTAATGGTCAAATCCCTACAGCAATGTTTGGTTACGGTGGTTCCTCTGGGGGAGAATCAGGTGGCTTCCTCTCTACATACGTCCAATTTACACAATATCTTGGAATGGCACGCAGAATCCTAAATTCAGAACTAGATTGGGTACAGGTTAATAGGGATTTGCTGATTATTCCTGTACCTAAAGATTCCGGAACGGCCATGCTAGACGTAAAGATGCACGCCTTCACTATTGAACAGTTAAAAGAACGTGATCACGATTTAGTAAAAAGAATGGCCCTAGCCAATGCTAAGGAATTCGTCGGTAGACTTCGTAAGAGATACGCCACTGTCCCCGGTGCCCAAGGAAATGTCACCAGTGACGGTGGAGAAATGATGCAAGAGGCTAATGCAGACAAGGAGAAGCTTGAGCAAGAAGTATTTGATTCTGGCTTCCCCCTCGGATTCTACATTGGGTAGGATTATAAATGCCATATAAAGATAAAGAACGCGACAAGGCGTGTCAAAAAGCTTATAAGAAAGCCCACTCAGTAGAATTGCGAGAATGGAATCGCGTTTGGGCTTCTGAAAAAAGGAAGAACGATCCAAATTTTAGAAATAGGGAGCTTGCGGCCTCCAGAAAATATAAGGACGCCAATAAGGATGTTTGTAACTCTAAAAGCAGAAAGTATAGAAAGGATAATCTAATGTACTTCCGTGAGGAACATTTAAAGAGATTATACGGAATCACCTGCGCCGATTATGATCGTATGTTATTAGAGCAAAATGGCGTCTGTGCTATCTGCGGAACCACTGAGCCTGGGCACAAAAAGAACTATTTTTGCGTTGATCATTGCCATGCTACCGGGAAAGTACGAAAACTTTTATGCTCGGCCTGCAACGTTGGACTTTCCCGCTTCAAAGATAATCCGGAACTTTTAAGAAAAGCGGCACTATATCTTGAAGGATAGGGTAATACACTAAATGGCAAAGAAAATCATACCCATCAAGCCTCCCTATGCAGGTAAAATCAGACCAATCACGGCTGAAGAATTCCGCATGGAAAACTCTACTGTTGGAGAGAAGTTCCTGTTCGATCTAATCGGCTCCGAACATGCCAAATTCTCGGGAACCACAATTGAATTTTATAATATGGACCGTGAGAGAACCCAAGTGGACCCTCTCTATGGAGAGGCTGTTGAAAAAGTATGGGTAGGCCCATACAAGTTAATAGGCCACATTGAGTGGCCTGACCCGAGACCTGAAAATAGAGAAGAAGGCTATCGAACTACTCATATTGCCTCTGCTTGGATTGCTAGAACTGAATTTGAACAGGCCCACCTCGAATGGCCCTCTAGAGGCGATATTGTTCGTGTCTGGAGTATTCCTTTCTTCGATGCCGCCGCAGTAGATGATGAATCAACCCCTAATGCTGGTTACTACTTTAACATTGTGAACGTTCAAGATGATGGACACATGTTTACCAATGCAGACTTTGCCGGGTTTAAGTTAGAACTCCGCAGGTACTCAGAATTCGTCCCTGAACGCAGAATATTTCCTCCAGAGTAGACATGTTTGGAATCAAACAAGATAACGAGAAACTCCTTAAGAAGTTTCACAAGGAAAAGGGTGATCGCCTCAAGAGCGCCATGCTTTTTTATGGATATCAGAGTGCTGATCGCTATTTAGAACTAATTAAGGAAAAGCTTCCGGCAACTGCCGATCTCAAAGACTATAGAAACGCACTGGAGAAGTTCTCAGACGGTCTAGGGGCCTATGGTGTCCGTCTAGTCCCTCTTAGAGGTAAATCCCAAAAGATAGAAGGTAAAAGCTCTATCATCTACATACGTCCAAAACCTGGGAAAAAGATTAGGAAGAAAGACCTGAAGATACTAGAGAAGTTTGGACCTTGGACTCTAGAAACGATACCTTTCATGCCCTCTCAGAAAGAGGCTGTAATTCTAATTAAGAAGGTAGGTTCAAAGATCGTTACGCAGGTTTACAAAAAAAACAAGGCGGATCTAGGGTCCTACCAGCGAAAACTCAGTAGCGTTCAAGGCCCCAAGCCTACCGACAAAACTGTTAAAGGGAAGGTAACCACCGACATGACTGAGTTTGGCATGGCGGTAGAGTTTGGTCGAAATGGACAAAAACCATTCCCCCACTGGAGACCCGCCTTGCGTGCCCTAGCTGGTCAATACGAACAAAATCAGATAACCTCTATGGATGAATTTAATAAAACCATGTCTGACCCTAAATATTCAGATTGGGAGCATTATCAGCCGGGAAATGCTAAGATAGCAACCACAGAAGAAATTGAGTCCTACAAGAAGTTCATGGACTCGCTAAGAAGTCTGGTAAAGGGAATCTAAATGGCTGATGTAAGTCCAATAGTTGCAGGGACTGCCCCTGGCGGAAGAGTTGGAATTACCGACTTCGATAGAGGTGTAGTCGAGACCCTTGGTGGAATTATTGTTCAAGATAATATCAATGCTACTGGATATTATCTAAAGAACATTCCAGGTATTAACAACTACACCGACACTACAGCATCTGGTGGCGTTCAGGCTGTTCCTGGTTTTGCGGGAGTACCTATTGTGTTCTCCTTCCCCGAAGATACCTTCGCCAAGTACAAACTCCCCATGGTTATGATTAGGCGGGACTCTATTGAACCCGCAGTAAATCGCTGGCATCCAGGAGCACAGCAATATGTAGCCCCTAAAAGTGGAGCCAAGCAAATATCTGTAAACATAGGAACCTCAGATACACCTAAGTTTGTTTCAGGTTATACTAGTTACCAAGAAATGCAGCAAGCCGTCCCCTACGACTTTACCTATACGGTTCGTATTATTTCTAAATTTAGAGGACAAACCGGTACTACAAACCATACTAATGCCTTACTTGAGTATGTAATAGGTATATACCAACCCTATTGCAGAGTTCTAGTGAAGGATTCCTTAGGATATTTAAGATCTTATGAAGCCTTTCAAGACTCAATAGGTACCTCAGATGAAGGTTTTGAAATCGCGGATAGAGTTCTAGGTTTCGATATTACAGTCAGGGTTGAAGGGGAGCTAGACATAAATACCACTTCTACCTATGAGGCAGTAACTAGTAACCCTGTAATAAATTTAGATCCTCAGGCGACTTCCGTAATTGAGGTCGTAAACGCAACGCTCTAACTTTTTAAAAATTAATCCCTTGATCTAATTACACAATCTAAATTATCTGGTAAGATCAACCATCATAGATAGCAAAAGTCGGTTAAGCCGACTATTCTCGGAGGCTAATAATGTCAGCTAATCAACTTTCGGCAGGGGTCTTTATTGAAGAAGTCCCCTCTTCAGTCCAGACAATCACCTCAGCCTCTACGAGCAACTTCGGTGTTGTCGGATTTACTCCATCAGGCCGTACCAATAAGGCTACTCTAGTTAGAAGCTGGAATGAGTTCTATAACACCTTCGGCGGTCTTTCAAAGAACTCTTATACCGGCTATGTATTGGCTGCATTCTTCAACAATGGCGGGCAGACCGCATACGTTGTTCGCGTAACCCCTTCGGATTCTGCCTCTGCAACTGGTGGAATCCAGAGTCAAACCTTAAATCAGCCCCTACTAGCTACTTACCCAGATGGAGCTACTACTACATTTACTGCTACTGCCGCAGCCTCTCTCTTAAAGGATAACGGCGGTTTATCACCGATAATCCCCGGTTCAGTTAGTCTAAAGTGGAGAGGTGCGGGTGTTGCACTAACCGCACAAGCCCTCTATAAGCGCGACGGAGTTACTCTAGTTCCAGCTACTGCTGCTCTAAACTACATCGAATTTAGAGTCAACCCGGCCAGCATTCCAGCACTGGATCCAACTCTGATGGCTGTCGTCCCTACTGCGACCACCACCAAGTTCTACTGGACCGTAACTGGCTCCGTTGCAAAATTTATTACCCTAACCCCTCCCACGGTAGGAAACTCTGTAACCACTACCACTACCGCAGACGGCACCGTAATCTTCGACTTCAAGACCGGTATCGGCTCCCTAAACTCCACCCTAGCAACTACTGCCGTCGCCCCCACGATGGACTTTACTCCAGCTAGTGTAACTAGAACCATCGTTGATGACTCACTGGGTGGTCTATATTCCACGCTTCTTCCTAGCGCCGCTGGTCCTAACTTGTTAAGTGCGGGAACTATTGGTTACGCAGACGGTTCTTACAGCTTTACCACTGTATCTGCTGACGCCACTGTTAAACCACACATCAACGGCCCAATCCTAGCGTCCTATAAGATCAAGGACTTCTCAATCTCCCCCACTGGTGCAGGCGTCTGGGGAAATAGCATCCAGACCAGCATTTACCCAACTGATCCACTTCAGTCTTCCACTACCGCTCCTACTTCATTTACCTTTAAGGTTTCTCTTAAGAATACCGATGGCTCGTTCACCACTAAGGAAGTTTTCGAAGGTCTGTCTTTCTCCGACCCTACCAGCAGCACCTACTTCCCTGCGGTAACCAACGAGCAATCATCCTTCGTTACAGTTAGTACCACTAACGTTGGGAACGAAGCCCCTGGACAATTAATTGGTGCTACCTACTCCTATGCGGTTGGCGGCGGTGATAGCTTGGCTCTAAGCTATACTGCACTTCCCTTCTTCTTCGGAGCTAACGTAGGTGGTGGAATTCAGAAACGCTCAGTCGTAGTCTCCTATACCGATACTGCCGGTGTCGCTAGGTCCTTTACGGATGACGGTCAGAATGGATTTACTAACAACTCAGTCACCGTAAACCCTGGCTTAGACACCACTACTCCTTCACTAAACGTCTGCTCATATACTGGAACCTCTGGAAACAGCTTCATTCTAGCTGCTGCCCCAAAGGCAGGCTCCCTAGTTACTGTCAGCTACCGTTTAGCAGCAACTGAATCCGCCCACACTGAAATGCTGGGCGATACGACCTTGGGTTATACTGCGGGTTCTGATGGTACCTTTACCTCAGGTACTTATGGTGCTAGCCAGATGACTACACTGTCCGCTCCAATCGGAAGCACCTACGGTGGTATCTATGCGTTTAACAAGATTGATGACATCATCAACATTGCAGTTCCTGACTTAACGGGTGACGTTACCGCTACTCAGGATCTTCTTGCCTACGCAGATTCCCGCGCACTACTTCCAAAAGGTGGCGATAGATTCGTACTCTTAGCTCCTCCTAAGGGTTCTACCGCAGCAGTAGCAGGTGATTGGCTACAATACAAGGTAGCCACGCGCAGCAAGTTTGCAGCTATTTACTGGCCTTGGGTCAAGGTATCCGATCCTCTGGCCGCATCAGTAGGAACTGGTACTAGAAACATCATTATTCCTAACTGCGGAAGTGTTGCTGGTGCCTACGCTAGAACCGATAGCACCAAGAACGTTGGTAAGGCCGCAGCCGGAACCGTCGATGGTCAGCTAAAGGGAATTACCGATCTAGAGTTCCAAGTAACTCGGGATGATACTGATTTAGTTTACCCAAAGCTAATCAATCCTCTTGTTAACTGGACCCAAACCGGCGGCATGGTTATCTGGGGAGCTAGAACCTTCTCCAGCGAAGCCATTTGGCGCTACGTTCAGGCTCGCAGACTATTCATGTACTGCGAATACTCTGTTTGGTCTAGCACCCACTGGATCGTATTTGAAAACAACGGTCCTGCCCTATGGAATCGCATCAAGGGTCAATTGAATGGATTCCTAACCAGCCTATTTAACGCTGGCTACTTCGCAGGAGCAAGAGCCTCACAAGCCTTCTATGTCATCTGCGATGAGTCTAATAACACTCCTACTACGATTGCACAGGGTAAGGTCATTATTGATGTAGGTATTGCCCCCAACAAGCCCGCCGAATTCGTTACGTTCCGCTTCAGCAGCATCACCAGCACCTAATTTTAAAATGTTCTAAGTTGTACAAACCACTTAATAATATTAGGATACCTAATATAGTTTCCTCAAGGAGAATAAACCCATGGCAACATTCGTAATCACTAACGCTTCAGCTTCACAAGTCTATCTGAGGGACCTATACGTCACCTTAGGCGCAGCGGGCCAAAAAAGCCAGCTTGTTGGACCCATCGACACGGTAACTACCGTTCGTCCAGTTGATGACTTCAATAAGATGCAAGATCTTATGGCTAAGGTTGCTGCCGGAACTGTATCTGTAGCCATTACTCCAGACTCCAGTGAAGTTGGAAATGACCTTCTAGTTCCTCCAAGCTCTGTAACTGGTAACGATACTGCCCCCGTTGCCGCTGCTACGATTTTTGCAGCCGTCCCTACGGTAGTTCGTTTTCCAATCACTGCCGGTGCAGCATCGGCTTCAGATACTGCCGTAATTGCCCTGAACGCAATTCCTTACAAGTTCCGCGTCCTAGACGCCTACGTTAAGGTAACTACCGCCTCAGGCGCTAACAACGTCACCGTTCAGACCCGCGCCGCTGGTGCAGGTACTGCAATTATGACGGTTGTTTCCACTGCCGCTCTAGGTCTAGTCCGCGAAACCTCAACCGCAGTCGTTAGCCCGCTAGTAGTCCCCTCTGCTGCGGATGGTATCTTTATCCGTAACTCAGCTTCTGCCGCTTGGGCCGGTGAAATTATCCTCACCATCCGCAAGGAAGTCTAAGAATTAGTAGTTACGTTATAAGTGAAGTATAATGTTGTTCATGGGTAAGGGTTGTCAGGTCAGACTAGGATCTGACAGCCCTTACATTTTTGGAGGTTAAGATGGCAAGAAGCGCACGAAGTGTAAAGACGGATTATCTGCATAACATGCGATTCCATGTCAGCTTAGGAACCGACGAAGACCTTTTAAATGCTGCCAATTCAGCAGCAGGTACTGCCGCTGTTAACGCAAAAGCTGGCTTTAGCTTTGTCGGCCTACCTCAGATGACTGTAGAGAACGTGGAGTATAAGGAAGGAATCTGGGTCTACTCTAGAAAATACCCAGGAAACCCCTCTTTCAATACAGTTACAATGCAACGCGGAGTGGCAAGAGGCGATTCGTCGTTCTTAAATTGGATTCTAAGAGTAGCAGAAGGCTCTGGCGAGTACCGTCAAGATATCATAATCAGTCAGCTATCTAGAGATAACAACCTATTCTTACGCAAAGACGGTACTGTTGAATCTAATAATCTTTTAGTTAACAACATCATAGATACAACTGTAGGTCGTCAGATTACGCTTCATGAGGCGTTTCCAATTAGCCACAAACTTGGCTCCGACTTAGATGCCAAGTCCTCGGACGTTTCTATTATGGAAATTGAATTTGCCTTCGAGTACATCAGTGTTAAGCAAGGAACCATCCCCGACAAGGGAGATCTGGCTCAACCTGCTTAATTTATAAATATTGGAATGAATCGTGGCTAGAAAAACTCTTGGTGATGTTCTACAGAACCATGCTTTCTGGCTTATGGACCTTGCCCCAATTGGAGCAGGTAGTATTCCCTTATTTGCACCTCTTGGTGGCTTCAGTAGCATAACCGCACCCGAAATCCAAGTAGAGACCGAAGAAATAACAGAGGGAAACTGGTACTACAAGACCCCTATTGTTAAGCGTGCTCAAGTAAGTCCGATTACGCTGAAGAAGGGGTCTACTTGGCAAAACGCCGATTTCTATCGTTGGATCAACAGCGCCATTAGAGGCAATACTGTATTCGAGAGTGGATCCTTCGCTGCGGGGCAGTCCCTTATAGACTCCTTTGGCGGCCCTACCTACCGTCGAAATTTACTTCTAATCCAGTTCCTTCGTAGTTCACCTATTAATTTAGGTGATGTTACCAGCGGCGTACAGCAGGCTGCCGCCATTGGGGTTCTTGCCGGGGCCGGAATTGCTGCGGGGGCTATTAGTGGCGGTGCAGCATCTGCTGTAGCCTCCGGAGTCGCATCCGGAGTTTCTCTGGGAATTGATAAAACCATAGGCGGCGAACTTCCTCTTCTAGCTCTTAGGATTCCAGCCAAGGCTTGGGTCCTTTATGAATGCATCCCCACCAGATACAAAGCCTCTGGCGACTTTGATGCCATGTCTGCTAGTGTCTCTATTCAAGAACTTGAAATCAAACCCTCATATATTGAAGAAATTTCACTATTCAGTTAGGATCTCTAGATGATTCCCTTTCCAAATTACATTGATGTAGAGGAATTGATTCAATCCAACCAAGCTGTTGAAATGACCCTTTCCGGAAATGTCGGAAACTTCATGGTTCCACTTGGTTCAGAAGTTCTACGTCCCCCTATTGCTCCTTGGTCGGCAGGTAGAAGTGGTCCTATGGCGAAAATCTATTCAGTCCTTGCTAATCGTGAGCGTAGGAAGCATTTAGGTAAGCAAGCCTCAAAGCTTTACATGCCTGAGGAAAGCTAATGATTCTAGAAAGCTTAATCTCCATTGGAGACCTTCTTCAAGAGGTTAGTAAAAACAATCCGACTACTACTACACAAGTTGGAACCTACACCATTAATACCTTCTCCAAGGTAACAATCACTACTGCGGTCAAGGGCAAGACAGCTAAGGTATCTACGACCTTTAAGTTGAATCCTCGTACTTCTGACGGGTTTGATCTTGATGGTGCAGATAGTTATCTGAGTAAGAGTCGTAAAGCCAAGGTCCAAGTCGGCGCTGAATTGTAATTTGTACTTACTTCACTTTTGAAGTATAATGATTGAATGGTAAATTCAATCGAGTGGGAAAAATCGGTTCTAGAGCAGCACTCCGTATGTGCTAACTGCGGTGATAGTAAGAATTTAATTGTGCGGCCTCTAGTGGCACCACTAAACGGGGGGCAATCAAGAGCTTCCAACGCCTCGGTTCTCTGCCGTGGCTGCGAGATCAACTCCTTCTTATCCAATACAGAAACCCAAGAAAAACAGCTAGTGAACTTTTGGCTCTCCGCATCACTCTATGAGTGGCTCAAGACAAACGCCGAGAAGTCTTCAATGGGTTCCTTGATTCGATATATGATCTCCCGCTACACTGGTTCCCCTAGTGCCTTCGAAGACCTTGCTCTTTGGGTAGATGTCCAATCTGAAGTAAAGGTAAACATCTGGGTTCCACAGAAGGAATATCTGGAATTCAAGACCCTAATTGAGGAGCGCGGCAGTACTGTCACCGACGCTCTCAAGTCCCTCTTACTAATTTTCAAAAACGAACAAACCGAGGCCCACCATGACTAATGCAGTTGACATTGCAGTACGAGCAATTGATGACATGAAGTCTTCTACCGGGCTATTTAAACTCCCTGGTGGATACTTGGATGAAAAGGGCATCTTACACGATGAGATTCAAATCAGAGAAATGACCGGTGCTGAGGAGGACATCCTAGCTGGTAAGACGGATTCTATCACTCTGAAGCTAAACGCTATTATGGCTGGATGTCTAGTGAGGATCGGTTCCATCACAGATCCTGGTGAAATTGCCAAGGTTATCAATCTTTTGCCCTCAGGGGATCGTATTTATCTTCTAGTTCTGATTCGTATGGTTACACTAGGGGACGACTTTGCCTTCGATGAGAAATGCCCTGAGTGTGGCGACAAGGCTACCTACAATATTTTTCTAAGCAGCTTGGAAGTTACACCAATGAAGGACAAGAACAAGCGCGAGTTTGAATTCACTGCACCTTCTGGGAAGAAAATCATCATAAAGACCCTCCTGGGAAAAGATGAGGGCTTGGCATCTAAATACGGTGAAGAGTATCCAAATGACGTTGTAAGCGCCATCATGCTTGCTAGAGTGGTCTCAATTGACGGTGTTCCTGCCACCGTAGAGTCCCTTAAAAAATTGGGCTGGAAGGATCGGTCCTTTGCCCGCAAGTCCATTGAATCAATTGATGGAGGGGTCGAGCTTGGGGTTACGAATGAATGCAAGAAGTGCAATTTTGAATTCACCAAGGACTTACAGATTGGAAGCCAAAGTTTTTTCTTCCCTTCGGAGACCCTGAACTCCTAGAGGCTCAGTATTTTAGCTTCCTTGAGTACTGGCACATAAGTTACACGGAGTTTTTAAATATCCCGTGTAGTCTCCGATTTAGATTGCTAACTAGAAAGGACGAACTGGAACGTAGGCGTCAAGAAGCATATAATAGGAAGTAATTCTAAAATGGAGTCTTGATGGCACTTCCAGGGCTAGGTCTAGCATATTTATTCGTTGGTAAGGACGCTGGTCTTGGTAAAGCCCAAGACGAGGCTACCAGCGGTTTCGAAAAACTTGGAAAGTATGTATCTGGGGTTGCCTCCAGAATGGGTGAACTTGCGACCAATACTGGTCAGCTAATGACTGCCTTCGAAGCTCGTAATTTTGATGCAAAGAATTCTATTTACGGTGTCTTTGCAGGAATGGGCCAAACAGCCGCTTCGTCCGCTAAGGCTAGCGATCAACTAATCAGCATGGCTCGCAAACTGAACACGATGGATAAAGTTCCCGAAATGGCGGAAGCCTTTAGAGAGCTTACTAATATAAAATTCAATGGTGGCGGCGCAAAAGACGTAAACTCTATGGTTGAGCAGCTTACTCGCCTATCTGGGGTCACGGGGGCATCAATCACGGGTTTATCTAGGTCACTTGTCGCGCTAACAAACCAGAAAGTATCTGCCGGGGGTATCACAGATATTCTTGATTCCGTTATTAGTATGGGTAAAGAGTTTGGTACTGGAGACACTGCGGTTAAGAATCTGGAGCGCATAGTCGCCGCTGTTAGAGATGCTACTCAGAAAACCGGATCAGATCCACAAAAGTTTATAAAAGAAACCTCCGGTCTTGCATCCATCATCGACACATTTTCCCCCGGTAAAGGAGCAGACGCCGCTATTGGGATTATGAGCAAAACTCAATCAGAATACGATACTTTTCAAAAAATGTTTACTGGGGATGCTACTCAATTAGACAAGAGTACTGTATTAGGTGCGCTCTTATTGGGTAGCGCGGACAAAGGATTCGGACTATTTAAGAGTTCTCCTCTGAAATGGATTCAAGAGGTAACTAAGGGTCTAAGGGATCTCGGTCCCGCAAGTACTGTATTCAAAAAATTTAAAAAGGATTTAACTACAAGTGGTCAAGGTGATTTGTGGAGAGTAATTGAAAGTGAATTAGAACAGGCAGGAAATATTGAAAAAGCTATAAAAGCTAGTGAGAACGCAAAAGGCGCTTCAGGTAAAATGGCTGCGGAACATAGAAACAAGTACAAGCCTGACGAACAGATAGCCTTAAATACGGATTCTGCATGGACTAAATTTAGAGGCATGTTTGGTGACAAGCAATCTAAATATGTTAAAGATTCCACCAAGGTATTCAATGATTTTTTTAAAACCCTTCAGGAGGGTGCTAAAACCAATCCAGACTTAAAAACCTTATCAGATACAGTATCTAATCTAGATAAATTCGGTATGAAGGGATTTTTTGGAGAGTCTACTAGGTCAAAATTTGGTGCCTTGGGTCAGGTTCTGGATAAATTAGGCCCAAGCTTAGACTCCCTGTCTAAGTATGGTTTCAAACTAGAGAACTTATTCAGCCCATCCGGATTACTCCAAACAGGGTTACAGGCCCTCGCCGGGGACTTTGCTGCTAACTTTATGGAGTCCGGCAGCTTCTCTAAAGCCATGTCAGCAACCATAGAAGATGTTAAGAAATTCTACGCCAAAGTTAAATACTATGGCAAGAAGGTCTGGGGCTTCCTAAAAACTTATTGGGACGCTCACGGAGAGGAAATAAAGAAGGAGATCAGCGAAATATGGAAAGAACTCAGCGAGACCTTCGGACCCACAGTTTCCGGATGGGGAGAATCCTTCAAGAAAACATTGAATGAATTCTGGAAAGAATACAGACCGGCATTCGTAAAACTAGGTACCGCGATAGGTGAGGGAATTCAAGAGGGTCTAAAAAAGATGCTTCCCAAATGGATGCAAAAGGAAGTAAGTGCCTCTGGTGGTGGTGGGGACATAGTTCCCCTATTCGATATCAACGATTACCTGAAACGAAAGCACGAATCCGAAGGCCCCCTGCTCCCACCATCACCAACAAAACACGAAGACGCTGCATCTACTGCGAGTACTATGGCTGCTTTGAAAAAAGCACAGTCGAACCCCATCTTTGACTTTCCTAGTGGTCCGTCGTCCAATGCAAACTCCTCTTCTGTATCTGTAGTGGATAAATTGGACAAACTAATTGATTCTAATAATGCTCTCGCTAACGCCTTCAAGACTTGGCTTCCACCATCTAAAAGACCCGTGTCCTCCGCAGGATCTCCGAGTAAATAATGTCTACTAATATATCCAAGAACAGCCGTCTTACCTTTTCAGATCTGCTAGACACTGATCAAGTAGAGTTTTGGGATCTACCCAACTATCCTAGAATCCCCACTTCAGCCGGGGACATTCTTTACATGGTTCTAGTGAACGATAGACTAGACTTATTAGCCCATAAGTATTATGGTGACTCTAACCTCTGGTGGGTAATTGCGGTCGCTAACTCACTGGACTGCCTTCCGATTGATCTCGTCGCTGGCAGTCAAATTCTAATCCCTTCCCCACAGATAGCGCTTAACAAGGTAATGAAAGATACTGGCACAAACTAATGCCTACTTATGATTTCTTCTCACCCATGATGTCTACCGCAATCGTTGCCAAGGATGGAACGGTAGTTCCACTTTGGACTAATACTCATGGAGATAACGTAGAGAATCCAAACGCAGCTAGTATTAAACGGATAGCCGGAATCACAAGTATCCCCTATGTGACTAGCATTAGAATCACAGTTGGTTTAGCCTGTCTACCGATCATCACTATTACCTTAACACCTCCCTATGAGGATGCAATTAAATTATTAGATAGTGAGTTTCTAGATTGGAGTTCCTGCGCGATTCGTACCCAAGTCGGATATACAGGCAAAGATACTATTCTATCCCCAGTTTTTACAGGATTCATGCTTCAACCTGCTATTACATTTGGATCCCAAATCTCCATCACTTTAAACGCTCAAGGTCCCTTTAGTGTTTTTTCTAACGAGAAGAGTGTAATATTTCCCGGAACACATAGTTCTAAGGAAATTTTAGAGCAGGCATTGCGGGGAAAGAAGGACCATCCCAGACCAGCAGTAGGCCCTGATAATGTTATTATAAATTTGTCCGTTGATTGGTCTGAGGTAGACAAGGATCCTCAAGTCAAAAAGATTTGGGAAGACCCTAAGACGAATACACATTACGCAGACATGACAGATTGGGATATAATTGACCGTCTGTGCAGAGAATGCAGATCTTGGTTTATGATAAACAACTCCAAGTTAGTCGTCGTTCCCAATAAAAACTTCGAATCTGAAAAGCCCGCAAGAGTATTCCATGTTTATGGAGCGCCTAACGGGACCTTTGGGGATATGGAGTACCCTGCATTTCACGTTACTTCAAATTACACAGGAAACCTATTACCGGGGACTCTAGATTCCCTTCGCGCAGAAGTAATCTCGTATACAGATAAAACTATAACTAGCTACCCGATAACAGCAAAATCCATAAAAGCATCTCTTGTAGGCGATAAGGAAATTACATTCAAGGACCCTAATATTTCATCCGCCAAGGCTGATCTTCAAATAAAGGATCCTGGTTCTACTCTACCCAACTTTATTAATACTCACGGCAGTAAGCCTGAATCATTAAAACTAGTGGAATCCAGACTAGAGCAAATAACTTCAAAACAAGGACCAACCTGCACGGTAGACACCATCGGAATCCCTGATTTATTTCCAGGTGAAATAGTAGAACTCAGAGGCTGTAGTCTACGACTCAATGGAGCCTACATAGTTCAGGAGTTTACCCACAACTTCAACTCATCTGGTTTTACAACTTCTTTGACCCTAAACACAGCAGCGTTGAAAGTATCTAAAGAGTCCGCCGAACCTACCGCAAATACAAATGATTCGAAGGCGAAGTCTTCAGAAGATACCGGTAAGCCTAAACCAAAAGGCAGCAAGACTAAGCAAGCTAAACCTTCTACTAAGTAAGAATAATCATGTACCTAGAAATTGAAGACTTACAGCAGCGCGTAAACAGCTTAGAGAAGAAGTGGCCTGACTTTCTAAGAGACATCAATCACTTTGGACTAGAATGGTTCCGCAAGTACTACGGTCTTTATCGTGCAATTATAAAGTCCAATGAAGATCCTGAGAAAAGAGGGCGGGTTCAAATTCTATGTGCAGAAGCGGGACACAAGGATGAAGTTTACCCTAGGGATTGGGTAGATCCTATTCTACCTACCGCAGGCCCCTCCAGAGGAAGCTTCGTAGCTCCTCAAGTAGGGGATTGGATCTGGGTAACATTCGCTCAAGGTAATCCCGCTTGGCCGGTGGGATACATTGGTTCCTATTTCGGTGGCAAAGAAATGCCCCCTGAGTTTGCCTATACAAACAAAAAACCAGAAACCCAAGGAATTATTACTAGAGGTGGGCATACTCTAGTAATGTCCGACACCCCCGGTGAAGAAAAGGTAACCCTCTCGTGGCACCAGCCGGATGCATGGCCCACCAATCCCCAAGAGACCCCTGATCGTACCAAGGGTAAGTCTTCCAGTATGGTATTTAAACCAGACGGGTCAATTGAAACTACTTCATCTGATAAGGCCAAAATTACCCTAGATAGCCCCAATCAAGTCATCACAGTTGCCGATTCCAATGGAAATACGGTGACTCTAGACAAGAACGGCATTACAGTGAAGGATAAGAGCGGTAATAACATTAAAATCATAGGTGGGGATGTTACTGTCCAAATGTCAGGGGACTTCAATGTCACTGATGGCAACAACTCCAATCTAAAGACCCAGAATGTCAATTTAGGACTTTCTCCTACATATTCTGCGGTTCTTGGAGAGTTATTCATGACTCTCTTCAACGCACATGTTCATCCGCACCCCTTGGGGCCTACCGCAATTACTCCAACCCAAATGACTCCCGCCGCCTTATCCAGTACTGTAAAATTATCTAAATAAAGGTTACGTCAAATTTGAAGTAAACCCCTGCATTATAGCCATATTTGTGCTATAACCAATGATGAGGTTACGAATGGACTATTCATTTAGGGGTCTTGGCTTTCCCTTTTCAATTAAAGAAGGTGCTTTTCCAGCACCTACTCAGGATGCCGACCTGATTGCACAGTCGATCATGCAGATCATCGGTGTGACTCCCACCGAACGAGTCTTCGATCCCAACTACGGCTGCAACGTTATGGACATGGTATTTGAAAACAACGACTCTCTCCTACAAGAAATTGCAAAAATAAATATCCAGAACGCAATCTCCAGATACGAACCTCGTGCGATTCTGCAAGACATTACCTTCTCTAAAAACTCTGATGGGAATGCGCTATACGTAAACATTATATTTACCGTAAAATATACAGGGGAAACAGGCACTGTTTCTCAGAAGCTTGGAGCCTAAATGCCCGTCAATACTTTAACTAGCGCCAAGTTCGGCGGATACGACTTCGATACTCTGACTGACGAGCTTAAGGCACGCCTTCAGGTAAACTTCGCAGCCCAGTTTAACGACTTCGCCCAATCCTCCATGGCAATGGTTCTTTTGGACCAATTTGCATACGGTTTGAACAATCTAGCCTTCTATCTAGACCAACGCGCCACCGATAACTATCTAGTTACAGCTAGAACAGTTGGGGCCATTACTAAGCTGGCTAGACAACTCGGGTATAAGATCGCCCCAGCCACCGCATCTACAGTAGACGTTGATATCTATCTAACTAGCCAGTACGCCTTCGATGTACCACTTGCCAGAGGAAGTCAGCTAAGAAGCACCAACGGTATTATTTTCGAAACCTCCCAAGCTCTTACCTTCCCTTCCGGAACTCTTCCCAACGTATCCAAGACAGTTTCCTGCTATCAGGGTCAAACCAATAGCCAAGTATTTACCTCTACTGGAACCCCTAATCAAAAATTCCAATTCAATGCCTTGGCCTCTAACTCCTTTATCGTTTCAGGATCAGTCATTGTAGATGTCGGAGGTAGTGCTTACACTGAAAGTAAATTCATTACCTTTGACCAAACCAACCAATTTGAAATCGACTACCAAGCATCACCTCCTACGATCATGTTCGGTGATGGTAATGCAGGTAATATTCCTCCAGTAACCTCAGCCATAACTGTTACCTACATTGTCTCTCAAGGCTCCTCCGGTCGAGTAACTCAAGGTTCCATCAATAGCCTAGTGACACCTCTAGTAGTCTCCGGTACCTCAATTGGAATGGTAATCAACAACCCACTCAGTACAGTTGGTGGGGATGACCCTGAGAGTCTCTCAAGTATCCAAGCAAACGCCCCTAAGGTATTTGCTTCTAGGAATGTTGCGGTAACCCAATCAGATTTTGAGGGCCTATCCAGTGCCTTCTCAGACCCAATCTTTGGTCGGGTGAGTGTCGCCAGGGCCGTGTCTACAAAATCCTCCGATACTGATGTTGAGCTTCAGAGTGCTACCTCTACGATTACAACCCTAGTGAGTGCTCCTGCCACCACGGTGGATGCCTTGGTTGCGGCTGCTGCGGTGAATACCACCGATGCTTCAGCACAAAATACTACGTTAGTTAGAAATCTAAACATCCTAGACTTAAAAACTACTGCCATTGGTACTGCCGCCACATCTGCTGCTACTGCCGCTGCGGATGTCAAAGCCAAGTCTATCCAGTTTGTAAATGATACTTCTTCTGCACAAACAGCCATCAATGCAATTACAAATTCTTCCTCAGGTAGTGCTTACTCCCTGGTAAATGGATTCATCTCTTCCACTGGAGTATCTACCATAACTGCGGCTGACAAGGCCCTCTTACTGGGTTACTTGAGTACGATTCAATCTACCATAGACTCTCTAGCCCCATCGTCTACTGCGATTAATGCTTCCGCTGCATCAATTTCAGCAGCCACCAATACAATCCTCGCCAGACTATCTGAAATCGGTACCACCACTACCTCCGGTACAGTCTCAAACCTGATCAGCACTACCAACCAAGCTATCATGCTCGATGTGTCAGCCCTAAGTACCGCCCTAGGTAGCTGCCAAACTACTGTCGATGCTGCCTATACTGGAGTTCAAGCTCAACTAGCTAGCATCCTATCTCACTATAATGCTCTGTTCTCCATGGACGCACGTTCAAACATTGTTACCGTACCGATTCTATCGAAGGACATCGACGGATTCTACGCAGCACCTTCCATGTCTCTAATTCTAGCCCTCCAGAGCTATCTAGACGCCCGTAAGGAAGTTACCCAAGGAGTTGTCGTTACTTCTGGATCTTCTTCCCTTGTATACACAGCCATTACTATCCGACTAGGCATTGATAAATCCTTCATTCAATCCGCCGTTGTCTCTGACGTTACTGCGAAGGTAGACACGGTTCTGAAGAATAGAAAATTCGGTCAGACACTGTACTTGAAGGAAATCTATGACACCATCTACACGGTTGACGGAGTTAAGTTCGCCAACGTAAAGATCACCGGTATTTCTGGTTTCAACACCATTGACAATGCCTTGGACTCTGATGGAAACCTAGTTGTTAAGGATACCTACATTGTTACCAAGGACAGAACTAATTTCGTAGTAAACCCTGAAACCTACAAAGGACAGTAAATGAGAGCACCTAAGATTAAAATAACCATGGAAGGTAAAGTGATTCGCACTGGCGAGATAATTGAGTGGACTGCGTGGGGCGAACCCGATTATTGGGGTAGATTTCAGAAAAAGTTCCACCCCTCAGATCTACACGACATAAAAGTTAAAGGTGGCCCTGTGAGAAGGGCCGCAATGGAGGATTAATGCTTCTACCCACCAACGGTATCTCCATCGCACAAGGAGAAGACCAGACGCTTGAAATCACGGTAACTGATTCTGCTGGAAATACAGAAGACCTTACAGGAGCCAGGTTAGTCCTAAATGTCAAAGCAGATCCTAGTGATAAGACTCCAGTTATTTTAAAGACCACAGACAACGTTCAGCAAGCACAGATCATCAAGGCCCTAGCAGGTTACGTTAGGTTCTACATAACTTCAGCAGATACGAGCAAACTAGAACCTGCTCGATATTTCTATGATGTCTGGGTCATCCTTTCATCAGGCAAAAGATATCCGGTAATCAAAACTTCCGTATTCCAAGTAACAGGTTCTACTTTTAGATTTTAGAGGATCAAATGACTACATCAGCCAAAATGGGATGGCCCATCAGCAATCCTAGGGACAGCAGCTTCTACGACTCCTATATTGGCACCGTTGCAGCCATTGATGCGTCTGCCGCCGCTTTGAAGGAAGACCGAAATCTTATCATTCAAGGTCTTTCTAATCTTGTTCTAGCACCGGCTAGCAACCCCTCCGTAAGTTGGTCTAGCAATATCCTGATCTTCTCCCCCAATGGGTTCGTCCTCACGATTCCTCCAGGGTCTGCTAACGTCCTAGATGGGCAGATGCTTGTCGTTAATGTAGTACGCTCCCCTACGGGAAATGTAACTCTAACTCCCTATGTTTCTAGTGTAATAAACCAGCAGGTTGAATCCGTAGTTCTAGCCAGAAGAAGCGGAAATACCCTTCTATCTAGAGCGGGATTCCAAATCCCCGCTTCAGGATCCGGTACCACCGTAGCATCCTTCGTATCGGTTCCGTATTCAACCTCGATGACAATTGATGCAGCCAACGGAACCTTGTTCCAAATAATTGCTACCAATGCAGTCAATTTTACAATCAACAACCCATCCACTTTCCAGTTCAACGGTCAGAGAATTTCAATCCAAATTCTCAACCAAACCAGCCCCTCTGCAAATCTGGGTACCATCACATGGGGTTCTCAATATACTTTCCAGAACGCCTATAACAAGCCGAACGCGGCTGGAAAGATAACCACGGTTGACTTTGTGTTGGATCAATCCGCAAGTAAATGGCGGGAAGTCTCTAGAAGCGAAACCGCCGTTACTGTTACGTCCTCAGGTCATCTTTTTGATGTTACTGCCTTTGGTGCCGATCCTACTGGAATTTCAGACTCACAACCGGGGTTCGCTGCTGCCTTAACGGCAATGGCGGCAGATACTCAAGCGGTCAACGGAGCCTCATGGGGTCCCGCAGGATATGCTACCTCTCCGATTGGACTTGCCAGCGGCGGTGAAATCTGGGTCCCTAGAGGGGTATATTTATTCAACAACCCTTTTCATATCGGTGCTTATGTAACTATCCGAGGTGAAAACTCCGTCCTAGTTGCTAAGGACTTCTCCACAGATATTTTTGTATTTGATCAGATCTATCGTCAGCAAATATATAATCTACAGTTCCTTGGCGGTAGGTACCAAGTTACTGGCGTTAATGGTACCGATGATATTAGATTCTCAAACTGTGTTTGGTGTCACCCCGGTACTGCCGGTATCTATAATCAGTCAAATACCACTAATCGATGGCATTTTGAAGATTGTGATTTTCTTGGTCAATTCTCTGTTGGCTCTGGACAGATGTGGTTGTCATCTGGTGCAGCAACGGATGGTCGAGGTGGCGTCGATACACTGGTTATGCGGCGCTGCATGTGTCTATCGTCACAGACTGTACCGTTCGTGTTTGGTCCAGGTGATTATCGTCTTAGCCAATGTTTCTTCGTACAAGGCGGTGTTGGAGCGTCTTGGTTTCAGCTATATGGATCAAACCTTGTCATCACTGATAGTAAATTCACTGGTGAGTCCGGATCACCAAACTTGTTTGAACTTCGTCCACTAAACCGACCCGGTGATGGTTTTTATCCTCTTGATGGTAACAAGGGTAATATTCAACTAGTGGATAGCGTAATTTACTCACGCCAGTATATGTTCTATACTCTGCCTGAGAAGTTTGTGACGCGCGGTCTGTCTGGTGTGCAGGATGCATTTTATTTTGATTCAGGCATTTCTGAATATCAACTAGCCAATACCAACATTGAGGATTGGGAAATAGACTTCTCTAGCGGTAGAAACTGGGTGATGGCGTATAATTATAATGCCTCATGGCCGGTGACAAACCAGCGTATTCATTCAGATGTCATGAATAGACTTCTTTACAAAAACGGTCACAGAACAAACACGAATCAGAAGCCGACATCAGACCAGTTCCTTGGATATGCACGTTTAGGTCAATATCCGGTAGATGGTACTGCAATCTGGACCGGTGGTAACAATGGTATCTTCAACAACGTAACCCCAGTACGTCCGACTGACGCAGTTACTGGTCGTCAGGTATTTGAATTGACATCTACCGCTAACGGCGGAAACTTCACATTTGGACCATACGCAGGTTTATGGAATACGCTAGCAGGTCCAGGGCAATATACACTCTCTATTCCGGTCGAGGTGGTGACGCGCAGCACGCTCACGGTTAGAGTTGTGGCAGGTACAGCTAGCAGAAATAACGAACTTTCTACTGGACGCCATGTAATTAATCTTCCCTTTAGCTGGACTACACAGCCTAAGGTGTGGCACCCTAACACCATATATACACAGGGTGATATCGTAACAGTTGGTGGCGGCCCCTATGCTCCCGGCGCTTATGGTGTAACTCTGTACTGCATTTCAACAGGCACAAGCGCCAGTACATATACGCCAACGGGCGCAGGATCGTTCGCCTCGCCATATATCGACGGATCTGCTCAGTGGGTTCGTTTTGACTACATGATGTATAATATCGGTGTCCCCGTCATGGCAAACGGTGACAAGGTACGTGTTGGGGATGCCCGTGTTTTCAAGGGTACTTATACTGGCGACGATTGGCGTGTAGTGACAGTTGGCGCTGCGATTCCGACACGCGGTACTTGGACTGCCGGTGATATTGTGGAGAATGGACAGCCACAGTCTGGATTTCCTATGGGCTGGGTATGTGCAACCTCCGGAACAATTGCCCCAGCTTGGACTACTAATACTGTTTATTATGCTGGCGACACTGTTCTAGCCAATGGTGCATATTGGATCTGTACAAATCCAGACCTATCAGGACACACATCAGCATCGTCCGGTACCGGACCATCAAATTCACCTACCTACATATGGCCTGCGAACGATCTAGCTATCGCCCCATTCTTCAATGATAATGGCGTTCAGTGGTGTTATTATAATGCCGGTGCAACTGCAACCTTCCTAGCCTACGGCTTAATCGGATAAACTTATGACACTTATTGCACCTAGAACACCGGGACCGTTCAATCCAACCACTGCTGCCGCTGCATTGGCAGCGGGCGTAAAATGGCAATACCCAAGCGGTATGACTTCAAAATGGGTCAACGTTCTCGACTTCGGAGCCGATCCTACCGGTACTGTTGACTCGTTAGCTGCTTTTACTGCTGCAATAGCTGCCGTGGCTGCTACAGGTTCAGGGGGAGCACCTCATCAGGCTGGATATGCTACCGGTGAACCTTCTGCACCATTTGGTGTCTACAGCGTTCCGACTCTATATATTCCAGCAGGCTCTTACATCTTTAGTGGTCCTTTCACAATTTCATCATACATGAGTGTAGTTGGAGATAATTGTTTTCTAATCCCTAAGGATTACAACACCGACTGCATGTTGATTGACCAAACTAATCGCAAAAATATTTATGGAATCAAGTTCTTGGTTGGAAAAAATCAGATCAAAGTACTGGCGCATATGGACAACTTCTCCATCCGCCGCTGTTCATTTATTCACCCCGGATACTGTGGCTTAAATAACTCTGAGTGGTTTGGTGCCCCAGTTACCACAGATTCGCCTGGAAATCCGCCTGCAACTGCTAAGTTCAACGCAACCTTTAACGGAACCAACTTGACCGTAACCTCTATGATTTCGGGGACGATTCAAGTTCCAGGCGTCGGATTGAATGGTATGTCGGTTTACGCAGCGTGGGATCCTTATGATTACGCAGCTAGTCAGGCAGGAGTAACGAACTTCAACTTCGTTTCCCAGACCTCCGGTACCCCCGGTGGTGCTGGAGTTTATGTAATCAACGCATCCCAACCCGTTGTAGGCCCATTCCATATTCAGGCATCTGTTCCGGCTGTAGGTACCCATGAGCTATGGATGGATGAGTGCGAGTTCCTTGGTCAGTACGGAGATACTTCAGGCAGCATGATGAACTGCTTCGGCAGCGATGTTACCTATTTGAACAATTGTCGAATTCACACATCGAAAGCAATTCCGTTTATCTTAAACCACGGGGAATTTCGTATAACAAACAGCTTCTTCGTACAATCTGGTGGCGTTCAATCATGGTTCAAGGTTACGGATGGATTTCTATCTATCAACAACTGCAAGATTACAGGCGAAACAGGTGCGGGGGCTATGTTTGAATATCACTCTTCCACAGGGGGTGATGGTGCCTATGCAATGGGGCCGGGGGTGGGGGGCATTCAGATCGTAGACTCTACAGTAGTATCAGCCCTCTTGAAGTTTTATAATCTTCCCACTTATCCTGTTAAAATCAAAGGCACCACTGGATCCTATTACGGATTTTGGTTCGATACAGGTATTAATAATTTGCAACTTCAATCAGCGGATCTTGCTAGCTGGGATATAGATTGGGCTTATTCAAGCGCCATTCCCCCTCTTGCGGCCCCCGCTGTAGTGGGCAATAATCTAGCCCTAGCAACTTCGGTATTCCATAGGGTTCCACACAAATCCGACAAACATTCCTACCCACTATCTACGGACTTTCTTGGTTATGTTAGACCGGGTGGCTACCCTCAGGATGCCACAGTTATCACAGCCGCGCAGGGTGGTGGAGGTGGTGCAGCAGGATATACTTCAGTATATGCGACTGATTCCCGTTCAGGAACTTTTCTAATCAAGAACACTTCTACTACTGACGCATACGTGGCTACCTCCTTCTATGGAACGTCTATTCCACTTTCCATTGGTAAGGGGCAGTATACGCTGTCTCTACCCATCGAAATAGAAACCGATCACACTCTAATGTTCGGTATGTCCTACGGAGCAGTAAAACAATTCTACACAATCTCGAAGGGTCGGCATGTTCTAAATCTTCCATTTACGGTTGATTTCGACGTAATCCCCGGTGTTCCAGGTACGACTGTAGCAGTTGGAGATATGGTTGGCTTCAATAGCAATGTCACCAACAATAACTTCGTTACTGTAAACATGGTAACTACTGCCGGAACTATTGGCGATTGGGATACTAAATCATGGTTTGGTCCCGCACTTACCGGATCGTTTGATTTTCCCTTCCAGTGGACTGACGGCCACACTGCACAGCTTGTAAGCGTCGATGCTCACACTCTAGGGCTAAATTGCTATCGTATCCCTAGCGGCTGTAAGTTTAATTGGGGAGACTTTAGAATATTCCGAGGATATTACGATAGAGAAGAATGGGAGGTAATATCACAAGGAACTAGTATACCTGTAAAGGGCGTATGGCATGTCGGAGATAAGGTTGTCAATACTCTACCTACATCGGGGGGGCCAAGTGGTTGGGTATGTACTACCTCTGGTATCCTAGCCCCTGCGTGGACTCAAAATACTGCCTACTCAGTCGGTGATTTCGTATCCGCAAACAGCGTAATTTGGTCCTGCATCAAAGCTGGAACCTCATTAGGATCTGGAACCGGCCCAACCAACTCGACTCAGATTTGGCCTACTGCAAATTATCAACAACATCCATACTTTAATGATAATGGTGTGTATTGGGTATATATTGCTGCTACAGGTACCCCGGCAGTCTTCTCACCCTATGGGCTAATAGGATAATAAAATGACACTAAAGTTCACAACATCCTCTTACGATCCGACAGCCGCTGCTGCCGACCTTACGAAGGGAATCCTCTGGGAGCAAGAGTTTCCTATTGCCACAAAGGGTGACATGCGGGTAGGTACTGCCGCAAATAAAACAGTGAATCTAACAGTAGGTTCAGATGGTAAAATACTGGTAGCTGATAGTACCCAAACGGGAGGTATGCGTTGGGACACACTAGCGGCATTAGGGATCGCTACCACCGCAGCCACCGTTGCATTAAATCCCGGTTCTGCTCAGACCGGGGCCACAGTCCAACTTACTGGTGCATCCAACATCAGCACCCTCGACTTAACATCTCTCGGAACCGGCGCTGTTCTTCGTCTTCACGGATCTAATACCGCATCTTGGATGATCCTTGGTGACGGTGCCATTGGTACGAATGCTAACACCCCTAATTCACCAGCATTCCAAGGTACAGGTAATGGGCTTGGCGCTGGCGGAGTTTTCTATGGTGGAACTAGCGGGTTAGGTGTTCGTGGTCAAGGATATGGCACGAACCAGGGTGTACTAGGTGTGGGTGGCGATGGTGCCGGTGTAAGTGGTGTTGGCGTTCACGGGCAAGGTGGAAATACTAGTCACGGTGTTATTGGAATAGGTGGAGCTACTTCTGGACATGGTGTAGTTGGAACAGCAGGCGGTTCAGGCATCGGAGGAGTATTTACTGGAACAGTTACTAACCCTGGTGTCCAGGCAACTGGCGGTTCGTCTGGTGGAGTTGGTCTATATGCCGCAGGCGGCTCGGGTGGATCTGGATCAGCCTACGGTGCGGATATTGTGGGTGGTGCCTTGGGTCACGGACTTAGGGCAACCGCAACTGGCAACGGATACTATGGTGGTTTATTCTATGGCGGGCCTGGAACTGGCGGCGGTATCCAAGCTACTGGTGGCGGAACAGGCTCAGGTGGACAGTTCGTTGGTGGTGCTACAAATGGCGCAGGCGCAACTGGAACCGGTATCGGCGCGGGGTCGGGTCTTGTTGGAATATCAGGCAACACAGGCGTTGGACACGGCCTCCAAGGTATTGCTATGGATATTGGGCAAGGCGCAGACCTTTATGGCGGTCTAAATGGTGGATATGGCGCAGCCTCCACTGCGCGTGGGGGTAATTCAAACGGGTTTGTCGGCACTGGACATGGTGGTGGTGCTGGTGTTTATGGTATTGGCGGGGCCAATGGTCACGGTATTCAAGGTACAGGTCAGGGCACCGGCATGGGCGGTAACTTCGGTGGCGGCGCAGGTGTTTCAGGTAATGAGCATGGTATCTATGCCGTAGGTGGTTCTAATGCTGGATATGGCGCGTTTGCTCAGTCAAATACCAACTATAGTGCAGTTTATGGCCTATGCACAGGAGCAAGCACTGGGTCTGGTGTTCAAGGTATTAAGTGGAATGGTGGCGGTGGCTGGGCTGGATATTTCCAAGCCACAACTGGAGCAGATGGTGGTATTAGATCAGAGACACAGGGCACATCAGGCATTGCTGGGTTTTTCTTTCAGTCAAATGCTTCTACTGGAACCGGGCAGGCTATTTATGCACAAGCTGACGGTGCAGGCCCAGGAATTGAAGTTTACGGTGGCACAACTGGCGTTGCCTCATACGGCATCTACGCCCACGGTAGATCCAACACCCCCGTAATCCTTGCACTCAATGCAAACGCAGGGGGTAACGCATGTGGTATTCGTGCCATCGGTGGCGGCGCGGCAGTAGGTGCCCAATTCCAAGGTAACTCCGTTCGTGGGCAGGTTTTGTTTGAGCCGTCCACTACTACACCAACGACACCGCTCGATGGTGAACTCTGGGTAGAAAATATCGGCGCTGGCGTTATGAGTTTCTGTGCTCACCTTAATAGCCAGAATAAGGTGCTTAGTCATGCATTTTGGACTCTAACATACTCAGCCAGTATCACGCCTATTGCAGGACCGGATACTCAAAGCATCGTGCCAAATAACGGCACTGCATTTACAATCAATGCTCCTGCTCTTGCATTCTCTGGTGCAATTTTAAATATTCAAATTAAGAACACCTTTGGTACACTAGGTGCTCTTACGTTTGCAGCAGCTTATAAGACAGGTGCAGCTTGGACGCAACCCGCAAACGGATTCTCGCGTACCATTACCTTTATGTACAACGGTACCGACTGGATTGAAATCAGTAGAACAGCCGCTGACGTTTCCAATTAATACTAGTGACTTTACTTCACTTTTGATGTATACTTTTCAAGTCAGGGGTTATTTAAAAAATGGCATATACACTTGAAAAAACTTGGCAATACGCTCCCAATATTCCGCCTAGCGATATCTCATCTGTTACAGCACTACAGAAAAGCTATTTATGGTTTATTAAGGCAGCCTTAACGGGTCAGACTGGTGGCCTCTCGGCTGGTCTCTGGACTTGTTATTATTCATGTGATGGTACTACAGCCGGAACTGCTGGGGACGGAATAGACCGGTGGACGGCATCCTACGACGCCACCAAGATTGTAAATGCTAATGCGGGAAGTGCCCACTCTTGGATGGTGCTTCGTAGCCCCGCCAACTTTGTCAGAACCGGTGTCTACCTTTACATGATCATCGATGTCGTAGCCAGCACCAACGCACTGACACTGACATTCTGTGTGGGTGCGCCCACGGCTGGGAGCACTACAGCCGCACCTACACAAGGTGCATCGGCTTGGCACCACACCGGGATCCAGTGGTCCGACGGTACACTTACCCAACATTTTCATTGCTCTCTCTCTTCAGAGGGTGCGTTCTTCCTGTTCAACAGTAAGGACACTACCTACTTTGTAATGGGTGGACTAATTGTGTCCAAGCTCGCAGATACGCGCACGCTCGACACCGTACCAGTAGTCTCGTTCATCAGTTACGGGTCCTCATCCCCTGGTGCGTTCGGTATCCCCTCCGAGACGTACAGTACAATGGGCATCCAAGCCTATCGCCTTGCTGGAGTGTCCGGCTTTGGGTGGGGTAGTAGCTATGGTGGAGGCGAGCAGTCTGTTTGTGTTCTGTTATACAACATTCTAGACACGTTTACAGGTGGCCGACAACCGCTTGCGACCAACCTTTCTTACGCCCAGTTCTACGATTCGTTTGAGACTACATCGGGTACTGATTTGCCTGTGTATCTATTCTGCCCTGCCGGGCAGGCTGGAGGATGGACTATCAAAGGCCGCGTACCTGACCTTCGTATTTGCAGCTCAAATGGTATCAATGTCGGGTCTGTTGCTCCTGGGCCTGCTGGACCTGTTACTACAATTTCAATGGGTGCAACTTGGTTCCCGACCGGTGCTGCGCTGGTATAGCCGATGGCCTACGTCAATCACAACCACGCAGAGGCCGCACCTACTGATGCCCAAGTACAGTCACGCTTCCCGTACTACCGCCAATTCATTTTGGGCCGCGTAGGGCTTGGCAGTTTCAGCGGGGCTGTTTCTTATACTCCTCCCATACCCACTATTACAAATATATTACCTCCATCCCCTACCATTCTACCTCCTAATTCTTCTATTCAGTTTGACGCCATTGCCCTTGGGGTTCTCAAGAAGACTATCATTATGGTTCAGATGGGTACCTCATACGAAGTCATCTTCGACGGAGACTCCTTCGCTCCTAATTATGTTGGTAGTGTTAAATCCACGATTTCCAATGGCTTTAGATTCACGGTCGCCCGAATAGGTGGTTGGCTATCTACCTCTATATCTTTAAACATCTTTGCAATCGATGGATTTGCCCAAATAGCCCCGTAGGGAGAGGTGACTCTACTTCACTTTTGATGTATAGTTATTCCAGCTAGATTCTTTATTAAAAGGAGCCGAAGATGGCACTCAGCGCGAAATGCAGTGTATGTGGTAAAGACTTTGAGCAAACAAATCCAGGTGATGGATTGGTTTTCTTCGTTCTTAGGGATCAGCCAAACCCAGCCACACAATGGGAGCTACCTAGAACGTTTGCCTGCTATACTTGTATCCCTAATCTAAAAACGGCCCTTTTGGCGTTACTACCTAAGGCTTAATCAATGGCGACTACTTGGGAACGCACTTGGCAGACGCTGCCGAATAATACTCCCGTTACTCCTGCGGATTTCTATAAGTACGCCTTCTGGTTCTTCAAGGCGTTCCTAACGGGAACAGGAGGTACCGGCACCACTGGAGCAGGTAAGTGGTCTTTATATCAGGTATGTAACTCTGTTACAGTATCTGCAACTAATCCAGTAGACCCTTATGCGACCTTCTCCGCAGGAGATTGGGTTCAGGGTACGATTGCTTACAACCTCGTAAATCCTGGTCTTACCGGGGCTGGGCTTCCGGCTCACTCTTGGTATGTTTTAAAATCTCCAGCCATGGGTACTGGACCATACTACTTAATCTTTGATTATCTTGGTCTAGACTATAGTTACTGTGGCATTTATATGACCAAGACTCCACCTACAGGTGGTACTACCACTGCCCGTCCTTCTTCTGTCATCGAAACGGGTTGGGCTGGTAACGCCGACTCTAACTTTGGGTTAGGCGGGACCAACAACCAGTACGCCTCGTATCAGAGTTATAGCAATCAATTTTGTTACTATGGCACCCCTCAATTTATAAACGCTAGCCTCTCTACCAACGGCGACTTCTATTTCGCAATGTCCGTGCAAGGGTCAGCCACCTTTAGCAGCTTCTTCATGTTTCAAGAGCTTGCAGAATGCCAGCCCTCCGATACCTGTAGAGCCATTATGTTTCGTCATGTAAACGGGGCCGGAGTATTTGAAGATGTTAACGGATGTGGTATTGCTTCGCGCCAGCACTGCTTTAAAACACTTCGTGCGGACGGTACCACTTACGCTAACTCGGGCGGTATCGCCCTCATGGGTATTGCTCCCTACGGTTCCTCCAGTATCAATAATCAGTATATGTGTGCCTATCAGTGGGATACCATTCTTGCGGGTTATGTAGATTGGCCCTACTACATCATGACAGGTGGCGCATACAACAACTATTCTCGTAAGGGTCGGCTCGTTGACTTAGTACTAACACAAACCAGTACTGATTATTATTCCGCCAATAGCGGCCTAGGGCATAAGCTGCCCATGGGTTCAGTGGAGCCGGTAAGTCCTCCGTATGCAAGTGTAGCTATTGGAGGGCAGTGGCTTCCTTGGATCTCTTCATCCGTTCCAGCAATGTAAGGTAAGTACTCATGGGCGTTGTTCGTTACCAAAATCCTCTACCAAGCGTAGCTAGACAGACCAGATATGGTGTAACTAGCTACGCCAGCGTAAGACGCCCTACTATTTATCCGCCTACCCCCTCAAGGCAGGTTAGATACGGCCAAAAAAGCTTTGCCATCGGAAGTCGTCGCCAAGGCTTCGTACCGGGATTACCAGATCTACCTATCGCCCCCTCTGTTGTTATTATTTCCCCTACAGTGGGAAACCCACTGGCTCCGTCAGACTTAATTAGGGTCAATGTAATTTACCCTAGAAGCCTTCGCAGATCTGTATTATTAGTAAATTTTGCCGAACTAGGTTCAGATGAAGTTGTCTTCGACGGATACGTTTTCACAGTCAGATATTCACTTTCCATAGTTTCCGTTGGAACGAGCAATTCACTATTCGTAATACAGCGTAAGGATGGCTGGCCTACAGGAGCCACCGTGTCACTAAGAGCTATCGCCATTGATACCTACGGCCAGGAGGCCGCATAATATGCCTGTATTTACTTGGCCGGTTCTATCTCCTAGCTTGATTACGCCTACCTATGTAGACAGATCTGGTGTTTACCTCGGTATGGGTACTTTTGATACTGGATTCTTTAATTGGTCCAAATGGGCACAAATGACCCTCTGGGATCACTTGCCCATGCTATATAAGAATTCAGATGAAAATGGACTCTTGGAAGCCATGCTAGTTGGGCTTGGCGAAACTATGGAAGAGTTCCGATACAAGATATCAAAGCTAGATACCTTGAAGGATCCTCTTCTAGTCCCTACTAGTTCTGATGCTAACGAGGTCCATCTAGTTCTAGGCCCTGTCGTAGACTCTCAACCAGTAATTGATCAATCTGGTCTAAATGGTTGGGTTAGCGCACTAGGTCTGTTCACGGCCCCCACAGCAAGGTTCACTAATGATGATGTCGGTAAGTACCTTAGGATCTCTGGAAGTGCCAATCCTCTGAACAATACCAAGGTTAAGATCTCCTCAATTATCTCAGGTACCTCTGTATATACCTATCCAAAACTAGCTACTGATGCTGTGGTTCCTGGAATTCTTTCTTGGTCAGTATCTCCTTCCGTTGATCCTGCTGCGGACTACACTACCGTTGAAATTCAAGCAGGCGATACCAGCAACATTCGTCTAGGTTGGACCTTGTGGGATGGGTTGTCTAAGAATGAAATCATAGGTAAAGACAGATTCCCAGTTGCTACTAATAACCATAACGTCTTGAGCCAAGAAGCTCTCGACGGAGTAGTTGCTCTTGGTAATGATGGGCGAACATACTTGTTCTCAAAAAAGATTGTCTTCAAGACTTCTGACAAGGGCAAGCCACTTAGTATTCGTGGTTCCAGCATTGTGTCTAACAACAATACCTTGTGGTCGGTTGGATCCCTAGTTAGCTCTGCCAACACCCCTACAGCATTCAGTGGATATAGTGGAATATCTGTAATTGATGCCGCTACTTCTGGTAGGGAGGCTGGGGTCACTCATACTTATCCGACAGTGGACGCTAACCCTATTTACTTTGCTGTCCTAAACAGACCCTTTATTTATTTGAAAAAGGGAGCCAGACCGCTAGGTATCTTGGAAAACAGCGGAGCAGATCTCTCTATTATTTCCTATACTGACGGAACAATTTCAATCCCCGGCATGTCTTTCGATGCTGTTAAGCACGTTGGTAGAGTAATTCGTATTTGGGGAACCTATGGGGTATTTCCAACTACCGCTGCTCAATTCTTTGAAGCTAAGATTCTCTCTATTAGTGACGCTACACACGCTACCTTGGATCGAGCACTTCCGTTGGATCCAGGTGTGTCGTTGAACTGGGAAATAAGAAGCGCACCTACGACAGATACAGCAAATGCAAGCGATACGTCAGACGTAGCTAACATGTCCGCTGTGGACATGTATCCCCCTTCAATGGCGAGACTCCTAGCTCAAGAGTTTGGATCAGACATCTCGCTGGCAGAGCGGGAATCCCGACAGAGGGCTTGGATTGTAAATCTAATAAACTGGATTGATAAAAAAGGTACTGCGGAAGCCTATAGGATCATTGGAATTCTAAGCGGTTATCTAGTCCAAGCATCCCAGCTTTTCAGTGTCCGCTTGAGTTCAATTTACGGACAAATGCTTCCACCTAACTGTTTTTACGAACAGCCTGAATCAGTCAAGGGTCGTTTCGGAACTGATGGTGTCCTGATACTAACCGGATCTACGATTCAATTCTACTCCCCCAGTGCGTCGTTTTATCAAATAGACATCGGTCGTTGTGTCCGATTAAGAAATTGTGCAAATCCATTTAATGCTAAACGATATACCATTAGTAACGTCCTGGACACTCACACAGTTCAATTTCTCGCGTCTGATTATGTATCAGGTGTGCAGACATTCCCAGATACTAGTACTAGCTGGGCACTGGTAGTCCTACTAACTGAAAACCCTCCTTCCGTTGCACCTTATGATGAAGTCAACTCTGATATTATGACTTCCTATGTGGGTTCGACCGCATTCTCTCCCGACATGTTCTCTTGGGATCCTAACTTTGCACCCATAATGCACGTTGGGAACGGCCCCACAGCGCCCGTTAAGATCAGTAACTCTACATTTCAAGTTACCTTGAAAGATATAACTGCTCTGGATTACTCAAGCACCTCTGGAACTATTTCCATCGGAAATACAGTTACTCAAGGATCTGCCTCTGGTACGGTAGTTTATGGGTCTAGCTCTGGTTCCGGAACCATCTGGGTCTACACTACTTCCTCAGCTCAATTCACCCCAGGTGCAGCCACCTTTACTGGAGGCAGTTTAACTATTACTTCTACCCCTATCTATACATCCGCTTCAGCGGGGGTTAGATCAGGAACTGCGGCAGTAATGGGGGATTCCCCAAATTGGACCCTAACTGACTCCGCAGGTAGTATTTTTCATATAATCAGCCGCTCGACAGTCATCGCTGGTACACCCAATACCTACACTGCATTAATCGAATCTACATCAGTCCCAGTTACAAATTCATCTGCCCTCTGGAAACTAACCTACGTTTGTCCAAGATTATCTGGCACAAATAGAGACTTTGCCCCAAGTGCAACCATGAAGCTTAACTACTCTTCCCAAGTAGCTCCTAATAATCCTGACATTACAGAAGAAGCATTCATAGACAGACTTGCAGCTGCAAAACCCGTTCATGTGACTTTCTATAAAAGTTCCCTAGGTAGACCCCTTCTAGGTGGTCCTACAACCTCCATCGGAGCGCCTAAATTCGGAGTTTCGGGTCTCTCTGGTATCGGTTCTAATAAATTCGGGGATCTAATTATCTCTGACACTGGATACATCAGGACTCTAGATACCAATGGAAACGTAAAGACCGTCAAGGGCATTACAGGCGGCGCTTGGACTCCATATAAGAGCCGGGATCCAGTGACAGACTCCAACGGGAACATATTCTTCGCCAACTTACAGAATGTTCAAAAACTAGATCCGTTTGGAAACTTGACTGTGTTTGCGGGAAGTCCAAGCACTTCGACTGATACCGGATACATTGATGGTATCGGGACCATAGCTAGATTTACCAACATCGAGCACATGTGCATTGACTCCTCCGATAATATCTACGTAGCTGATACCGGCGCGTGGAACAACTCGGGCGCGTGGGGTGTACCGGGGTCTCTTATTAGAAAAATTGATAAATACGGCAATGTTACCACTTTAAGTGGTGCCTCTACTGCGGCTTACGCAGGCACGGGAGTGTCCGGATCCGGAAACTTAGCACAATGGATGCATATAAAAGGATTGCAGTGGGTAGCAGGTACCAGCACTACGCCAGAATACCTGCTAGTAACGGACTACTTGGATAAATGCATCAGTAAATATACCTTCAGTACCTCCACGGCTACCCTGTTGCTTGGCACCCACGGAACCGGCTTTGGTTATTCTAACTTAAGTGGTGTGGTTGTTGGTCCAATTTCAAAAAATATGTATATACTGGCTGGAAACTCAGGGTTCAACTCCTCTGCAATTATTAAAATAACTTCAGCCTTAGTCGTTTCCATATATGCAGGAAATGTGTCTTCCTTGGGACACACGGATGCTGTAGGTGGAAGTGCTCTTTTTGGAAGTTTGACAGGACTTACAGTCGATCAAGATGAAACCCTGTATGTTTGCGGCCAAGATAGTATAATTAGAAGAATTGCGTACTCTCCTACGGTCGGAACGGTAACTACGATTGCCGGGGTGTATAATGTGGCAGGTTCTAACGATTACTAGTTTGTGGTACCATATTTAAAAAGAGGTTCCCCTTGGCCGCTATTCTTCTAAATACCTTCGCAACATCAGCGGTATCGGTTCAATACAAAGAGCCGTATCTAACTGATGCTATCAATAACAAGTTATCCGTCGTGGTTCCTACTGGAATCTACGAAGGGTTTGTCATGATCGGCAGTTCCGTCAACACGATACAACTTCTCACCGAAGTAGGGACCAATGGGACTGCATCTAGTCTAGCAATCGTCAGGGATGCCACTAACGGTAGAACCCTTACTGTCTCTAGTTCTAGCGTTATTACCTTCGATACTACCCCTGTAGGTAATGCCAACGATGTAGTATTCGTACTAGAAGCTTCCTATGCTGCTTCTGGAAACCGATCTGTTGTAGTAAACGCCTACTCTGCTTCAGATTGGGCCGCACTAACTAGTGCTCAAAAACTTCCTCTTGTGGTCCTAGGAACTGCCAATACTCTAGTGGGTGGCACTCCATTTGTAAAACTTTCGGGTAGAACTGAAGCTTGGGATAGAACTTCAAAATATGCCATCCCTATGGTTAACGTGGTTAAGAACTCGGGGTTTGAACTAGGACAAGCTAGTGCAACTTCAAACGTCCGTAGAATACCATTTTGGGATTATTCTTCAAGTGGAACCTCCTCATACCCTGCGGTTTCAACCACTTCGGCTACAGGTAATTATTCTCTAGTAGTTCACTCAAATCAATTAACCGGCTCCACCAACTTTTCTGCTTCAATTTCCCAGAAGTTAAATATCCCAGTTGTAGCGGGAGATCTTTTACGACTTAAGTATTCTAAACGGACATTAATTGCTAGCACTTCTGGTGGTGCTGTTGGAATTGTCTACCTATATTTCGACAACGCTTCCGTCATCGTATCCACGTTTACCTTTTCATCCACAGATGCATCCTTTGTAACTACGGATATATTTGGAGCGGTACCTGCCGGGGCTAAGTCTCTAACTTCCATTAGCATTGATTTAACTGGCTATGTGTTTCCGGCTTTTACCGGGGACGCAATCCTATTCGACTCAGTTCAAGTTCTAATGCGCCCAAGTGTTGCTCAACGGGATCCAATTAACCAGACCCAAATTGGAATCCCCCAGTTCGCAAGCTCACTAACTTTGGATAATGGTTCTGGGATAACCTTCGGAACTGGAGCCACTAGATTATATTCAGATGGGACCAATCTTGTAATCGCTGATCCCGATGGAACCTCTAGTACTCAACCTGCTATTGATGCTAAGGGTCAATTACTAGTTGCTAAGAATGCGGTAATCAATTCTAGTGCAGCGGCTGGAAACGGCCTCACGGTTAGTTCCGGGGCGACGGGAAATGGTATCGTTGCTTCTGGCGGTGCTACTTCAGGTGCCGGTGGTGTATTTACCGGTGGCCCTACCTCAGCAGGTGTTGCATCTACAGGTGGCTCTGGCGGCTCCGGTGTTCAAGGTACTGGTGGTACTGGCAATGCTGCGGGCATATCGGGTCAAGGTTCTGGTAACGGCTCTGGTGTTCAAGGCACAGGCGGTCCCACAGTCGGTGCCCATGGTTTAACTGGTACCGGTGGAGCCTCGGGTGGATACGGCTTAAACGCAGTCGGTACTGGTGGATTCTCCGGTTTAAATGCAGTTGGTAGCGGAAGTGCGGCTGGTGCCACCTTCACTGGTGGAACCACCACTGGAGCGCCTGGATTAACCGCATCAGGCGGTCCCACTGGTGGTCCAGGAGCCACTTTTCAGGCGATTGGTTCTAATCCCGGCATTTCTGTTACCGGTGGAACTAGAGGTGGAGTATTTACAGGATACATCGGTATAGAGGCTACGGGTAGTGGCACGGGTAGTGGCGCTGTCCTCACGGGTGGAAATACTCTTGGTGGATACGGAGCCATCATAAATTCTGGAACCTCCGGTGGAACAGCGATTCTAGCTTCCGCTGCTATCTCTGGGACCAACACTGGCGATGGTATTCAAGCCTCTGGTGCCTACACAGGAGTTGGTGGTAGATTTACTGGTGGAAGTGCCGGTCAAGGTGTTATAGTTTCAGGAACTGCTGGTGGTACTTTCACAGGGTCATCAAGCTATGGAATTTCCGCTTCTGCTGGTGGAAGTGCGACCGGAGGATTATTCAGTAGTGCTGCGGGAATTGGGGCATTTGGACAAGGTGGTTCATCGGGAGGCTTCACTGGAAAACAAGGTCTAATGGCTCAAGCGGGAGCTTCTCCTGCAAAGGGAGCATTGAATCTAGTCTCTCAATCCACTCCGATAAATCCGGATCAAGGGGACGTTTGGTATGATGGTACTAGCCTTGTAGTTAAGACTCCAGCCTCTCAAAACTATATTCTATCTACTCCTGCTAGTAATAGTTATTGGGGGCCTATAAATTCTGGTGTTGTCGATACTACAAGTCCCTCTTATGCATCAGTTTGTTCCACTTCTATATCCTTACTAGAGCCTAAAATTGTTCTTGTGATTCTTCAGCCCACTGCAAGCTTAGTTCATAGCATCTCACTCGGTGGTGCCACCTCTGCAACATTTAGAATCACCGCCGGTGGATTCGAAATAACATCGTGGACTCTAGGCTCTACGGAACCTATCCCTAAATCATACTCATTTATATGTTCAGGATTGCCCTCTGGAACTAATACCGTCTCTTTTGACGTTAAAGGTCCGGGTGGCCCGCACATTATTGTAAGCAACATCACTATGTATGTTAAAGCTCTAGCTTGGTAATCAGGAGAAACTATGTCAATTCGCGTCCGCTACAAATTCATTCCTTCAATTTCATCTGATGCCAACGAAGCCAGAGATCTTGGGAATCCGCTGATTGAAGTCTACAGCGATGCCTTGGTAGACGGCGGCTCATTCAGGGCTACTGTTCCAGCCTTGGCGACCAATTTACAAATCGCTATGCCGGGAATCGCTAACGTTAGCTTCCTAGCCATTAGAGCTACCTCAACCGATTCCTCACTAGCTCCTGTAACGGTTAACTTGACCAAAAACTCCCCCTCAGGTGAAGTTATTGCCTTGGTTCCATTCGGAGGTAAAGAGTCACTTCTTGTGCTAACCACCTCCGGTATCACTAGCATCTATGCTAGCAACCCTAGCACCACTACCTCAATGGACTTAACCTTCTACGTCGCCGGTAACTAATGACTAAGCTAGTTCTAAGACCATGTAGGGTTAGAAGTACCTTCTTCAGCACCGAGGAAGAGGATCCCGTTACTTATGATTTAAAACAGCTTAGAAACGAATTAACCAATACTTACGATAGGTTAGAGTCTCACAAGATTTCCATGCTCCAACAGGATGCCTATATTGGTAGTTCTCAGACCGCGACGGGAAATAAAATCTTCGTACTGATAAATCCAGATAAATCTGGTAATATTGCATGGGTATTAGCAAAAGACCCCTCTTTCAGGGACCGTATTTTAAAAGTTTATAAAGTACAGTCCATTGATTGGGGTTCACAGATTGAAGAACAAAACTTCCTAGGAGCTTGAAATTATGTCTAAACTACTTGAATCCATTGATGCCGTGGGGGAATTGTTCAACCTCTCAGAGGGTCACGAAAAGAAACACAACCCCTTCCGTCACCACTCCAAACTAGGCAATAAGACTCCACGCTCCAGAAACGGCGCTGATGAAGTCGAAAAGTGGGAATGCACCAAGAAGGGTGCATATCTTCAGGTCTGCAAGGGCGTAGGCCCCGGTAATGAAGGTCGTACCAAGATCGTTCATGTTGACCCCTCTTGGAAGAAGCAGTACAACGCTGAATATAAGAAAGGAATGGCGAGTGGAAAATATGTTCCAGCAGTCAGAAGTGGCGGAACTAAAAAAGCAAAGAAAGCCAAGCTTTCAAGCCACGAATAGATTTCTGATTTACGCGCTAGTAGATCCTACAGATCCGTCTAAATTCCGATATGTAGGTCAAAGCCGCCAAGGAATGAAGCGTCCCGCTATTCATTGCATGGAATCTACGCTAAGGAACGATAAAAATCTTCATAAAACAAACTGGATTAGATCAGTTCTAGCCAAGGGTGTAAAGCCGGATATCATAGTTCTAGACACACTACCTGACCGAACTGAAGAGTATTCTAAGAACGAAATCATGCTCTGGCTAAATGAGTCTGAAACTAGATTTATTAAAAAATACAGATTAGAGGGGCATCCTCTGACAAACCTAACAGACGGCGGATCTGGTCCGGTTGGTTTTAAAATGCCAGAAGACGCTAAGAGAAGGATATCTAAAACCCTGAAGGGTAGAGTATTTTCAGACTCCCATAAAGAGTTGATTTCTATTAGAAAATCTGGAGTCCCTCAGTCGGATGAACATAAGTTAGCCTTATCTAAAGTACGAGAGGGTAGAATAATTTCAGAATCAACTAAAGCTAAAATTTCAGCTAGTCATAAGGGTAAAGTTCTCCCAGAAGAAACCAAACGCAGAATATCTATCGCAAAGAAAGGTATTCCTAAAACAGAAGACCAAATGAAAAAAATGTGGGATACTAGGAGAGCAAAGTATGGTCCCCTTGGGAGGTCTATAAAATGACTAAAACAAAACAAACAGGCATGGCTTCTGGCAAATACGTTCCCGCCGTTCGTTCGGGTGGAACCAAGAAGGCTAAGAAGGCCAAGCTCTCAAAGAAGGATTAACCTAAGTGGCCGGTCTTTCATCACTAGCATCTTCCATGAATATGACAGTCAACTCCAAGAGAGTTGGCTTTAATATTCTCACGCTCGATGAGAAAGACAATGTAATTAGCTATAAGAGTCTTCAATACTTTCCAGAATCCCTTAGGGACTCCAAATCAGTAGACTATTCTAGAAAGGCAATGCCGGGAGGCTCCCTACCGATCTACCAGTGGGTTTCCGGGGGCGCTAGAACTCTTTCCCTGACTGCCATTCTTTCTTGTGATAATGACCTATCCGATATTAATACGGGTGTAGTGAATTCCTTTATGAAGTTAGAAGATTTAAATAGTAAGGGACTTCAGCGGAATAATATAGACATCCGAAGTGCGGTGGTCTGGCTTCGACAACATCTATACCCTCGGTACTCTCAAAATCAACAAACACCCTCTGGGTACCAAGTAAGTGCCCCTAGAAAGGTATTTTTAAATATACCCAACTCTGGAATTGGTTTTGCGGGTATGGGATCCCTCTCTAGACCTGACTCGGTTCTATGTATTATGACTCAATGTGAAGTGGACTATAAGAGCTTTTTCCCTAACGGACTACCTAGGCTAGCCAGTATCCAGCTTTCTTTTGAAGAAGTAGCTCAGTATCAGGGGCTAATTACTTTCCCCGCAGCTTCTAAGGGCTTGGATGCACTTTATGAGCAGAGAGGTTTATATAGTGATGCGCCCGATAACTATAGAAGATATGAAGTTGGATCCAAAGGTACTATTGTTGGCGGTGGTTAACTAATGAAATCTACCCAAGTAAGTGAACCTGCCACAAGCGACCTGATGATCCTAGCTCTACCCATATCTAGTTTTAAAAAGCTACATGCCCTCTCTAGCGTGAATGACAAAACCGTAGCACAATTGTTAACTGAGGCAATAGATGCCTATATTGGCAATTTAAAAAAGGAGTAACCCATGAACTTAGACGCAATGTTAACCGGACAGAACGGAGTGCTAGCTGGTGCCATTATTGGAATTGTAATGGCACTAAAGCGTTCTGTTCCATGGCTCACTGAGTCCAAGGCAGGCCAACGCCTACTCCCCATCGTCCCCCTTATTCTCGGGGCAATCGGAGGTGGCTTTGGTAGTGTTATTGTAGATCCCGTAACTATGGCTAACAAGATCATCGCCGGTATTATGGTTGGCGGCGCTGCCAGCCTAGGTTTCAAAATGCTCAAGACCACCGTATTTGGTCACGGGCTAGATGATGTGGACCCTGAAGTAGAAACCCCTCACGAGGCCCCTAAGCCTCCTAAGGCGGAAGGATAAATTAGACCATGGCACTTCCTGCTAACTGGCCCCCAAAGGTTTCTTCCGGCCTCCGCTCGATTCGGGCGTATGTCACTGCAACCTCTACAGTCAACTTCTCTGATAATGCGTACATGTTTGCCGATCTCGTCGCGGGAACGGCAAACACCTTTACCCCGACCCCGGTAGTTTCTCCTAGCCAGCAGACGATGACCGGCCCAAGCGGTGAAGGTACTAACGCCAATACTGCACTTGGTAAAACCCCCAATGGTACTGGCGCAAATGATGCAAATGATCAGAAACCCCAAACTTGGGCATTTGGAATTCGAATCTGCAATGACGGGACCACTACTGACAAGATCGACTACTCCTTCGACGCTGTTAACGTCCATGGTCAGCTAAAGGCAGGAGAGACTGTCGTATATCTTCACCGTCATGAATCCGGCATCGCTATCCGCGCCTCAAGCGGAACGCCTTCATTCCGCATCGAAGCATGGTAGGATATCAGACTACATGGTAGCAGTTGATATAGTTCGCCTAATAGGTCTATACCAAAGCGGTAAATCTACTAGAGTAGTAGGTTCTGAGTTAGGTGTAGACCACGTTACCGTTTTGAACATTTTAAAGAAAACAGGTACTACTATACGTTCTAGAGTAATGCCCAGAAAAGTATCTGTATCTGAGGTAGTAGAAGCTCACTATAGTGGGCTTACTGGTGGAGAAATTGCCACAAAGCTTGGTGTTGATAAGGCTCTAGTCTATGCAAGACTTAAGGAGGCCAATGTAACTCCTTGGTCATTTATAGAAAAGGATTGGGTATCTCTAGCAGTAGAGCTTTACGAGGCAGGTATGGACTGTCCTGTAATTTCAGACTTCATAGGCCCATCTACGGCTTTCATATACTCAGAACTAAAGAAGTCTGGTGTTAAATTCAGATCTAGTAAGGCATGTGGTAGGAATTTCACAAAAGGTTATGCTAAATCCTTCAATTCGGAATTGAAGTTAAAAATACGCACCAGAGACAACTTTGTCTGTAAATCCTGTGGTCTTACTGAAGCTGAGAACAAGGAACGAATTAAGATTCAGGGTCGTGGACAACCTCTTACGATTCACCATATAGATTTTGATAAAATGAATTCTTCCGAAGACAACTTGATCACTCTTTGCATTAGATGCAATGCACAAGCCAACACGGATCGTGAACACTTCAAAACACTGTATTCAGAAAAGGTCAGAGAAATTCTGAACAGCTAGTCAGGGTCGAAGCATGGTGACGAATTTACAATAAAGTTCAGAGTTCAAAGCCCCTCTGGTTGATTCCAGAGGGGCTTTCTGCTATATAGGCTACATGAGCGAAACTCCTGTAGTCCCCGCGACCCCTACCCATGCAGGCCCCACCTACGCTACTACCAAGTGGACTTCCGCTGGTGGGGTTGTCCTTAAGGGCTTGTCACGACAAGCAATTGACTACGTTTGGGTAATTAAGCCCTCCGGTAGCTACGGCAGCAGTTGGTCCCTTCCAAAGGGTAGAAAAGACGAAGGAAGCACCCTAGAAGAGACCGCGACCAGAGAAGTCTTGGAAGAATCTGGGCTAATGGCTAAATTCATTCCCAATGGCTATCTAGGCTCCCACGAGGGATCCAGCAGCACTACCCATTATTACCTCATGGTCCAAACTACTGGAAACCCCTTGGATCATGACTTTGAAACCGAAAAGGTTCTACTCCTTAAGATCGATGACGCCATTGCTCTCATGGAGAAAGACTATAATCGTCGGGACGAGAGGGTCCTCAAGCTGGCTAAAGAGAAAATCGACCTTTTAAAAAGCAATCTAGGCTATTGAGCTTAATTGGTTGGTATTTGAGGATTTCACTGTTATAATCCTCACATGACCACTCCAATTCTGACGACTCTTGAGTACTACTGGAAAAACACCAAAGTATTCCTTTGGGGGTTTCTAGCGGTTGTTGCAGCCATTCTTGGTATCGTCGCCAAGTCATTATTCGATAATAAAGTTCGTGGATTGGACTTTACCCCTCCAGCACCAAACCCCAATTTAATAAAAAAGGTAGAGGAAGCCAAGGAATCGGCAAATTCTGCTAAGATTAAGGCCAAGGTCACTGAAGAGGCCGAGCACGCTAAATTGGAAGAAATCCACACTATTACCGACGACGTTGAGCGTCGTAAGAGGCTAGCCGAAATGGCTAATTCCCTATGATCAATATTACCCAACTACTTGAAAATATTAGAGCAATCCGTGCGGAGATTGAGACTCAAGAACTAACAGAGTCCGATCCAGATCTTTGGGACGGTAAAGATGTAATTGGAGCAAACGCAGCAAACGATGCTAAAGCTATAGCTAAGGTCCGTAAAGAGGGCGGCGGTGCGTTTAAATTTAGTGAGAGACCTAAGAAGCCATCTGAGAGACACATCTGGAATAGTAAACTAAACAAGTGGGTCGAGTTAGGCAAAGCCCCTGGCTCAGGAACCATCCCCGCCTTCAAACCTAAATAAAGAAAGGCTGTAAATGACTCCCGAAGAAACGTGGAAAGAAGTCGGCTTCAAGGTTCGTCCCACCGGTAGAAAGATATTCTGTAGGACGGTTTTAGAAAAGAGCAATTCACTGTTAGTCTTACCTCTTGCTGCCCAATCCTTCTTCTACGGGGACGCAAACAAGAAAATTTTGAATCTTAAGGTGCTCTCGGTAGGTCCAAACGTGAAGGCAGTAAAAAAAGGTGCTATTATATGTTGCAGACGCATGGAATTTGGACGTATTTGGGAATTCAAAGACGGTACCAAGGGCGGCTGGATAGACGAATCCCAGGTTTTGGGGTTCGACACAGTAGAATCGGAGGCGGAATCATATGTTCTTCCTAGTAGGAATGAAAAGCCTAGCAAGCATGGCTAGAGGGTTCAACCCCGAAATTAGCTCGCGTCTGGACCAAGCTGGTTACAAGCTAGCCGTGGATCCCACTTTTTCCGCCGATCCGTATCAGAATTATCCTGCGACAGCAGTAAATCCTAATTATACAGTAGATGATCCAGGTGGAAGGGATAATATGTGCCCTCCTTGTCCTCACTGTGGTGGTACTCTGGGTCATACTGCTGAGTGTTATCAAGCCGGGCCGTTTAAATCCAAATTTCCCGGTCTAGGTAAGAAAATCCGCAAGGCTTCCAAGAGCAAATCTAAGAAGTCCAAATCTAAGAAGTAAATCCTTTTTCCTCTCGGGGCTACGAACATGAAACTACTAGAATCAATCAAAAACATCAGGGCTGAAATCGAAACCCAGCTTGTAGAAAGGGAAGACTCTGAAAACGTTCAGCGCAGAATCGACTCGCGGGATGCTAAGAGATTAGCTAAGGGTGGGCATAAGCAAGCTGCGGGCCGAAAGTTTGCTGGAGCGGCAGTTAGTGCCCAATCTAAGGCTATGGGTGCAAAGGGTACCAAAAAGTCTAGACTAGAGAAACTCTCTACTGGTTATATGCGTAGAGCAAATTGGACTGCAAACCCTGACGAGGCCCACGCACGTTACAAGGAATTTGCCGATCACGCCTCAACCTACGAAGGTCACGCAGCTAATCTAAACGATAGAGTCGATGCCGAGCACGCCAAGGGCATGGACAAGAACCTGAGTCAGATCCACGACACTCATGGTCACCTAATGGACAAACACTTCCTCGCCCACCAAGCGCACTTGTTAGCGGCGCACCACGCTCGTCCAAATAGCCCAGAAGAGAAAATGCACTTATCTGACGCCGAGACCTCACTAAAGGCTCATCACAAGGCAAAGAAGGACCAAGCGGACACCGAAGATGAGATCAACAAAGATATCCATGCCCACATGGGTCCAGGAGTTGAGGCTCAAAAAGCCAAAGAGCGTAAGCTAAAGCAACATGTTAAATCTTCCCCTGACGCAAGCACCAAGACTCCTGAGGGAGCAGAAGCCGATAAGGTTGTAGATGCTACAACTCATATTGGTGGAATTGCTAAGGAAAAGGCCAAGGCTGCGACTGCCGGTGCCGTACATAATCTGGTTAAGGCTGACCAGTACAAGATGAACAAGGGTAATTCTAACCGCGAGAAACGCCTAGCCCAGCTAGACGCTAAGACTCCAGAAGGAAAGCCCAAACTACACAGACTCCCAGATGTCTCCACTGGTCCCGCAAGCCAAGGCAACAAGGCTCTCGATATGACCAAGCACAACCGCTTCTTCTCCCCGGAGCAGGTTAAGGCTCGTGCAGCAAGAAAAGCAAAGACTGCCGCAGAACACGACACCATCAAGAAAGGTCATGACACTATCAAGCACTCCGATGTTAAGGATGGTGTGGTGGTCTAATGACAACCCCGGTATCTCTTCATTTTACTTTAGAAGAACTTGTAACTAGTCAACATCGGGATATTGATAATACTCCTAATGCTGATCAGTTAAAGAATCTAACTACCCTTCTAGCTCCCAAGCTGGAAGAGGTTAGGGGGCTACTGGGACCAATGCACGTTAACTCCGCACTAAGAGTAGAAGCCTTGAATTTGGCCGTAAACGGAGCCAAAAATTCACAGCACGTTTTAGGGCTTGCTTGTGATTTTGTCCCTACTCAGATGGATATGAAGCAAGCTTACGAACTAATTCTGAATTCCTCAATCAAGTTCGACCAGTTGATTGCAGAGTACTGGGGGAATGGTGGTGGCGGTTGGATCCACATAAGCACCACCACTCCGGATAAACCCTTCCGTAGACAAGCTTTGATGATCAGCAAATCTACTGGTGGAGTGTATTTACCTTATAGATCATGATTCCTACCTTTCGACGCCTCAAAGATTCCATAAGGGCTTGCAATTCTAATCCACCTGGGGTATGACTGTTCTTAGCTCTAACAACCCAAGGAGATCACAATGCGAGTCGAAGGAATTTTTGGTAAGTACTACGGTGTGTTTAAGGTAACCAAGCTTAAGGATTCAAATCAATTTCTGGTTTGCTCCGCATTCAAGCACGTTCTTGAGTGGGCCAATGCAATTACGGTTGGTCAGTTCCCTACTACTCTCAAGGAAGACTCAGCTTATCCCTTCCGCAGCGTAGTCGGCGCAGAGGCTCTAGGGCTTCTCCTCAATCTAGTGGGTCAGACCTGCGTGACCTACGATAGCTTCTCCAAGGCTGCGGCTGCGGCGCTTCCTCCGGAACTCGTGGAAGCTAAGAAGAAGTTTGAGGAAAACCTCAAGAAGATGATGGGCAGCGTCGAGGGTTTGGACGTTCCCGGCACCGACTTCAAGAACTAACAATGCCCGCCGAGATCTCCCTAGTGGCTCCGTCCTTCGGAGTCCTTAAAATCCACAAATTCAAGGATTCCGTAATGGTTTCCGCTCCCACTAGGGAAGTCATTGTAGCTGTTGCTGACCGATTAGGGCTTCCATCCTCCAGAATTATGGAATCTAAGAACACCGGATGGACTGCGGTAGTTCTAGATGAGCCGTTTGGTACTAACGGCCTTTCTAGCCTTATTGGCTTCCTACTCGTAAAAGATACCTTTCTAGAGGAGGGGTCTGCTGAAGAGGAGTCTCTTCAAAAGACTACCTTGGAGATCAAGTCTAAGATCGGATCCTACAAGATGGATAAGGCTAAACATCTAAAAGAAATCCTGGCGTCTAGAGACTTTAAGGCCAAGCAGCGAAATCTGTTCAAGAAACCCTAGTAAACTTGACGCTTTAGCGGTTTATTTGATATCCTCTGTTATCCTAGAGGATTCAATGAAAAAAACTGAAGGGCTTAGGTGGGATGAAGATGACCCACGGGACGTAAAAGCTAAAACTAGCCAATACAATTTGAGAGTAAAAGCCGAACAGAGAGGAACCGTCTGGGTAGTCTACCTGACAGGCAAAAACTTGGATCATAAGTCAGAACATGTCTCCAAAGATGCTGCGAAACAAAAAGCTGCAAAGATCCTGCGAGAACTATTAAAGAAAGACAAGGCTAATGAAACTCAGGTGCCCGAAGTGTGACCTACTTAGTAATTCAGAAGTAGTGCTTAATCTCAAGACCTGCCCACAATGCAATACCAGTGTTCTTCCAAGGGACCCGGCGGGCGACGTTAGAATTAACTGGGACGACATTCGTCTTCTGGTTGAACTAGCAGGTCGTTACATCTATAGTCAAAAAACTACTAGCTATCTAGTGGATGAATTTGATACAGTCCTATCTAGCCTTCAGAGAGTAAAACCTGAAGGTGCTCTGGAACTTGAACCCTTACCTTTAGAAATGAAAGCGAGCTATGTACCCAGCACCCTTAGGAATTAAAAATCAAGTAGGAAAGGTTTTAGGAACTAAAATCATAACGCAGTATCTACGTTATAAAGGTTCCAACTGCTGGAAAACCAAATGCTCTGTATGTGAGTATGAATCAATTGCGCCGGATTCTTTAGTAAGAAAGAATAAGATTAGGTCTTGTAGGTGCCAGAGACCTAATCTAGGTGCTCACAAACTAGAAATATTTAATTGCGAATTCGGTATTTCCAATAAATGTAAGGTTAGTTGGAAAATGCCTAAAAGAGTCGGAGACAGAACCAGAAAGCTAAATGAGGGTAAAATAATTTGTTTGTTCTGCTCTAGAACCCTAAAATTTTCAGGTAGAGCAAATCCAAACTGCCAATACAAAAATCTAAACGATAATTTTTTTGAGGTGGTAGACTCTAGTGATAAGGCATATATCCTAGGCTGGATCGCCAGCGACGGACATTTAGACACTGGTTCTATCTCAATCTTTATTCAACAAGAAGACATAGAGTGCATAGAACATATTAGAGACATGATATGCCCAGAGATACCTATAAGCTATAGAAGAGAAGACAATCATACTCTTATGGTCGGATTAACTCTTAGCTCACAGAAAATGGTTAAAGATGTGTGTGGATGGTTAAGGATACTCCCTGGAGAAAAAGCAAGCACTGTAGATTTTCCAGACTTGGCTTCAAACGAGTTTAAATGGTCCTTTCTTCGAGGTTTATTTGACGGAGATGGATCTCTAAATACCACGCAGCCAAAAAACGGTTGGCCTTCCCCTGTTGCAAGCATTTCTAGTTATTCAGACTCAATGAGAAGTAAGATTAAGGAACTTTCCCCTAGCGCCAATAATTATCCTAACAATGGTGTCATCGAGTGGAACGGTGTCAATGCTTTAGATTTCCTAGGAAAGCTGTACGCCAATACTACAAACACTAATAGATTAAGGCGCAAGTATGAACTTTTTGAGAATTGGTGTCTGTGTGTTCCAGGATTAAATGGACCTATAGTTAATCGCAAGTCCGCACACTTTATATGGGCTAGATCAAGAAAAGATGCTGTTCCGCCGTCTAAAGCCAATATCTCAGATTCAGGGTACGATCTAACTTTACTAGAAAAAGTAAAATCTGCTGGAAACATAGACTTTTACGATACAGGTGTCAAGATTCAACCACTCCACGGCTGGTACTTCGACCTTGTACCTAGATCGTCGATTAGTAAATCTGGGTACATGTTGGCTAATTCCGTTGGAGTAATAGATAGAAGCTACATAGGATCTATACTAGTTCCACTAATAAAGACGAATACAAATGCAGAAGACCTAAAGCTTCCCAATAAACTGGTCCAGATCATACCTAGACCAATCATCCATGCTGAAATAGTTGAAGTAGAGCAGCTAGAAACTACCTCCAGAGCCGAAGGCAGCTTTGGAAGCACTAATAATAAATAAAAGGAAAATAAAAATGGCATTCAAGATTCAGCCCCTTCTCGATAGAGTCATTATCGAGCGCATTGGTGGTGTAACCCGGATCGGCGCAATTTATCTTCCTGAGTTGTCTCAGGAGCGCGCCTCTGAAGGTTATGTTGTCGCAGTAGGAACTGGTAAGGAACTTCGTGACGGCACTACTCGACCCCTAATGGTCTCCATCGGTGACCGTGTAATCTTTGAAAAGATGGGGCCTACAGATTTAAAGGTTGACGGTAAGGAATACGCACTAGTCAGGGAAGACCAGATATTTGCCGTAGTGGCTCCTGAGGCCCTTCAGGAGGGTGCTGCGCCCGTGATCTCAGTCGGCTGGGGTCCTCCTCCACAGTAGCTTATTAAAATGAGTACAGACCGCTTTTTAGATAAAAAGATAGCTAACCGAAAACAGGGGGTGGGTCCCAACGGACTCCCCACTTGTCGGTGGTGTCGCGGAGAGGTAATTCCTCCCAAGCGGACGTTCTGTTCTCAGAAGTGCATTCATGAGTGGCGCATCCGCAGCGATGTGGGGTACGCCAAGATGAACGTCGAAGATCGTGATAAGGGAATCTGCGCTTATTGTAAACAAGACTGTACCAGCCAGAAATTACTACTTGATGAAGTCCGCAAAGATGACAGACTCTTATTCCTAAGGGAAATCAAGAAGTTAGGTCTGAGTGAATCTACTTACGACAAGCGCAAAGTTCTATGGGATCTGGATCACAGAGTCAGAGTCGCGGACGGTGGTGGAAGTGCAAGTTTAGATAATTTACAAACTTTGTGCCTCACTTGTCATAAAACCAAAACAGCTTACGAGAACAGCGTTACCAAGAAAGGTAGAAAGCGAAAATGAAGCGAGTTTACAAAGAGAAGAGAATCTTTCAAGACGACGACGGCACCCTCTCGATACGCGAAGTTTGGTTCGGACCCCAAGATACTCCCTATAGTTTTTCCGCACCAATCAAACTATCCAGCGATAGTCTACCCGATCTAATCCGCCTACTAAACGCTTGCTCTAGACTCGCCAGTCCCTTGAACTTCGAACCTGCGTGTGAGGTTCTGAGTCGCAAAGATTTTCAAGCGCCAGATTAGTACTTGAACAAACTAGCGTTTCACGATAGTGTATTCAGAACGCGCAATTCTTTCCCGCGCGCCTAACTTGGAGATCTAATAATGGATGCTGAAGTACTTTACGAGCGAGTCGAAGAATTACCATGGGGACCCGGCAGTGTTGAACTTCAGGATGAATTAGAAATTTCTGTCTCCGAGGATCCTGAAACTGGACATTTTGAAATTTGGTGTGAAGAATTTCAACTATCCGGTACAGGTGAATCCTACGAGGAAGCACTAGCGGATCTCTCAGGCAGCATGGAATCAGTCATTGATGATCTCGCAATCGTTCTAGAGTCCAAGCTAGGAAAAAAGAACAAGCAATTGCTAGAAAAATACAAACACTACCTTCCAGACGAAATATTTCCATAGGAATATAAAATGCCCAAAACCAAAACCTGTCGTTCGTGCAGCGCAAGTAAGGAAGCAACCCTTAAACATTGGCGCTCCAACGGTCGGGGAGGTTTTAAGCCTGACTGTAAAAATTGCCTTTCTAGCTTGGGGCATTTTGAACGCCCTAAGGCTTCCGATAGGGAAATCCCCTTTCAGGAATATGAAGCTGATTTAAATGAAGGTGAAGCAGAAGAGTTTGCGGAAGAACTGACCGAAACACTTAAAAAGACTAAGAAATATCTAGGGTTTGTAAAACCTGGATTTGAAACCGGATTTGAGCCAGATGAACAAGAGCGTCTGCTGGGTAAGGTTCCCAAATTCGTGGAAACCAAGAAGGTATTTGTCCCCGGCAAGAAGCCTTACATGATTGTCATCTTCAACGATGTTCATGTTCCGGTACACGATTTAAAAGTCTGGAAGACGGCACTGAAGTTTCTAAAAGATACTCAGCCAGATGAGCTAATTCTAAACGGCGACTACGGTGAACTTGATTCGTGCAGCCAGCACGGTGGCAATGTAGAAATTACCCCTCTTTCCAAGGACTTGGAAGCCATCAGAGGAACCTTAGAAGAAATTAGAGAAGTAATCCCTGACTCCAAGATCACCTATTTGGAAGGTAATCACGAGACTAGATTAACTAGATTCCTCACCAGCCGTGCCCCCAGCATCGTTAGCTCGCTCACTCTCCCCGAGTGCCTACACCTCAACGAATTAAATATCGAGTGGGTTCCTGAGACCGCCCAGCCCATCCGCAGGGGCAAGCTGACAATCCTACACGGACATCAAATGAACTCTCTGCCTAAGTACCATGCTGGCAGAATCATTGAGCTTTATGGTGAAGCCAACCATAAGGTTGTATTCGGACACTCCCACAGAGCACAGGTTGTTAGTACTCCAGGTGCTGGTGGAAATAAATGGGGTATTGCATTTGGAACTATGCGTACATTGGATCCTAAATGGTTACATGGAGCCAATAGTGGCTGGTCCCACCAAATGGGTGTAGTGTATATTGACTCCGATGGTTCTCCTGATGTGTACCCTGTAACATTCCGCGACGGTGGATTTATTTGGAATGGACAAAAATACGGCTAAGGAGGTCTCATGTCTGGAAAACGCACCAAATCAGGTGAAGACTTTGAAGAAGAAGTTTTTTCAGACGATAAGATAGATGGTGGAGCAGCCATCGCCGGTAGCTCCGAACTCCCCGATTTACTTCTACAGTTGATCGGGGAGATCACCAAGTTAGAGACTCTAATGTCTGAGCTTGACGAGCAGGAGTACAAGGTGGTACAGAGGAGATACAAGACTCTCTTGAAGGCTTGTGAAAGACTTCCTAAAACCTTCCTAAAAGTGAAACGAGTTGGATTTGGACAAGAGTCAACCGAGTAGTATTTTAGACACACCCTTGAGAGTATTCTTGGCGCTAGGTATTCTAGCCATCACGGCTGGCAACGTCTATTCAAACCCAGATAATATTCGTTGTGCAAAGGCAGTATTTGAAACCTGTCTGGCTCTTGTGGCCTTAATACTGATTGCCAAGTATATCAACTCAGACGACATAGCGGGATAAAATGAACCTCATCTACCAAACCAACGACATTGCCATCGTATCCTCCGGAATATGCTCTGCTTTCCCTGATGCTCAGGATCACGTATCCATCGGAACCCGCTACATGCTGGGCTGGAACAGAGAACCATTTTTCTCAAAACTAGTTCCACTACTCTCATATGATGAGTCTGGACAGACATTCATTAGCATGGATGACTGTGCTCATATGTTTTACCCTGGTGTGGTCCCCTTGAAGCAGACTTTTGCACAGGAAGCGGGGGATTTTGTTTGTAGAGAACACCGCGAAAAGTTTCATCTATACCTCAAGAGAACCGACGAGGTTAAAAATAATCATTTCTGCAAGTCCCTATCAGTAGTGGTCTACACTGAGAAGGCATATCGCGCCGATCCCGACTTCACTAAGCACGATGAAATGTATCTGGAGCTTATCAAGAACAGGTTATCTCTTGAGGCCGCAAACAACCTCCATGTAGTTGTGGCAGTTCTTGGCTCTACTGAGGAAACTTCACCATATCCGGCTGGGACGCTAGTACATAACATGGCGGGAGGAAATAGATCATTCTTACCAGCTACCGGCGCAGACTTAGATAGTGCAGCTATTCCAGAGGTTTACTCGGATGTTAAGATGCTGCACAAGTGGATCAAGCTAGCCAAGGAATCTGATGAATTCTGGAGTACTCACGCGAGGGTAGCGGATTGAGCGATTACAAAGACGGCAAGGACGACAAAAACGTCACAGAAAAACTAATAGAAACTATCATAGTAATTCTAATTGTGGCTACTGCCGTGGCTACAATTCCTAGGTAGGTCTTGCAAATCCCACTGGGGCTTGCTATAGATCTTTCTACGGAGGCAGCACATGCGAACCATTGCGAAACTTACTGGCTACACGATTCTTGCGATTCTTGCTTCTATCCGCTGGACCCTCAACCTCACTCTTGGGGTGATTGATGCTGTGGGGTCTCATGTGGCTGAGACCATGATCGATGAGCGAAAGGCCCCCACCAGCCCTCAGGCACGGCATCGAATGGTCAAGCGGGCTTCCGCTAAGTCCGAGCCTAAAATGGTTGAGCCAGAGGAGATCGAAGAGGAAGTGACTAAGCCCTCCAACCTCGTTAGTCTGCGTTCCACTGGTTCTTCCAGTGAAGGCAAGAAGGCTCAGTTGATTGTTGAGGGTTGGAAGGTTGTTCAGGACATGAAGAAGGATGGCATGGCAGTCCTTTCCAACGGCAATGAGGAAATGATCGTCAATACCCGTACTTGGGATCCAATCGGAAAGGTTTCTAACGATGTCTAATTACCTAAACCAGCAGTACAGTTTTACGATCTTAAGGATAACTTCCTTTGTGCAGTGTCCGACCTTACCTTCCTTCCTTCCTAGAATTGGTGAGTGCGTAATATTAAAAAACGATCTGAAATTCAGGGTTTCAGATATCACTTGGGACATCTTTGACAACACTGTGAGGATTGACTGCTGGAGACCTAATGGCTAAACATGAAGAATACGAGAAGTACAAGGAACAATGGACCTGCTTCCCTTGCATGATCTATAATCATAAGGCATGTGATAAGCCCTGTGCTTGCGAAGAAGCGGGACACCCTAACAGCTTACCTTGCCCCGCCCCTTTAGAATATCAGGATGCTCAAGCTATCATGCGTAACTTGTCGGCTCTACAGGATAAGTTCGATGGAACGCTAGATATTATCCAGAGAATCTGTGCAGGGGAAGATGACTCCCTTCTAGCCTTGGATTACGGCGGTACTGGGTGGGAAACCCACCCTGCGGTTAAGGCTGTTTACAAACTGAGAGAACAGTTAGACTCTGTTGTACTATCTAGAGAAATGTCGCAAAAATTAGCCCTAGCCCTAGCTAGTCCCGGTAGAGTGCTCCCAAGACTAGCTGAGGCACTCGGTAGGACCGAACCCAAGGTAAACCCAGATGAATTAGCAGAAGCCTTAAGAAAGTTGTGTTATATGGCTACAGGGGCCAGTACTGCCCAGATGGAGGCAATTGGGGATGCCAAGGAACTAGTAAACAAGTACTTCGGGAAGGAAGTGTTTACAGTAAAATGAATGATCATATCTATCCAGAGGCAATTGAAGCACATATGCGGGAGCTAAAACGACTAGCAGATCATTTTGAATTTACCGCCAGTAAGCTAACCAGTTTAGCTGAAGCTTTAAAAGTTGTCGGATTATCTAGTCTCGAAGTTCAACTTCGGGGCTGTGCTATGGATTTAGTTTTTAGAACTCAACAGCTAAGAGAGGAAATCCAGTGAAACTATGCATCGCATGTCAGTATGGATTTCACGCAGAATGTGAAAAATTTCCTTGTTCTTGCGACCATTCATTTAAACACGGCGGCTCTGCACCTAAACCTCCCAAGCCACATGATACCAAGTGCGCTTCTTGCGGGCACGACCCCTTGGAAATTCGAGTGATTAGTGTTCCCGAGGGTTCCATTTGTGGTCGCTGCAAGAGACCTCGCAGGACTAACTCAACCCCCTTGAATGCCGTCTGCTGCGGTAGATTCGACTCTATGTTACCTACTAACGTGTGCGTCATAGAGTGCGAGCAAATCGGTGCTGCTTACGCTGAGTTAGTGCGAGTCGAGACCTACGAGGAACATGCAAAAAGAATGGAACCTATCAACGCCCATCTTTTCAAAAAGCCTTTCTCAAAACCTGGAAAGGTAGTCGAATCTACCGAGCAATGGGATGAAGTTGAACGGTTGAATCTTCTAGACCCTGAAGAGAAGTAGTGCTACTAGTATTCCCATGATCACTACCCCGAAGCAGCACACCGACCGCCCCCTCATGATCGATCTCTTCTCTGGCCTCGGCGGCGCTAGCGCAGCAATGCGAGAGCGCGGCTGGGACGTTGTTCATGTTGAGCTTAATGAGGAAGTCCTCAAGAAGGCTCCATACACGCCCTATCACGGGGATGTAACTACCTTCAAGTGGGATGGTAAGACTCCAGACCTTATCTGGGCCTCTCCTCCCTGCACGGAATTCGCAAGGGAATCAATGCCTTGGTGCCGCACCGGCAAGACCCCCTCGATGGATCTTGTTCTAAAGACGATTGCCTTGATTGAAGAGATCAAGCCCAAGTATTGGATTATTGAGAACGTTCGCGGTGCCGGAAAGTATTTCGAACCTCTCCTAGGCCGCTGGAAGGTTCATTGTGCTAGCACCTTCCTTTGGGGTAACATTCCCCCTAATGTAGAGTGGCCTAAGGGCCTCAAGAGCGGCAAGGAAAAGCTTTCTAGCAAGCAGCGGGCCGAACGATCAAAGATTCCATACGAAATTAGCTTTGCCGTAGCACAGGCCACGGAGGCAGCTACTTTCTTCAGCAGACTACCCCTTCTAACGAAGATCCGGATTAAATATGCTAAATAGAACCGAAGTTAACCAGTTGTTTACAGCAATTTGTCACGCTTCCGATACAGCGATCAACGGTGAATCTGTAGTAAGTGTTCTGTCAGTTTTAGAACTACTGGCTACTTATTCTGACTGCCCTGTGACAAACATTAGTGTAAAGCTCGATAACGGTAAGGCTAGTATGGGTTGGTTTATTCCAGAAAGGAAGGAAACTTCCAGTGACTAATGGGGACCTGAGGGATTGTCTTGAGGATCTAGACAATGAATTTAAACAGTTAGAGAAGAGAATCCTTTTCATTCAAGGGGAGCTAGGCTCTATCCTGAAAAATATCAACGAGGCTAACCCCGATCTCTACTCTAGCGATCTAGTTGTCTCCAGAGCAGCACTTCAGGATAAACTCACTTACTTAACCCATAAGACCGGACAAATCGCCGCAACCGCTACTTCTCTAAACAGGAACTCTCATTCGCTCTTGTACGAGATTCCAGGTACTGCCGAGAAGATGGCTGTTAGTATGGTGGAGACCATGTTTTATAATCTAGGTAGGTCCATTTCCACCCTCTTTAAAATCGCCTTCTCAATTAGGAAAGTTTTTGTAAAGTAATTTAGGATCTACTGTAGCTGAAATCCTTCTAGTGCCTTACCATTAACCTCATGTCGTCGGAGGTTAAATGGAAAAAGACTTAAGCGGGTTTGAAGCTCATTGCGAAGAGTGTCACCTCGCAATGAAACTAGCCGAAGAAGACTACGACTACAAAGAATGTGGCATACCTAACATAGTATTAAAAAACGTAGTCACTAGAACCTGCAAGGACTGCCATAGAGTTGAGTACATATTCGATGCAGAGGAGGCAGATAAGAACATTGCCTCCTACATTGTAGAGAAAGAAGAAAAGTTGTCGTTCGAAGAGACTAGATTCCTGTTTAATTTTGCGATTGCCAGAATGGAAGGACACCAGTATTTCGGTGTAGATGCGGAGGCATAAGTGGCTAAATTCCTATGTGTTTGCCAAGGTGCTGTTTGCAGAAGCGTCGGCATGGCACTTGCCTTAAAGAATAAAGGACAAGATGCTATTGCCATTTCTCTTCTATGGAACTCCAAGGAAACATTTGAGTTGCTTAGTAACTGGGCAGACTATATAGTGCTGATGGAGCAACGCTTTAGGTTCATGGTTCCAGCCCCGCTTTTGACTGCTGCCGCGCTAGATAAAACCAGAGTGGTTGATGTTGGACCTGACACCTACAGTGATGCTCAAGATGACGATCTCCAATTACAAGTAAAGCGAGTGGCGGCAGAATGGCAACTAAAAAACTGGAAAATCTAGAAAACCCCAAGTCTCCGGAGGAACTCAAGATTGATACACTTGAGTCCCAAGTAGAAGAACTCAAGACCAAACTATCACAGTCCGATGCCAAGCTAGCTGCGCTGGAAATAGCCAACAAGGCTATCTGGGCAACACTGAGTGACGAAGCTAAGACATCCTTGGTTGAATTCAAGCCAACCAATGCAGTGGCCTCTAGAGTACTTTCAGAACTAGAGTGGCTAAGACGCAAGGTTAAACCTGAAGATCCAAAGGGTGCTGCATCTACACTAAATAGTAAAATCCTTAAGATCTCGGCACTTAAGGCAAAGTTAGCTGCGAAGTAAAAGCCTCCCCAGCGGAGGCTTTTTCATTTAATGCGATTAGCATACTTAAGCTAAAAAACAAAGCCCTCTTCAATTATTGTCGCAACTAGCGCATAGTTAAATTGAGGCTAGTTCGCACATGCGTATTTTAGTAAAAACCTTCTCTAGAGACCGCGCCAGGATAGGCATCGATTGCGCCTGCGGAATAAGCTTATTCCATCAGATTAAAAATGGGCAGAATGTAGAGTGTCCTGCTTGTGGTGCCTTGGAAGATATCAGTACCTTGCTGTCTCAACTACTAAAAACAAAATCATATGAAACTGTTCTCAAGGAGGTAGAACAGAGGTCTGATCTATTGTCTAAAGAAGAATAAGAATCAATGCTTAGGAGGTCCATATGAAGAATGAAAAAACTACACCCCTTGACTCACTACGAAGCCTACCGCACAAACTATGCTTGAAATTGTACCAAGAGGGTGTCACTACCGTAGAAGATTTATTGGAGTACTTCATAAATAGAGACAAAAGAAGTATAATCTTGGAATTCCTTTCATTGAAACCTAAAGAGGTAGCGGTAATTGAGTATGAGTCAAGGATGCTGATGCCCGCCTACTTGGCTAAAATAGAGAAAGCACGGAGAATAAAGAATGATAACTGGGCCGGGGTGGGCGACTCCCTATATAGCTAAATTAAAGCAGGATGGGAAGGTCCAGCTTAAGGTTTACGGGACGGCCATGATCCCCCTGTTGGCACCGGGGGATCAAGTCATACTGAGGATCATCACTAATAACGAGGTTTATCCCGGCGATATCGTACTCTGTAGAGTCAATGGTCGGGATTATCTACATAAGATAGCCAGTGTCCGTCTGGATAGGTATCAGATAGCTGATAATAAAGATTTTATAAAAGGCTGGGTAACCCTTAGCGGTATATTTGGAAAGTGTGTTAAGATAATAAAACGTGAACCTGCCCCCGCCAAGCCAAAACAACCAGGAACTTCAACCAAGTAGTGGCTTGTCAAGGAAGATGTTATAAGGTAGAATTTTCACATATTCTCTTTCCCCACAGGAGTTGCCAATTTATGAGCAATGAAAAAGTAGCAGGACTTGATCAAGTAAGTGGTGGCCTCCAAATGGGTGCCCAGATTAACGACGATTCTTTCTTCCCTCCCGCATTCAAAGCTGACTTCCAATGCATTGGTGCTGACGGGCAAGTTCGTTGGGAAGCACCTTGGCAGAACGCCGTAGTTAACCAAGCCAAAGTAGACCTTATCAACAACTACCTTGGTCGCACCAACGTAGCTCACAACTCTTGGTATGTTGGTCTTCACTCCCTAGCCGCCACTAACGTTACCCACTCTCTATCCCACATTACGGGTTCTGAGATCGGTGGATACTCCGCTAACCGTGCATCATTTACGGTTTCCAACACCTACACCACCAACTCCGCTACCTTCTCTGTAAGCTACGGCTTCACTGGTGCAGGTCCCTACACTGTCTCAGGCGCATTTATTGGCGACGTAGCTGCTACCGGAGGCACCAACGGTCTTCTTTACTCAGAAGGCAACTTCGGTGCTTCACGCCAGATTCTGAACTTAGATACGTTAAATGTCACTATCACGCTTTCCTATGCCTAGCATTCGCTTAACCTAGGTTAAGCCACCCTGTGTACCTCTTGGTACACAGGGTTTTTTATTGCTTAAAATTGACTTTCAAGGCGAATGTGATATCCTAACGTAATAGGAGACACATACATGAGCAACGAGAAAATAGTTTCACACGAAATCAAGTTACAAATAAAAGCTGAATACGAGGCGGGAGAAGTATTGAAAAGTGTAGCCAAAAAGCATGGGCTATCTCCGCAAACGTGCGTAAAGATAATCTATTCTCTAGGTGGAAAAGTAAAAGAGAGGAAAGGATTCTCTTCCGACACTGAATTAATCCTTAGCCTTGCAGAAGACTATAAGGCGGGAAAGTCCATCTTAGATATAATTACAGATAGAAAACTAACTGTAGATAGATCTACGTTGCTAGGTGCCTTTCACAAGCACCAGATTCCGATGCGGGAATCTGGAAAGAGAAGATCAGTAAAAAACTATGTAGATAGCAACGGCTACTCACTTATTCGTATTAGAAATACCGATCCTATGTGGTCCATGGCCCGCGTAGATTCCTCCCATAAGAATCCCACTTCAGGCACCGTCCTAGAACACAGATATATTCTAGCCAACAAACTTGGTCGTCCGATGGAGGAACACGAAACAGTTCATCACAAGAATGGGAATCGTCTAGATAACCATCCGGACAATTTAGAATTACGAGTAGGGCAACACGGGAAGGGTGCCACGGAGGCGCATTGCAAAACCTGTAGCTGTTTTAGCCACCAGTAGGTACAATCCCTACCTAGTCAGTCTCGCCACACCATGTTAAAGTTGCTCCTAGCGTCCCGAATTTAGGACGCTTTGTCGGATCTAATGTACTCTAAGTAAGAACCGTTAGATACTAAAAGGAGCTACCGCATGAGACCTGAAGACGAAGATACAGATCCCGGCTTTAAAGCCCCAAGGGTAAAGAGCCACGCTTCCCTAAAAATAGAGCTTGATGCAAACGATGAAGAGGAAGCACCTCCCCGCCCTAGAAGTAATCCATCCCTAAGGGCCTTAGAGGAAGAGGAAGAGGGTAGGTTTAAGCCAAAGAGCAATTCCGAGATAAAGACCCCCGTGGCCCGCCCTAGAACAACGGGTCGTAGAGAGATGGATCATATTCACCAAAAGGGCTGGTGGGTACTAGTGATTGGAGTTCTCATGCAGGGTGGATTTATGACCATGGCTTGGAAACTAATGTCTACCAATGCCGAACAGGTCAAAGACGAACGTGAGGCCTCTCAGAAGCAGTCAGACGCTTATCGTCTTCAACTGGCCGTTCAACACAGAGAATTAGTAGATGTTGTTAGAGAGCTTGCTATATCCAATAAGGAAGTAGCCAAGGCATCCCATGAGGGTCTGGAAGAACTACATAAGGGACAAGACGAAATTGAAAAAATGAAGAGAAGCTTAGAGCTTGAAAGAGCTAAACTGTTGAAAAAAGGAAAATAAAATGAATTTACACCTGTTTCAACATTTAAATAGTATTCTGAAATCTATGATCTATGCTGGACCTATCCCCGCCGCTTCCAGCATAGCTGGAATAACAATCCTAAGCACTTCCTTATTTGCGGACAGCACCAGAATGGATATCTTGTTGGCAATTGGCGTGTTTCTACTGATCCTATCATTCGTTGAGTGGGCGCTAGCTAGAAGATTCTCTACCCATGAAGAGGCTGAAAAAAAACAATCTGAAGCGGTCCTTAAGGCGCAACACGATACCTATCGGACTATCTTAACCGCTTCTTTGGAGCCGCTTCGTAATGAAATGAACAGACTTGTTATGGTATTCGACGGTAATCAAGCCGCCTTCGACCAATACAGTCGTGAATTCAAAAGTCTAAAGGCATCTATCGACAATATCCAAGCTAGTCTAGATTCACTACACTCTCAGAAGCTAGAGGAGCGAGTAGCAAGAATTGAAAAAATCCTCAGGGACAAGGCTCTATAGGTGTGATATTATTCCCCTAGAGGTTAACAATGCCTATTTCACATTTTAAAACTCTAACCATGGGTGACACTACGGATACGTCCGTGGTTCGCCCGTCTGATTGGAATTCTAGCCACGTAATGCAGTATAATCTTTTGGGAAACACAGCAGGAACCTCCCAAGTATCCGGTGGTGATATTCAATGGGCAGGCGGTCAAGATATCCAGTTAAGTGCTAACGGATCTACTATTAGCATCAACAAGATTAGGGATTATCTGTATTCATATGAGCCAACCCCACTGAACGGTCTAAGCACTGCCTCACAGTCGGTAGCCAACAACTCCTCCGCCAATGTCGCTTATTTCTTTCCTTTTAACGTAGGTGAAGATATTACTTTTGGCGCTATGAACATGATCTTCTCTAACAGTTACGTTACAAGCTCTGCGGCATTTACACAGAACGGCGGCCTGTGGGCGGGCCTATACACAAGAGGCACCGGGGCCAGCTCAACCTACATATCACAGTTTGAATCTCTTAGCTTCTCTTGGGCTGTTACTGGAAGCAGCTTAAGCAATACCGTTAGCCAGCCAACTTCTACAAACTACGCCGGATATACTTACGGAACCCAATCTAGCAACGCCGCAGCCTTTTCTTCCCAATATACTGGCCTTAAGCTGATAGCCTTCCCTTACTCCACAAGTATGTCCCCCGGTGTTTACTGGCTGGGACTTCTCGGGACAAATAAAACCACTGGTGCGGCGGGTGGAATTTCATTGCACGTTGTTGGTGGGGTTGCATCTGGCGCAATTAGCATTGCTCCTATGGGTTCGCTTTCATCAGCTTTCTCAATTGGTACAAACCCTTGGGCCGATTGGAATATCGGTGCTGGAAGTTACTCTAGCGTAGGAAATTTTACATCCTTGCCTGCCAGCGCACCTTTATCAGGCATCACCGAAGGCGCAGTCAGCGTAATTCCTTACATGAAATTCTGGAGCACCTAAGTCATGATCACTATTGACCTTAACCTGTGGTGTATGTCAGATGGATGTGGCGTCAGCGCCCCCTTACGTGTGAGGCTTCTAGACTCCTTTGGAGACTTGGACTTAACTGGCGTTACCCCGAGTGAAGGCCCTTGGAGCAAGGAGTCGATGACAGTGCCATCAGGTTGGAAAATAGTAGATGCAACTGGTTTAGTTAAGTTATATGCTTTATGTCCAGCCCACTCATCCTAAAGCTGCACTGATTTATAGTATATCAGACTTGAATTTGTACACCGGCTCTGTTAGTATCTTCAAGGCTTAACCACCTTGAAAGGGCCAATGTCCGAAAATAAAATTCCACTGGAAACTATTCAGGTTCCAGTTGAAGCGCAAGTAGATGTTCTAGTTACCCCACATGATGCCGGTAGACACAATCAGGATCTTGAAAACTCCAGATTAAGAGTCATCCGAGGCGGTAGCTGGAAGAAACAAGATATCATCGTCCTAGTTCCTGCCGCCTCCATGGTACCTACAAAGGTTGCCATGTCGTGGTGGAATCTTATCTTCCCTCCCAACAATGGTGTAATCAAGATTGCCATTGAAGGGGCCGAGGTAGGCAAGGCATACAGCGAAGCAATAGAGAACATAATAAATCACCCACAATTATCCAAGTTCAAATACATCCTCACGCTTGAGCACGATAATATTCCACCTCCAGGCGGTGTTCTGAGATTACTGGAATCAATGGAAGCACATCCGGAATTCTCAGTTATTTCCGGACTTTACTGGACTAAGGGTGAGGGGGGACAGCCTCAGATCTGGGGCGATGCCAAGGATATCGTGAAGAATTATCGTCCTCAGCCTCCTGCCCACCCTAGTGATCCAAACCAACTAGTCGAATGCTGGGGCACCGGAATGGGATTTGTTCTCTGGAGGCTCGATATGTTTAAGGATTCAAGGCTTCGTCGCCCTTGGTTCAAGACTGTTTGTGATCCAAACGCAGGGGTAGGCACACAGGATCTTTACTTCGCAGATGATGCGAAGAAGAATGGTTACAGATTTGCCGTCGATTGCAAATGTTTGGTTGGACATCACGATCACGGTAGTGGCATCACTTGGTAGTCAGATAACTTTAATTGAAAGGAACAAATACTAATGTCTAACGAGAATGATCTAAAACAGATGATTGAGCTTAATAAGGTTTTACTTGCGGAAGTAGAAGCTCTGCGATCCAAGGTAGTTGCCGCAGGAGTTCCCGATTTCAAGCAACCCCAAAAGAATCCTGATGGGAGTCTAAAACCCCTTAAGCTAGATCTAGGGTGCGGTAATGACGCCCGCCGGAATCAAGAAACTGGCTTCATTGGAGTAGATATCGAAGCTCGTCCCGGTGTAGATGTTGTTTGGGATCTCACCAAGGCTCCATGGCCTTGGGCGGATAACTCAGTAGATGAAGTGTTTGCATCCCATTTAGTTGAGCACCTTCCCGGCATGGATCATGAGCTTGAAATCGTAAATGGCAAGATCGTCAAGAAGACTATTTACCCCAGAGCAGTCTTCTTCAATGAAATGTGGCGCGTTATGAAAGAAGACGCTAAGGCGATGATTGCAACTCCTCACTGGGCATCCAATCGGGCCTATGGGGACGTTAGCCACGTATGGCCTCCCGTTAGTGAAATATTCTGGTATAGCTTAATGCCGGGATGGCGCAAGGTTAATCAGGTACATCTTGCTAATGTTTATACCTGTGACTTCCTCCCCTCGGTCGGTTATGCTCCCGGCCCTGAATTAACCGGTAGAAATCCAGAGTTCTGCAAGTTCGCCCTCGCTAACTATAAGGAAGCTGCCGCAGACATGTTAACGACGCTAGTGGCAAAGAATAAGAATCCTCCCAAGACCTAAATAACGCTCTAAATAGGTTGCCATGACCCCCGCTTGAGGCTAGAATAGGCCCTAAGCGGGGTTTTTCATTTATGGAATGCGCGTGCAGCCTAATAAGCGGTGCTTCTATGGTCGAGACCGTTATGGTCTCCGATGGGGAACCTATTGTTAAAAGCACGATCAAAGTGTTTATCCCGGTGGTTTACGTTTTCAAAAAGATTGAACTACCTAGAATTGTTACCAAGAGAGTTCACGCTAATTTAAAAACAGGACCACCCCTAGTGATTCAAAATCTAGACTCTAACGGGACTCGTGTATCCAAAGTGGACTACACGGGTCTTTTTATTTCCAAAGGTAGGGTCTAGCGATGGCTGTTTTTCAAACAAATGCATTCCAGACTGATGCGTTTCAGCAAAATTCGGTCGCGGCTCCAATCAATCTAGCTGTTACCCCTGAGGAAACAGTAACAGCCTCGGATGGGTTAGCTTGTGCAATCAAGAGTACTAATACGCTTGCGGCGGAATCAACTGCTGCATCAGAGGCACTAGTCCCCGGCGCCAAGTTCAGCAACCCTCTCACTGTGGCTGAGATTGTCTCGCCTTCTGACACAGAACTTGCTGGCGTCAAGGCAAATTCTGTTTGGAATGCAGTCTCTGGGCCTGTCTTGGATGCAACAGCTTGTCCTACTGGCCTTGTTAGCGCGCCAGTTTATAACAGCGCAGGTGTTGCTGTTCTAAGCGGTGTTTCTAGCTCGTTCTCTACAAGCGGTCCTGGGCTTGTTGTAGTTCTGATCAGCTCAGACGGCTTCAGTTACCCCAACGTGTCCAGCGTTGTGCCGAGTGGCGGAAGCTTCTCAACAGCGTTTACGCAACTGGTGGGACTCTCCAACCAGACCAACTCTGCTATTTGGTACGCCGTTTCATCAGTGGCTCTTTCTTCTATCACACTGACAGTCACACAAAGCGTATCCCAAGATCTGGCTTTTTGGGTTGTACCGTTTTCAGCCAGTGGCGGCATTGGCGCTGCCACTCCAGGCATCTATGGTGATCCTAGCGTCACCATCACGCCCCAGCAGACGAACTCCCTGATTCTTGCCACGGGCGCAGACGACAACAACTTCCCCCACACACCGCTGCTCGGCAACACCACCACCATTGCAGATCTTGCCAATGGCTTTGGTGGCTCAAACTGGTTCCTACGCCTCACTGGTCTGACGACAGACACGACTCCTGACACCATCGGTTGGACCGGTTCTGGTGGTCCTCAGACGATGGCGGCTGTCGAAATTCTTGGAGTGCCAGACAACGTAGTCACCCCTACTGTCACTGATGCTACTGGTGCAAAGACTGCCAACTCTCTTAGTGGAGCAACAGTACCAGTACAATTCGACGCGCTGCTGCTGTCGTACAAGCCTAACGCTGCTGCTGGCACTACGGTTTGGCCTACCAGCACGTTCAGCGCCTCCGCAAACCGGACGCTGGTGTGCTTGATCGGTATGGACGGCGCGCCCTCCATCGTCAGCGAGACGATTACTTGGACAGGTGGCACTCCCTCGGGCGCGACCGCTTGGGTGAAGCGCGTCGAGTCCGTCAACGGCAACGGCAGCGACCAGACCGTAGCGATCTGGACCGCTGATGTATCGAGCGCACTCACGGGTGTTTCGGTCACACTGACCTTCGGCGTTGCGCCAACAACCTATAACGATATTGGCATCTACGTTCAGTCGTACTCCGGCGTCACCGGATACGCTGCGCCGACCACGTTCTTCAACAGTGCGTCAGGTGCGCAGTCATTTCCGATCAGTGTTACCGCTGCCGGGTCACAGGTTGCGTGGCTAGCAGGGAATATGATTGGTGGCGCTTCGCTCGTTACCCCAGCGACTAACTGTGTCATCGATGATGCCGGTGCATTGGTTGCCGGGGATACCGCTGGCGTCGGGCACCTTTCCTCCACGACAAGCGGCGCGGGAAGCATTACGGTTGGCGCAACCGAGGTACAAACTAGTCGCCTCGGCGCGGCGCTGGAGTTGTTGGGTGGTGGTGGTGGCGATGTTACGCCGCTAGATTCATATGATGCCACAAAGATCAGTCCAAGTGGTGGCACTATATCTGAAGTTGTTACACCTTCGGCTTCGGATTTAAATACCTCTGTTCTGGTAATTGTAAATACCCCTGAATCTGTATCGACTTCTGCCACCGATTCCAGCGCAGGTATTCTAGTTGTATCTACTACCCCAGAGTCCACTGCTGCCTCTGACTCAGTAGATGCTACGGTTACGCCAGGTTCTTCACACGTTAAGAATGATAGCTTCTCGGAATCTGTTACTCCTTCAGAGTCACTAGTCACTTCTGCCGTTACTACCAATTCCGTTTCTGAGCCTCAGGCATCTAGTGACCAGCTAGCTCCTGGTATTATTATCTCTCAGTCTGTACCTGAATTTACGACTCCTTCGGATTCATATCTTTCTGCCTCAACCAAGGTAGTCACCGGTACTCCAGAATCTGCTGCTGCCTCTGATACCTATTCTTCCACGGCTAATCTAAAATTAACAAATTCCGCAGAAAGCGCCACTACATCAGACTCCTACTCCGTAATTGGAAACCCTGCCTCATATTTCTCTGAGTCCTTAACCGCATCCGATGGGGGTGCTGGTTCTGGAAGCATCACTTACGTCGGTGCCGGGGCGGCCTCAGTAGCGGCATCATTCTCTTCACCAACTGGCCCAGTTGCTCTGCCCGCAGGCATCGTAGCTGGTGACATCCTGCTGATGATCACCGCGGATCCCAGCGCTGCGGCAGTTTCAGGTTGGACCGTAAAGTCAAACGGTACTCCATATGGACTTACTGTCTATTGGAGGCGGGCGACAGGTAGTGACACAGCCCCAACTATCCCCGCTGTTTCGGAGAACGTTGCCTTTATCGTTGCCTACCGTGGGTGCGTTTCTTCAGGTGACCCGTTTGAAGCCTTCAGCCACAATGAAAGCCCCAACGGGAACGTCACCACAGCGAGCGTAACAACACTCTCCAGCAATGCAATGCTTGTCAGTGTTGGCTTTGGCTTTGATGATGCATCCAATTTCCAAGCTAATGCAATTGCTTTTATCGTCAGCGGTCCTATCTCTTCATATGATGTTAATAGCGTCCAATCTGTAAATGGTATAAATGGTCCACAGTTTGCAATCAGTGAGGGCCACACTGTCCAAGCAGTTGCTGGAGCCAGCGGCTCTCAATCTTGGACCTCTGATGGTGCTCTTAACTTTTATAGCTCTGCCGCATTCCTTGGTGCACTGACCCCAGCAGGAGGCGTCGGATACAGTACCACCTCCCGAGTTACTGCCGCCGTTATTGAAGGCCCAATTACTGGCGACGCTCAGATCTCCGCCTCAAAGCTAGTTATACTCAATGCTACTGAGTCTGTCGCAGGCTCCGATACGGTTGACGCTACTCTGATTTCTGGGGCTGCTCACGTTAAGAGTGATAGCTTCCAAGAATTCCTAACGATTTCTTCAGAATCTTTTAATACGCTGCTAATCTCAGCTAATTCGTTTAACGAGTCCGAGGCTGCACAAGACCAGTTGAGTGCTGGTGACTCCTATACATTAACTCTCAGTGAGTCTCAAGCTTCAAGTGATCAGCTAGTTGCGGCTGAAGCCGCTGCACGCTCTATTAGTGAATCAGCAACTCCTCAGGATACGCTTGCAAGCACCTCCGTTGATTCAGTTTCAAATACGACAGAATCAATCACGGCTTCAGATTCGGCAGGTTCTGTTGGCGTTATTGGAGGAAGCACTTCAGAGTCTCACGCTCCCTCGGATGCATATACTGTCCAAGCAATTGACACCGTTACTACCTCAGCAGACTCGTCTACGGCTTCTGATACGACTTCAAGTCAAGTAAACGTATCTGGCGGTGTTTTGGAATCACTTGGTTCCTCAGACACCCTGTCGCAAACATTTGTTACCACTGGCTCTTTTAACGAGTCGGTAACAACGTCTGCTGCTGACTCCAATGCTTCTGTACTAGTAGTCGTAAACTCCGCAGAATCAACTACTCCTTCAGATACAGTTGACTCTACGGTTACTCATGCAACCGGTCACAATACATTTAACGACAGCCTACAAGAGTCCGTAACTCTCCAAGACTTACTATCGACCACAGCCATTGACGCAGTAACCTCAGCGGCTGAGTCTGTAACCGGATCCGATACTGCCTTAACCGGTCAGGTAACCACCAATGGTGCTTCAGAATCTCAGGCGGCTTCTGACGCCCTACTGGCTGGTATTAAGTTCTCAGCTTCACTAAATGAATCTCAGGCTTCATCCGATACTGTTGACGCTACAGTAACTCCAGGTAGCGCCCACAGCAAGTTCGATAGCTTCTCAGAGAGTTTGACGATTTCTTCAGAAAACCTCAATAATATTGCGGTTCTAGCCAATTCATTTAACGAGTCCGTACTTACACAAGACGGTCACGACGGTTCTGTTAAGAGCAACAACCCTCTATCTGAAGCGCAAGCCTCTAGTGACACGTTATCTGCTGGTAATAGCTACTCAACTTCAGTCTCTGAGTCCCAAGCTTCTTCAGATTCGCTGTTCGCATTAGTCTCAAGTGCTAATTCGGTTTCTGAATCCACTACTCCTTCGGATTCCGCTCTAACCGTCCAAGTATCCGCCAATAGTGTTAATGAAAACCTAACGCCTTCGGATCAACTAACCGGCAATGCCAAGCTAGTAAGCTCACAGTCCGAGTCCGAGGCGGCATCTGACACCGTTGAGGGTGCAAGACTCGTCACATTAACACTATCCGAGTCCGAGGCGGCATCTGACGCTTCCATTGCTAATACCTCCGGTACTGGTTCTATTTCAGAATCCACCAGTCAGCTTGATAACTTCGTATCAACCCAGACTCTAACTGGAACCGCTAGTGAGTCAATCCTAGCCTTAGATACCCCTGACTCTAACGTCAAGGCGTCGGGATCGGTAAATGAGCCTGTTTCTACCAGCGACACCCAAGCAGGGGCGGTCACACTTGGTAAAACACTTTCCGAGTCTGTAACGACAAGTGAAGCCGAGTCCGCTCAGAAACTGTTAGGGGCCACGCTAAACGAGTCTACTTCAGGCTTCGAATCCTATTCAAATATCGCTTCTCTCGCATCCTCCGTTGCTGAGTCTCCCCTAGCTAGCGACACCGAAGCCGCTGGAAGTACTCAACGGGCAAGCCTCATAGAGACCTTAACTGCTTGGGATCTACAGAATTACACCTCAAGTACCAGTGCAGCTACTTCCGGAATGAGGTTCGCCGGGGTAAGAAAACAGATTATTCTCTCAACTCCCTACAAGCCCACCTCGATTACCAAAGTAGTAACTCTAACTTCTACCAGAAAGCCACTAAAGAAGAAGTAAGTTGAAGTCCTAGGTGGAAGTGTGCTAGATTCCCGGCAATGTCCGAAGTAGGCCAAAAGCGTCTAACAGATCGGCTTAAAAACTACCGTTACCTACATTGTAAGATGCGGGCTAGGTCTCGCTATGAGTTTGACCTGACTTGGGAAGATTATTTAAAAGCCTGTAATAGCTTCAATGAACCGGGCTTCCATTTTTGGAAAACCGACACTGGAGACTTGGAAGCTTGGGTGGATATCCATGGGATCAAGGTATGTGCCCACTACAAACCCCTTGAAGGACTCATTAGTACGCTCCTAGAGCCTCCAGAACAAATAGGCAGTGAGCTAGAGGAGTCTGGGTCCAACCAGATTAAATTACTCAAAGCCGAGCTTCATAGGCTTAAGAATCATAAGATTCACGATTCCGACTATGACAGATCATTTAAAATAGGCGAATATATCCTTTTCTTGAAAGAAGAACTCAAGGAGTCCAGAATGTCGGAAGAAGCGTTAGGGTCTTGGTACAAGGGTCAATTTCAAAAGATAACCAGACTTCTCAAAGAAGGGGACCAAGATAAAGCTTGGGCGCTAGCTAGCTGTCTAGCCAGTTCCCCAAGAGCGTTCGACCCTCTCTTGGACCCCGAGAAGGCTTCGGAATTGCTTGAGATTCTGGCTGAAAAGAAACTCCAACTAAAGAAAGAAGAAAAATGATCAAGATTAGTTATCAGGTAGACACTACCCATACGTTCGGGGGCGTCGAACACACTATTTATTTTAATAGTTACTTGACCAATGACCAGCGGTCCAAGTTTCCTAACCATATGACTTACTTGAAGTTCCCCCTTAGTCAAAGCTATGGGGCAAACAAAGACAAGGTTGAACACCTGTTAACCTTATGGTCGCACATCACCTGTATCCTATATGGGATCAACCACGTTAATCTATTGGGACGAGAGACTATCAACTTTTGGGATGAAGACACAGACACCTTGACTCTCACTAGAGAAGTGGGGTAAGTTCCTCTTCTAACCAAGGGAGAACATGTGACTGAGCGATACTTCATCCATCCTGAGAACAACCGATTCTGGAGTTGCCGTCTTGAAGGTGCCACCGTCCATACCCGCCATGGGCTTGTCGGCGGGGCACTAGTGGATGCCAGCGAGACTTTTCTAGGTAAGAACCAAGGCAAGAAGAACGAACTGTCCCCTGCTGAGGATGCTGCGTCCAGAATGGACTACAGCGCCAGCAAGAAGATTCGTGAAGGATATCAAGAGTTTAGCAAGAAGGGCAACGAGTTCTACCCAATTAGTGGAGCCATTGCCACTAATGAGATCGACTTCGATAACCTCTCTGAGAACTTCTGCTGCTACAAGCCCTATTCAGAAGTAGTTGGGCCTCTTGAGAAGAAGATGCAGGCCGGAAAGGTCTGGTACGGCATCAAGCGTAACGGTGCGGCCTTCTTTATCGCCAAGGGTCCCACTGGGATTGTCCAGATGTATTCCCGTCGCATGTTCAAGCAGCACGACAAGGAAAAGAATACCAAGTTCACTTGGAACGACCGCTTTCCGAACATCGTAAAGACTGCTGCTCAGGTGATGCCGAACAACTCCATTATCTGCGGGGAACTAGTGGTCCCTAAGGTGGGGATGGGGTATCAGGACGACTTCAAGAAGATTCAAAAGATCACCAAGAGCCTGACCCCCGAGGCAATTGATCTCCAGAAGGATCCCGCCTTCACGGTAGCCTTTTATGTCTGGGATACCCTGTTCTGGGACGGCAAGTGCTCTGCGGCTGAGGAGAAGGTTAGTGTTCGCTATCAACGCATCAAGATGAATTTCTCTAATTTCCAAGCATTTATCCCCATTCACTGTTTCCAGAGCGCCTTCTTTAAGGACTCCAAGGCTGCAATTGAATACGCCAAGACCAACAAGCTTGAAGGCTTCGTGGTAGTGGACCCTGACGGGATCTACGGGGAAGATGCCTATAACTTCAAGGGAAAGCCCGACCGTCCCAAGAAGTTCTGCGGCAAGCTTAAGCCTGAGTACGAGGCGGATGTTATTGTCGAGTGGGACCCAGATAACAAGATCGGTAATTACTCAACCAAGGACAAGTTCGGAACCGGCAAGCCGGGTATCAAGAGTGTGGCGATGTTCCAGTATCGTCCAGACGGTACCAAGGTATACTTGAGTGATCTCGGGGTCGGTCTGTCCGACGAAATGAGAATCAAGTATGCTGACAAGTCGTTGTTTCCCGCCGTCTGGAAGGTGATTTATACGGATCGCCGCTTCATGGGCCTAGGGGATGACACCAACGCAATGGACTTCGCTAGATTTGATAGTATCCGCTGGACCGTTAAAGACGGTGGCGATAAGCCTCCAAAGGAGTGCGTCGATGACAGGATCTAAGCATACTCAGTTTACCTCTAGACTCAAGAGCTTCAAGCTCCACAGGGTCTCAGGACTTTCTACTGAGTGGACAGCAGTGATACCCAAGGACACCAGGGTTATTTCTGCCAGGGTCGGCTGGGACGGTCTCTATGTCACTGGAATTTACCAAGTTGACCTGAATGGTAATAAGACTTGGGTAAATATGACTGCGTATTTCGATGTAATTCCCGAGAATCCCTACGGGGACGGGCCTGTCTTCGAGTGCCCTAGTGACAGCACTTTCCTATGTACGCATGTTACTGATCATCTATCGCATTCCAACGTTGCGAATACCTTTCACTTTTTCCTAAAGAACAAGGTTGGTATTGCTCATGAGTGGTGATAACACGCTTCCAAACTCAGTCCTTGAGGCTGAGTGGTATGTTAGGTTCTATCGGATTCTCCTAATGGAGGAAATTCCATGGATTGAACCCCATAGGTCTATAGTCAGCTACACGACCACCTATGAATTCTGGCATACAGTTAAACCTGGCCTGCACAGGAAGATAACGATTTATCTTAACCCACAGGAAAGAGACTTTGACCTAGTTACGGTTCCAGAGTTTCACGATGAACCTGTAAACCTAGATACTCTTCCATGGGAAAATTCCACTAGAATCATCAGTGCTTTCAATTGGTTGAATGGGAGAAGCGATGTCGAAACCCTCTGATTATTACTTGAAGCTAGTTGAACTAGGTCGGCTTGCCGATGACGCCAAGGTGAAGGCCAAGAAGGATAAATATATGGAGCAAGTAGGCCGAATGGTTCAAATACGATCCATTATTGATCAAGTCCTAGCGTGGCCGATGCTATGTGAGCAATGCGGAAAGCCTGTCGAAGAGGTTCGGAAGGTATATGCAAATCCGGTGTGTCACTCCTGTCTTGCCCCGCCAGATCCCTTGACTAAGCCTTTAGTTGTGACGACAAAGCCAGTAGATGAAGACGTATTCCCCGAGGAAGACTAATGCCATACTTCAGATTCCAGATCAACGTTATCGGTGTGGCTACTGTTACTGAAGAGGCTGAGACCTTAGAGGAAGCTAGGGAACTAGCCATCGAAGCCTTCAAGGATATTAGGGAGCAAGCCAAGCTGGAAGAACACATGTGTGACACTGAATACTTCAAGCTAGACTTGGACACTATTTCATTGTACAAGGAGCAAGACTAATGGTTACCCCAAGAAAGGCACTAGCGGATTGTGCTGGTTTTATCGTCATGCACTTCGGTGAAAACCCAACAGATGAGGTAGCCAAGGCTGTATTGGAACAAGCTCTGACTGTCCTTACTTCCGGCGTAGGAACCTGCGGAATACCCCAACATGGTCAGTTACATGCGGCAAAATCTACTTGCCGCAACTGGGTCAGAAACGATACTATGTCTGACTACTTAGAGAAAGCGAGTGGAAAGTGAACGAGCGATTAACAATTGCAGCAAGGATACTAGCTAACAAGCTAATCAATGCGGCTGGACAGCCTAACCCGATTCCCTTGGTTAAACAATCACTTATGTATGCGGATGAGCTTCTTAAGCAGAATGCGGAATTTGAACACACTTTCCTAGGTAATTGCGGGTTAGAGTATCCCGTGGAAACCAACGAGGAGAGGGAGCTTCGACAAAAAGGTTATCTGATCGGGCTGTTGGCATCTAATTCTAGACTCCTCACGCCAATTGCCGATCATAAATTCGAAGACTGTAAATTCAAGAATGATTGGAAACCCAACCTACTCTCACCTCTACAAAAAAGCGACAAACCGACCAATGGATGATCTTACTCTTACTGAGCGAATGGTTATTGCGCTGGAGAAAGCGATAGTCGAAAAACTGGTCAAACACCAGTACTCGACTCCAGCCAACTATGCAGAAGTACAGAAGTGTATCCAAATAGTTGAGCAGGTATGTCAGGTTACCTTAAAGAATCTCGGTGGTGGTTTTGAAGTAGCTGAGGAAGCCGTGGAGGGAAACTGCTTTGAGAAGTACTGCCCCCATAGTTCTGGACTTCATACCCGTGCGGAGTGTACTATACCTGAAATGTGGGTTGAAAATTAAGCGAGGAAGCCATGTCAGAATTTCACGTTGAAGTAGTGCGAATTGGAAAAATAGAACCACTCCCAAATGCCGATGCCCTTGAGATCACTCAGGTTTACGGCGGATA